GCGAGGGTGTCTACACACGCCTGCTGCGCCAGGGAAGCCGTCGCATCGTGCGGCTGAAGCGGCCGGAGGCGTTCCTCTACGGCGACGTGCGCTAGAAGGGAGGTGACAACATGGGTTACAAGGTTCTAGTGGACGAAGTGACTGTCCACAAGACGATCAACAAGCTCCCGCAGCCGGATGGCTCGGTGATCTACCAGAACGGCCTCGGCCAGACGTACTACCGGGACGAGGTGGTTCCGGACGACCAGTTCGCTGAGGACTGGGCGGAAGCGCTCGAATCGGGCGAAGGTCCGCTCGGTGAGTCGCTGAGCAAGCGGTTCGAGAAGGTCAGTGGTGACGGCAGTGGTGACACCGGCAAGCGCCTCGGTGCTCCGTTCGCGGGCTACGACGACATGGATGAGGACGACGTTCTCAATGCCATGAAGATGTTGCCCTCGGCCGCGATCCAGCGGATCAAGGAGTACGAGGAGCAGCGCGACGATCCGCGTGAGCGCATCACTGGCTACAACGTCGGCTACGGGGAGTCTGCTGTGGATCGCCAGGAGGGACGTGTCTCAAGCGATCCGCAGGACAGCGACCCGGAGAAGGCGTCTGCTCGCATCTCGACTCGCGAGGTGCCGGAGGACGGGCCGGTCGTGGCCGGTGAAGGTGTCACCGGTACTGGTGACCCGCAGGTTCCCTACGGCTCACGCGAGGACGACGAGAAGGGCGACATCAAGGGCAGCGGCAGCCCGCGCCGCCGTGGCCGTCGCGACCGACAGCCGAAGCCGCAGGAGGGCGGGGCCGACCCGTCTCTTGCCAAGGCGAACGAGTAGACGATGGCGCTCGCTGATTCACCAATAGCGTTGGCAGCACGCGACGAACTCCCTGAGACATGGGACAAGCTGTTGCAGGCACCGACGTTCGGTGAAGAAGCGCTGCAACGTCGTCTCGACGTTCTGACCTACCGGGCGTTTGGCGCAAGCCTCGATGAAGATGAGCAGGAGTTGCTTGATCCTGTTCTTGTCAGCTATCTTGGCAAGCGTCTGGCGCTCGACCTGATCATCCCCGGCATCGACTACTGGTCGAAGCAAGCGCTCTCGCTTTCCGCTGGGGAGCGGGAGACGAAGGCATACAAGGACCGTGCGGAGGACTTGAAGGAACTCCGCAAGCTCCTTCTGGAAGACACGAGCAAGATGCTTCCAGAGGTTGTGCTGCCGCAGATCCCACGGCCCGCAGCGGATACCGTTCGCGTGCTGGAGTCGGGATTCTCGACAGTACACGTGACAGCGGACCCGATGGGCTTCCCGCCTCTCTATGGTCCGCCCGAGGAGACGACGACAGGATGAGTCCGTACCTGTCTGAAGAACTCGTCGGCACCGAGGAACTGCTCGACATGATCGAGTCGGCCATCATCCGCGAAGTGAACGAAGCGCTGGAAGTCGTTTACGAGCGGAGGGTGCCACGCGATAAGGCGCGAGCGGATCTCCGAGGTGAGGAGTACGTGCCCTTGGAGTACGAGGACGTACCGGCCAGCCATGTGTGGGCCGGGAACTTCCCGTCAACAGTGTTGGAGGAGGTTGGACCGGAGGCTTACCCGTACATCGCCATCACCCTTGACGATACGATCCCTGACTCGGAAGACCTGATGCTGGATCACGTGAACGTGTACCGAAACGGATTCACGCTTCACGCGCTGGCAAAGTGCGAGCCTCAGGGTGATGTCAACGGTAACGGCATCGACGGTGCGTCGGACATCGTGCTCCGGCGTGCCATCCGAATGTCCGAGGCGTTGCATCTGGTGATTCACCACGATCCGGCCGTCAGTCGCCTCATCAGCGGCGCATCGAACCCGACACGCGGCCAACACTCGCTGCCGTGGACGTATCAGCATCAGGGCGTGGGACCGAACTTCTGGTTCCAGGCTGTCGGTACTACTTACGCAATCAAGAGCTACTCATCTCCCTACGGGTCTGAGTAGCTAGTGTTGAAACGAGAGGAGGTGAAGTAGATGGGCACGTTCTTCCGGGGTCGGCACCCGATCACCTACGAGCGTGGCTTCGTCCAGGGCGCGGGACGGATTCTGTATGCGCCCGCCGGGTCTGCCTGGCCGGACGACATCAGTGACATCATTGATGTCGATGACTCGGCTCCGACGGCCTACGACCTCAAGACACCGTGGGTCGAGATCGGCTTCACGAAGACCGGCATCAACATCACCCGCAACAACGCCGAGGAGGATTTCGACGTTGATCAGGTGAGCGGGTCGATTCGTCGCCGTCCGACCAACTGGGAGATGTCAGTCGGCACCCAGCTTGCCGAGGCAACACTGGAGACATTCCAGCTAGCCTGGGAGTTGGGACCGATCAACGACGCCACCGTGGCCTCACCGCAACTTGGCGAGCGGCACATGGGGCTGGGCGCTCCCACGTCGTACACGGAGCGGATGATCGCTGTGCTGTTCCAGTTCCCGCCCGAGCCTTCGGGCGCGAGTCCTGGGACGGCGGCGCTGATCCGTGCATGGGTCTTCCGGCGCTGCCTGCGTGCGGCGCAGGAGTCGGGGCTGACCCTCCAGAAGACCGGCGAGCAGGTGTCGCTGCCAGTGCGGTGGAACGCACAGGCCGACACCAGTGTTCCCATCGATGAGCAGTTCGGGGAGATGTTCGAGCAGGTTCCCGACACTGTGACTCCGTAGTCAACGGGCATGACAGACTGAGCAAAGGCCAGTCACATCAGCAAAGGCGATACTCATGCATACGACAACTAACACGACATCAGCAGGGCGAGGGTTCTGATAGGGCCTTCGCCCTGTCGTGTTTCTTATGGCCAGAACCAAGTACGTAACCATCAAGCTTGAGGGAGAGGAGAAGATCTCGGCTGCTCTGCGCTCGCACGAAGAGCGTGGCTCGGCGCAGCTTCGAGAACTGGTTGATGATCTGGCCGATGTCGCGGGGATTGCGCTCATCGCGCACGTTCCTCGTGGCAGCAGTGACTACATCTTGGAGCATGTTGACCGAGATGGCCCGTTGTGGATGCCTGGTGGCGCAGGTGGCAGCGGTGAGTGGAAAGCCATCGTCGGCATCAAGAAGGGGCACAGCAGGCACCCGATCTACGTCGAGGAGGGCACCGGCATCTACGCCGGTCGCAGCGAGTGGGGCGGCAGGCCGATGCCGATGACCAAGGCGTTCCCCGAGTCCGATCCCGGTGGCCCTGCCTCCAAGACCAAGTTCCGCCAGTACGTCAAGGGCCAGAGGCCGCAGAAGTACTTCTACATGACGTGGCGGACGCTCAACGCCGTCGTGGCAGCACGCATCGCAGCACGGAAGATCCTGTAACTGCTCATCGAAGGAGAGCAACAATGGCTACACCTACCAAGCAAAGGCCCCCGTCGAAGATCCCGTCAGCGCAAGACGACGGGGCGACTGACGAACAGGTCAAGGAGGCCGAGGCGGCGCTGGAGATCCTTGAGCCTCAGGTCGAGGCCAAGCGCTGGATCATTGGCAAGCCGCCCGAGCAGGGTGGCAAGGACACTGAGTACAGTGTTTACACACAGCAGGCGCTCGGATACATGGCCCGTAACCGGTTGTTCTCGCTGATCGGGCGCACGTTCTCGCTGGCGATCAAGGCGACCGGTGGCAGTGTTGGCGGAATGGATGACATCTTCGGGTCAGGCGGTGGCACGCTGATCGAGCGAGGGCGTAGGCTCGGCTCACGCGACTTCCAAGATGCATCGTCGTTCTTCGCGCTCGCGATGGAACTGGTTGGCTACGCTCCGGACTTCCTGTCCGACTTCTATGCCATCATTCTTGACGTTCCGGTGGGAGAGCGCGGGTGGTTCCGCGAGGTCATCGAGCAGCCGCGCAGGCCCGACGATGACAAGTGGGGTCTGTCTGAGGACGACGGCATCCTGATGATCGAGATCTTCATCGATCAGAACTACGAGGACATCCGTCGTTTTTTTACGGAGAGGCTTCCGAGGATCGGTCGCCGCGCTTCGCAGAGGGAACAGGAGCACAAGAAGGACCGCGAATCCGCGTCACAGCAGTAGAGGTCGTAGAGAAGATCTGGTCAAACGGAGGAGGCGACAAGCTAGACGACATACTTAGATGGCCTGCCAAGCGTGTTGAAGGCTTCTACAAGGCCATCGTCACGCGGGAGGCTGTCGAGTCGATAGAGCAGCAGCGCCGGGACATGATCTCGGCGTGTTACTCGAATCCGAACTGGGACGGCAAGGACAACGCAAGCAAGCGCGAGGAATACCTCAGAGACATCAACAGGCACTTCAATGAAGCAATCACCGCGATCTACTACCCCGAAGAACACAAGGCTCAGAAGGTGGACTGGAGCAACCCGTTCTTCGCGGCACACAAGCGCGAGATGTTGCGGACGAAGAAGCTGTTCGAGCAGGCCACCGGCCGCACGTTGGGCGATGTCATCGAGGAAGAAGACAAGAGTGGTGTCGATCAGGTGCAGAACGGGAGCACCAACGGCCACGCTCGCGGCAGGGACTATGACCAGATCCCTGACGAAGACAAGATCCCGAGGAATACATGACAACAGTGAGAAAGGAGGTGAGATGGTTACCGCGAAGTTCAAGGTCAGTCGCCGCAACGACATGGGTTGGGCGACCGAGGTCGAGTTGACTCCCGACTACGCCGATGGGCGCAACAAGGAGTGGGCTGAGGCCACCCCGGCAGGCATGTGCCGGATGACGATCAAGAACGAACTCGCTGCGAAGCAGTTCAGGGAGAACCAGCCGGTCACTCTGACGTTCAGCTTCGATGACGAGTAGCGGTACGGCTGAGGATAAGGGTGTCCGGACCCAGCTACACCGTCTCAAGTTGTCATGAATGAAGTCGAATACATTCTGAGGATCGTCCTCAAGGCTCGCGATGAACTGGCGACCGCGCTCAAGCGTGCGCGGGAGGAACTGCGGCTGTTTGCCAACGCTGCTGGCGATAACCAGAAGAAGATCGACGCATTCAACACGTCCGTCGAGAAGATGAACGTGAATATTGACAACATCACGGACAAGTTCCGTGAATGGCGAGCCGTCATCCAAGGGACGAGTGATGGCACTGAGAAAGCACGCAAGTCCTTCGGTGATCTCGCCAAGGATGTTGACGAGGCAGGCAAGGCGACTAAGCGCTCGGCCGATGCGGCAGAGAAGCACGCCGTAGCGCAAGACAAACTTCTCAAGTCTGCTGACAAGCTCCGTAACGAGTACCGGAAGCTGCACGAAACCGAGGGCGAGATCGACAAGGATCGCGAGTACTCGGTCTTCCGCCTGAAGGAAATCGGGGTGCAGCTAGAGTCGATCTCCAAGAAGGTCGCTGACCCGAAGATCCAGCGCTTCTACTTCAACTGGGCCAGAGACGCCAAGAGTGCTGCTAACTCTATCATCGCGGAGCAGAAGCGGATCACTGCTGCTGAGGAAGAGGAAGCCAAAAAGCGCGTCGATGCTGAAGAAGCCGCGCTCAAGTTCGCGGAGAAGGCAGAGAAGGATTCTTTCGCACGGCGAGCAAAGGCGCACGAGAGCGCCGTCAAGACTTATAACAACATAGTCGCCAGAGGACTCCAGCAGCAGATCGCGGAGGAGGAAGCTGCTGCCAAGGAGAGCGTCAGGATCGAGACGGAGAAGGCTAGGCGCAAGGAGCAGATCAACCAGCGTGAGTCCGAGCGCTACCGGGCCTTTGTGAACCAACGGGCCGCGCTTCAGCGCCTTACTTCCGGCGATGCTGACTTCATTGATGTCGGCAGGGCGCGCGAAACCGTTACTGAGATGCGCAAGGTCGCGAATCAGTACAAGGACACCTCGAAGACTTATCGCGAACTCAAGGACGGAGCTATTGCGCTTGAGCATGCGCTGCGCGGCGTCAATCGCCAGGGCGACGAGAGCAACCATGTCTTCAGCAGACTGTTCCGCGCGTTCAGGAACAATTCAGATAGCATCGCCACTCTTGATAATCAGCTTCGTGGCATGGGGCTGTTGCTGGTTGTCGGCTTCGCGCAGCAACTGATCACAGTCCTCGGTGGCCTCGGTGGAGCATTCGTCTCGGTGGCATCGTCGGCAGCGATGGCAGGCGGCGCAATCGGTGGCATCTTTGTCGCTGGTATTGTCCAAGCGATCCCGGCCATCGGCCTTCTCGGTGCTGCTCTGGCTCGTGTCAAGAGTGTTATGGAGGCGGTGCAAGCTGCTCAGGCGGCGGATCAGCAGAACGCGACTCAAGCGGCGACGGCTCATCGTCGGGTGGCAGACGCGGCCGACACGTTGCGCGAGGCGCAGGAGCGGCTCAGCAAAGCGCGCAAGGATGCACGAGAGGAGATCGAGGATCTGATCGACGCTGAGCGCGAGGCTGAGCTAGCGGCAATAGGCGCGACGCTTTCTCAGCAGGAGGCTCAGGAAGCGCTTCGAGAAGCTGTCGCCAGTGGCGAAGGCGTAGCTCGCGCACAGCTTGGCGTGCTGGAGGCGAACGCAGCCAAGCAGGAGGCCATCGAGGATCGTCAAGATGCACGACGAAAGTCGCGTCAGGCACAACGCGGCGGCGTTGAAGCAATGCCGGGCGTCGTGCAGGCGAACCAGCAGCTTGAGACGGCCAAGCGCAATGCGCAGGAGGCAGCAGCCGGTACTGAGACGGCGGTGGCAAAGCTCAATTACCTGATCGCACAGTTGTCACCTGCTGAGCGACGGCTGTACGAAGCGGTCACGAACTTCCAGAACCTGTTCAAGCAGGGCGTCTACCGCGAGATCACTGACAACCTTGTAAACAGCTTCGCCCGCAGCGTCGAGAAGATCACGAAGATCATCCAGATGCCGGAGGTTCTCGGCCTGGCCAAGCGCACGTCGAAGACGCTGGCGAGCACGATGAACAACGTCTTCGATTCGTTCACGACGAAGCCGATGCTCGACCAGTTCGTGCGGATCGGTGAAGCAGGCCGCAAGAACCTCAAGCCGCTTGGCGGAATCCTCACCGATGTTGGCAAGATTATTCTCAACATTGCTGAGGCGGCAGGCCCGTCGTTCCGGCGCTTCATAGGGTTCGTCGGGGATCTGGTCGGCAAGTTCCTCGATCTCACCGATAACCGCAAGGCGATGACGGCGTTCTTCGATGAGGGCGAGAAGCATCTTGAGGCGTGGATCGAACTGTTCGTGGCAGTCATCGATCTGTTCGCTGCTCTGACCGGCGCGGGTGGTGCTGAGTCCGGGCTGAAGACGATTGAAGACGCTACCAAGGCTATTGACGATCTAGCGGAGAAGGTCAGGGACAACCGCAAGGATGTTGCCAAGTTCTTCGAGGATGCTCGCGACATTGCATATGAAGTCGTCGGCGTTCTCGTTGAGATTGCGAAGGCGCTCGGGCGAACGTTCACGCCGGAGCGTGTCCACAGGTTCGCTGACTTCATCAAGAAGGTCATCATCCCGGCGCTTGAGAATGTGATCGACTTCTTGGGCCAGATCACCGACAAGCTTGTTGAGTTTGCTGACACGCCAATCGGCGGGGAGATCATCAAGGGTCTTGTCGCCTTTGTTGTCTTGCAGCGCATCTTGGGTGGCGTGCTCGGTTCGCTCAAGCTGATCACCACCTTCGTCGGTCCCATTGCGGAAGCGTTGATCAGCGTTGGAAGCAGCGCTGGCGCATGGGAGAAGATCGGCCAGGTGCTGCTCCGGTTCGGCAGGTTCGGTGGTCCGATTGCGATTGCGATTGGGCTTATCGTCCTCCTGCTGGACAAGCTCGGGCTGCTCGATGACGCCTGGGAAGCTGTCAAGAGTGGATTCAACGAGTTCTGGAAGCTCGTTCAGCCTTCGCTCAAGCAGTTCTTCAGGTCGATCAAGCAAGCGTGGGAAGCAGTCAGAGATGGTAAGGGTGCGTTCGGTCTGATACTCGACGTGCTCAAGCCGATCATGAAGGTGCTGATCGACATCGGCGGCATCTTCTTCCGTGTGTTCGGTCGTTTTCTCGGTCGCATCATCAGTGGTGCATTGGACATCCTCAGCGGCTTCATCGATGTTGTCATCGGAATCCTGACAGGCGACTGGTCAAAGGCGTGGGAGGGTGCCAAGCGCATTGTCAGGGGATTCATCCGTGGCGCGACGGCGATCTTCCGTGCATTCCCGGAGTTCATTTGGGAGATCATCAAGAAGCTGCCTGGCCTGTTCCGCAAGCTCGTGCCGCTGATCAAGGATGCAGCGAAGGCGATCTTCCACGCCATTGTTGACTTCTTGGAGAAGCTCCCCGAGCGGATGAAAAAGCTTGGCAAGACTGTTGGCGAAGCTCTGATCGATGGCATCGTTGCGGCGATCAAGTCGGGCGCTTCACTTGCCAAGGATCTTGCCAATGCTCTGATCGACATCCTCAACAAGCTGCTACCGAACAAGATCCCGATCCCCGGCGCTCCGGATATCGATCTGCCCGACAATCCGATTCCGCATCTGGCTGAAGGTGGCCCGTCTGGCAAGGGTAGCTCCAGCGGCTTCCTGGCTGTCCTGCACCCGGATGAGCACATCTGGACAGCAGCGGAGGTGCGCGCAGCCGGTGGCCACGATGCAATGTTCGCGATGCGGCGCTACTACGGTGGCGGTGGCCAGGGCAGAGGTTCCTACAGGGATGGTGGTCAAGCTACTTCTCCGTCAGGAGCGTTGACAGTTACGTTCATTGGCGAGGGCATGGAAGAGTTCACAGTGCTGTGGCGACAGTTCTGGAACGTCATCGTGCTGCTCGCCATCCAAGGCACCACTCGCGTCGAGCAGCAGTTCCGCGACATGCGTGCTGTCATCTCGCGGAATGTGAACCGGATGTACCGAGATGTCCGTGATGCGCTAGTCGCCATGGACCGCTCCTTCGAGCTTCGTGGCAAGAGGATTGTCGAGTCTTGGTCGGATACGTGGCTGTCGCTGATGAAGGTCACGCATCAGGGCCTGTTCTACATCGGCCATGAGACGAACCAGGGGCTGCGCGGCCTCGGTGAGAAGTCGATCAACTTCGGGTTCACGGAACCGAAGAAGAGTGATGGCAAGGCTGGTGGCGGCTGGATCGGGATGCAAGGCCAGCGCGGACAAGATCGCGGCCTCTATCCGCTCGGTGACGGCGAGGCGGTGCTGAACTGGCAGCACCAGAAGTACGTCGAACCTGCCATGAATGCTTACTACGGTCATGGCTTGGCATCGATGTTCGACCGCGTGCATGGCTACCACGCGGGCATCGGTGGATCTGGCTACGCCTCCGGCCGTCCGCCGCAGTTCTCACCGATCCCCGGTTTCCCGATGGAGGAAGCCAACACGCGCATCATCCCGCTGCTCGTCCGGCTGATGAAGCAGTACAAGTTCATCCCGACCGATGTGTATGACCGCGACCGCAGCGCCGGTCACAAGTCGCCGGGGCACAATGTCACCGGTACTGCGCTCGATGCTGTTCCTGGCCCTGGTGGTAGCTGGGCATTGATTGAGGCGATGGGCCGCTGGGCAGTTGGCCAGGGAATGACTGTTGGCTATGGCGCTGGCGTTCCCGGCTCGCAGGCGTGGCCGGGACACGGATATGGCAACCATATTCACATCGAACTTGGCGGCGATCCGGGTGTTGCTGGCACGGTCTTGGAAACGGTCGCGAAGGTTGGCCGTCCGCTCATCACTGGCGGGGGCAAGCTCGCGGAGATGGTGCAGGCTGCCTTCGACATGGTGCTCAAGGCAGCCAATGCGGAACTGACTGCGACATTCGATCCTGTCAGCGGTACTACCAGCTTCAAGCTCGGGCCTGGTGGTGCAGCACAGAAGGTGTTCGACTTCTTCACTGCGCGTGGCCTGAGCGATGCGATTGCCGCTGGATTCGTCGGCACGTTCCAGAAGGAGTCCAACTTCGTCACTACTGTTCAGAACGCTGCTGGCAGCGGCGCAACTGGACTGGCGCAGTGGCTCGGTGGTCGTCTGACAGCACTTCAGGCATTGCCCAACTGGACTAGCCTGGCAACGCAGTTGAACTACGTGTGGAAGGAGTTGCACAGCACGGAGTCAGCGGCGTTCTCAGCGATCAAGGGTGCGAGCACGCCGGAAGAAGCGGCATATCTGATCGACAGCAGGTATGAGCGCTCTGACAATATTCTTTCGGCTCCGCAGTACGCGAGAGCAGCATACGAGCGCTTCCATCACACCGGCCCGCGCAAGCAGTACGCTGAGGGCGGCGAGATCCCCGGCCCGCTCGGTCAGGCGATCCCGATCCTGGCACACGCGCAGGAGTGGATCGTCAATCCGACGCAGCAGGCGCGGCTGGCAGCACTGACCGGACTCAGCCGCTACGGCTTGAAGTCGATGCTCGGCTTCTACGGTGGCAAGGGTAGTTACCAGGGAGGTGGTGCTCCTGGCGACACAGAGGTCACTAGGCTGTCAGACAAGGATGTCAAGGGGATTGATAATGCACGGCTGCGGCGGATTATCGTCGCATTGCGTAATCTCGGAACACGGCTGGATAGGATGGCCGAGGCGATCCGTCCGGCTGAACGCTTTGTCGATGGACTTGACAAGACGATGGACAATCTTGGGCGTCTGTCGCATCGCATCAACCGCGTGCGCGACAAGTCGGATCGCAGGACCGGCGTGCGCGGCTTCCTCGATGCGATGGAGAATCTGACTGGCGACACTGGCCTCTTTGCCAAGCTGCGCGAGTCGATTGAGCGCCGCACTGAGCGCTTTGGCAGGCGGTTGGTGCGAGATCGCTTCACTGTCAGCGGCCGTCGTGGTGCTCGTGTTGTCGCCAGGGCACAGGACGACGTGCAAGAGGCGCGAGCCGAACTTGCTGAGCAGCAGCGCCAGCGCACCGATCTGGTGGCTGAGCGGGATGCGCAGAGGCGCGCGCTCAATCAGGTTCGGCGTCAACAGAGGCGAAAGGGCCTCACCGATCTCCAGCGTAGGCGCTTGCAGGCGCAGGAGAACTTGTTGCAGACGAGCCTTGACGAGTCGCGCCAGCGGATCGTTGACAACACTCAATCCATATTTGATGCACAGCAGAATGTTGCTGACGCGGTGGCGGCGCAGCAACAAGCCATCATTGATGCCCAAGAGAAGCTAGTCGAGTCCCTACGAGATCAGGTGGACAAGATCAATGCTGCTGCATCGCGCCGCCTCGGTGCCCTTGACTTGGTTACTCGCATGCATGATGCCCTGGGCACTATTGGCCTTAGTGGTGTCGTTGCTGCTGGAGGGACTGCGCTCTCGCGCAGCGGAGTCTTTACAGCGCGTGGCGCGGCCCTTGCGTCACAGCGCGCGCAGCTTCAAGGGGTGCTGGGGCGTGCTCGGGGTCAGAAGGGCGCTGAGGAGCTAATCGCTGAGCTTGAGGACCAGATCAACGAGCTTACTGTCGCGATTGCTGAGAACACGAAGGCTGCGTTCGACGCCAGGATAGAGGATGTCAATACTCGTGCGAGCACTGCGCTCACCTTCAACGACCTGAACAAGCAACTGATCGAGCTTGACGGCCAGATCGCCGGGAACACAGATCAGGCAGCGCTGTTGCTGAAGTCTCAGGAGCGACAGGCGATCTTGGTGCGGCAAGGCAACGAGTTGTCTGCATTGTTGGCGCAGGCTACCCCCGGTTCACAGACGTATCAGGATCTCCAGATCGCGGTGCTGGAGAACACGATTGCGCAGAGACAGAACACCATTGCCACGAACGAACTCACTGGAGCCACGGCTTCGCCGCAGACATTCACCTCGACGGCGTGGTCGCGTTTCCGCGAGGCGATCTTCTCTGGTATGGGCCAGGTGCTCCCGCAGTACAACCCGACCAACCTGATGGGCGGCATCAACACTGGTGCTCAGATCATTCCGATGGGCGGTGGCATCAGCAGCAGCCGGATCAGTGGCGATACCAACATCAATCTTTACGAGTCCGGCCGTGATCCTGACCTGAACGAGATCTCGGCAGCGATTACATTCGCCAGCAAGACAAGCCAATGACCTGTAGCATGAACATACTTGAGGTAGGTGAGAACGATATCGCGTGATTCCTTTCAGATGACGATTGCCGCACCGGATGTGTCAGGATCATTGAAGGCGCTTGCCGGTGTTCAGGTAGTCGTCAACAAGAGAGACACAAGCACTGGTGTGCCGATCTTCCAGCGCCACGATGGAACGGCACAAGGGCCGACTGCTGAGTCCGGCGCTTCCGGAGGCCCGAACCCGTTCCTGACAGGGGCGTCGGGCGTGGTCGAGTTCTGGAGCGAAGGACCGGCCGAACTCGACATCGCCATCTCTGATACAGCAGCGCCCGCCAGAATCGCTCCGCGCGTGATTGGCTGGAACTGCATGCCCGCTGCCAACGGGTCACTCCCCGGCGATCTGCTGGCTTCTGACGCCAGTATTGATCTCACGAACCTGGGTTCCGACATTCTGCGCCAGTTGCATCAGGTTGGCGAGGTGATCGACTGGTGGCGTCCGGCTGACTCGGTGCCGATTCCCAGTGGATTCGAGATCTGCGACGGGCGCTTGATCCCGGCAGGACAGCACGACTTCCCCGGATTGTCAGCATCAGCGATCAACCTGCCGGATCTGCGCAATGCCTTCATCCTCGGTGCTGATCCGACGAAGGCGCGTGGGACGGGTGCCAATCAGGGCAATGCGGGGACGGACGGTCCCGGTGTGGCTGGGTCAGGTGGCAGTAATGCTGCCAAGAACCTCCAGGCGGATCTCGCGCATACCCACAAGATTCCGGATCACTCGCACGCACTCTCCGGTAGCGCTACGTCGGCTGGGGCGCACACGCATCCGGCATCGTCGGCAGGCTGGCGTTACATCATTGCTGACGGCAGCATCTCGACGGCGGATGCAACATCGCACTCCCCGGCGATTGTCAACCACGTTCCGTACACGGTGCCTGCATGCGGCGTTATTTTCGGCAGCTTCGGGACGGCGCGGACATACGAGGACGTGGCGGCTACGGGGTCGGGTGGTGCGCATACGCATCCGCTCAGCGGTACAGCGGGAGCGGGCGCAAATGCAAACACGAATCCGGCAACACAGGCGGCAAACTGGGGATCTGCTCCCGGTAGCGATCTGCGTCCGCAATACGTCGGCCTGATCAAGCTGATGAAGGTCCGGCGCTCATGACAGCAATCGGTGCATCCGGCTTCAGCATCAACACGCTGCTCGGCTCGACCACTGGTCTTGCCATCGGTGATGCTGGCAAGATTCTTCCGGGCACCGGCGTTGATGGCAACCGTGCTGGCACTTCGGTTCCTGGCGGCATCGAGTCGGTGCTGGAGTACAACGGCATCTATCTCAATGTCCGTGATTGGATAGACACTTATCTTGTCACTATCATCGGTGGCCTCGATGATGCTGATGTGCGTGATACTCGCGAGGTCAACCCTGGCTTCCACGGAGAGACGGCGTTCCCGGCCTACTACGGCGGGCGCACGATCACGCTGACTGGCAAGATCATTGCGCATACCCTGGCCAAGCTGCGCGACATGCAGCGAGGGCTTCGGCAGGCGTTCTCGGAGATCGACCACGAGCTTCCCCTGATCTTCCGTACACCTGACCCCGATCTTGACATGATGATCATGTGCAAGAAGTCGCAGCCGATCCAGATGACGGAGGAGCAGCGCACGGCCAATCACTTCGAGCGCGCGTTCCTGATCACGTTGCGGGCGAGCAATCCACGCTTCTTGAGTGTCAGCGAGGTTTACAACTCGACGAAGTTTGCCGATGTGTCCGCTTTTGGCATTCCTGATCAGGTCACCACCGAAACCTTTGACTCTCCCGGCATCTTCACTCAGTACAACGAGCGCGGTCATGGATTCGTCATCACTGGCGGCAAACTGACGTATGACACCAGCCTGCCCGCTGACAACTTCGTGAACCTGATCGCGGAGCCGGACTTCCAAGAAATCGATTACCAGAGCCATCCCACGACCATCGTGGTCACGAACGGCATACTGGAAATTGCCAACTCTGGTGGCGTTTTGGACAACGGTAAGCACGGCGTTCTCCGGAACCCGGTGGCAGCTTCCGTCATCTCGGCGCGGTGGGACGTGAATGGCATCGCGCCGGGGGCATACTCAGCGATTGGGTACATGCGCTCTCCCTTCAGATCACGCCAGGGGCGGCTGATGGTCGAGTGGCTCGATGCTTCCAACAACATTCTTGGCTCTCAGTACACGGAGATCACGACGACCGGCCTCTGGCAGAAGCTCAGCATCCAGGGAGCCATCGCACCGGCAGGAACGGCGAAGTCCCGCTGGTATCTTCTTGTAAACTTTGTTGATGCGAACGAGGAGCACCACATCGACAAGATGCTCGTCGTCGGTGGGAATGTGTTCCCTCCGGAGGGCTACTTCGACGGCAGCAATTCGCTGGCCGACTGGACAGACGAGGGCAACTTGATCATCTCGGGCAGCACTTCCAAGCAGCCCCAGTACAGCATCCTGACAACTTCGCGGAGCTACAAGAACGCCATGCAGGTTGTCAAGTTCACGACTCCGGCAACACTCCCCACTCCGCGCGTGGGCGAGATCCGCCTGGTCATGAGCTATCTCAATGACGACAACTACGTTTACGCTTACATCGGGGAGAAGGGTGTGAGCGGGCCTCCTCCGAGCGGCAGGCTCTACATGGGCTTCAAGCAAGTCCTGAATGGCGTCGATGACTTCACTGACGCGGCGCTGGGCGACTTCCTTCTCGATCCCAGTACGACGTACTGGTTCCTGGCGTACCTCAAGGACGACGTGATCCACGCTGAGGTCACTGACCTTGACCCCTACACCAGAGATGTCTCCTATACTAACATCGACCACTCCACCAGCAGCTTGTTCTTCCTCACGCCGGAGTTGAAGGCGATCTACAACAGCCTCACTCCGATGCAACTAGTAGTGATGGAGAAGGGTGCGCGGATTCCGGTTGAGGAGTGGATCTATCAGCCGCTCGAAGCCCCGAGCGGTTGGGCGCACAAGTACCCGGTGAGCTACATCCGGTACGACACGATTTGGGTCAGAGGCGGCAGGATCGTCCCGCTCGGTGTGAAGGGTCCGCTGCTCGTGCGCAGCGATCTTCCCTACAACGTCGAAAACGGGCGCATCTCGGCCAAGATCAGACACAACGGAATCCCGACTGACCTGAATGTCACGTGGGGAATAGCTGTCAAGGTTCTTGGTGCAGAAGATTTCATTGTCGGGCAGATGGAGTACACGGCCACCGCCACACCGGCCATTCAGGTCCGGCTGACGCGGTGGAACGAAGGTACCCCCTTCGGCAGTAGCCTTGGCACCGCTGCTGTGACGCCAGCCAACTTCCCCGCGAACACCGATGCGTGGATCGCGGTTGTCATCAATGGCGATCAATTCACGCTTGAGTTCTGGAAGACCGATCCCGCGCTCGGTGGTGCAGCTACGCACACAACCGGCGCGATCACGCTGTCCGGCGCGAACAAGACGAAGTACGGCGCTGGCATCAAGGGCCAGGTAGGGATCATCTACGACGCGCCCAAGGCAGCCAGGGCGATCTCGATTGACGACTTCAAGATCGAGCAGCAGAGCTTCGATGACACTGCCTTCCTTATCTCCAATGATGGCAACTTCTCTGCTCAGCCTGAGATTCACATCATCGGGCCGATGACAAACCCGGTGATCGTCAACGAATCCAATGGCGACTGGATGTCCATCCCAACTACCATCCCTGTTGATGAGGAGTGGATCATCGACATCGAGGGGCGCAGGATGTACCGCAAGAGTGATGACGCGAATCGCTTCCGGTATCTCGATGCGAACTCCGACTGGCTGGAGATCGAGCCAGGAACGAACTACATCAGCCTGACAGCCACTGGGATGACGGCGACATCTCAGATGGACATGCGCTTTCACCACACGGTGATGTGACATGACTGCTGTCAAAAGACGTGTGAAGGTGAAGATTCCGAGAAAGCGCTGCAAGTGTGGCCGCTTGATCAAGACTCGGGCCAAGATGTGCCAACGGTGCAACCGGAACCAAGTGGCCGCGTGGCGAAAGGCCAATCCGGAAGTCATCCTCGCTTCGAATCTGAAGAAGTATGGCATCACTCTTGCTGAGTACGAGCGGTTGCTGAAGAAGCAGAAAGGCGTCTGCGCAATCTGTAAGAAGCCCGAATACGATGCTCGCCAGCGGCGACTCAGTGTCGATCACGACCATGAGACTGGCAGAGTTCGTGGACTCCTCTGTGCGCGCTGCAATCGGGCGCTGGGAATGTTCAATGACAACCCTGAACTGTTGCGATCAGCAGCACGCTATCTCCGGGTCATGTGATGCTGTGGAAATTCATTCTTGTCAACAGCAATGATCTCTCGCATATAGGCGAGCTTTCACAGGCGCGCAGCAAGCATCTTGAGGTCGTGCTCGGCAAGCCCGGAGCAGCATCGTTCACGTATCCGATGGACGCGGACTATGCCGAGTCTGTCCAGGCGTACAAGAGCGGAATCAAGGCGATGCGCTGGAACCGCAAGGCGACCGAGGCAGCCGGTCATGACGTGTGGGATTGCCACTGGTCCGGCTATGTGCTGCCGATTGACGAGACTGTTGACCAGAATCGGATGACTGTCTCGTGCGTTGGGTGGCAGCAGCGCCTGGCCAAGCGGTTCGTGCGCCGCGACAAGATCTACGCGGCTGCCGATGATGGCGCAATCGTGCAGGATCTGCTTGCCGAGGTGAACCTGACGACTACGCCTGCACCGGATAGCTACCCGGTCCCGGTCCCAGCAGGCTCAACTCCTAACACGCCAACATGGCTGTCATGGGGTGGGGTGCAGCCGAACGAGGGCGCGGGTGGCGCGACGGCCTATGTGGATCTGACGACCATCGGGGCGGGCCGCAACAAGACGGTGCAGAAGTACACCTACGTCGGCTCAGCCATCGATGAACTGATGGGGATCGAGTACGGTGGCGATCTCGTAGTTGACCCTCTGACAAGATCAGTGACATGGCACCGAAAGTACCGGCGCATCCGCGACGATGTGGTGATCGGCTTCCAGTGGGGTCCGCAAAATGCGAGAGCTTTTAGCCGCAATTTGGAGGCTGACAGCCAGGTCAACTACCTCGTCGCCTCTGGAGCGCCCGGAACAACGCCGCAGTACGCACACGATGCAACACAGCAGAGCCAGATCGGCTTGATCGAGGAGAGCGTCGTCCTCTCCGACGTGAAAGACAACAGTGTTCTACTGGCTTACGCTGGCGGCGAGATCCTGATTCGTAACAACGGCCTGATCACCTACACGATCCAGCCGTTCCCGCTGCCCTATGACCGTCCGAGTAATGTGCCTGAGGCGTTCCTTGACTACCGCGTCGGTGACCAGATCCGGATCACCGCTGTGCATCCTCCCCGCGTCGGTATCCGCAACCAGGCGGTGCGACTGTTCGGCATGACGATTGACATCAATGACGACGGAGTTGGTACGCTCGGCCCGCTACAGGTGGCTCCATGACCGACATCACCACTCCTAGCCATACCCTTGTCGTCCGGCCTGACCGGATGGCGATGCTGACGGAGAAGGATCGCGTTACTGATCGCCTCGACCGGCTTGAGCGCGCGGCGGCAGGAGGTCTACTCGGCGGCGGCGGTGGCGGTGGCCTCGGTACTGAGATGGCGATGTCGCTCGGTGCAGGCTCTAACGTTTCTGTCGCTAGTGCTTATACAAAGCTACCCGCCGGAGCAGTTACTAAGCAGTCTACTGATACGAGCGGTTTGCGCTACAACGCCGATGGCACGATCACGATCCTCAAGGATGGCTGGTGGCAAGTTGGCGGGTCGATGCAGACTGCCAATATCACTACTGCTGCTGGATGGGTGTTCGCGATCTGGTACACGACGGACGATACGGCACCAACGAATCCTAACCAGTTCTTGCTTTATCAAGAGGCGCAGAGCGGTGCCAATACGAATCGAGCCGAATCGATGTCGTTGCCGCTATGGCTGACAGCTAACACGCGCTTCGGTGCTGCTGCTTACAACCGAGGCACAGCGCTCAACTGCTCCTGCCAGAAGCTGGTGGCAGTGCGGCTTGCTACAGGGGCGACGGGAGCGCAAGGTGCGCAAGGGCCTTCCGGTGCAGCAGGCCCTACCGGCGCGGCTGGCGACCAGTGGTTCACAGGCACTGTCGCTCCATCAGCATCTGCTCCGTCTGGTGCCAAGATTGGCGACTACTACCTGAACACGACCAACGGGAACTACTACGAGAAGGTCGATGTAGCAGATCCCGGCGCATGGCTGCTGATCGGAAATCTCAAGGGACCGCAGGGAGATCTTGGTCCGCCTGGCCCGCAGGGCACTCAGGGTCCGGCAGGCTCGGCAGGTGCGCGCTGGTATTCCGGTACGGGAGCACCGTCGAGCGGCCTTGGTCTTATTGGCGACTGGTACTTGAATGACGCTAATGGCGACATATACGAGAAGACCGGGACAACAGCGTGGACGCTACGCGACAACCTCACCGGCCCGCAGGGCATTCAAGGAACTCAGGGCATCCAAGGCATACAGGGGGTTCAGGGTCCGCAAGGTCCGACTGGCGCGACTGGCCAGGCCGAGGGGTGGCTGAGCGGCACTGGTATCCCCGGTGGTGCGACCGGCAATGTCGGTGACTGGTATCTGCGCACGACCAATAGTGATGTCTACGAGAAGACAAGCGCTGGTGCGTGGACGCTGCAAACCAACATCAAAGGTACGGCGGGCGAGAAGTGGTTCTCGGGTGCGTACAACCCGAACGGCTCCTTTTTGGTCGCCGCAATCGGTGACTGGTTCCTGCGCACGGATACCGGCGATGTCTACGAGTGTACTGACACCACTGGCGGCGGTGTTTGGGCGCTACGTGCCAACATCAAGGGATCGCAAGGCATTCAAGGGCCAACTGGTCCTTCAGGCGTTGCCGTGCAAGCGGCGGCTCCATCGTCTAGCTCGTATCAGGTGTGGGTGGACCCCGATGAGCCGGACCCGGACCCGCTCACGGCTGAGGCCGTCCACCTGCTCAACACGGCAGGTGAGCCAGCACTAGCGACAAACTGGGCGTTGTACGCAGCGGGTTGGCAGGCTCCCGGTTTCTACAAGGACAACCAGAGCCGCGTGTTCCTCCAGGGGATGATCAAGAAGACGATTGCCGTTGTCAATGGCGAGGTGTTGTTCACTCTGCCGGTTGGCTATCGGCCGCTCGGCCAGAGCTTGTTCGTGGTTTACAGCAATAGTGCTGCTGCACGAATCGACGTGATGCCCAACGGCCAGGTGGTGGCCAGCACCGGCGTCAATGCTGCCTGGGTGTCGCTGGCCGGTATCAATTTCCGGGGTGAGCAGTGACGACAGCACTCTACTATGACGGGGCGACTTGGAAGCCCGTAAGCGGTATTGTCGGCCCACGTGGTCCGCAGGGGCCGATGGCTTCGGCACGTGCGCCGAGCGGAGCCGCAGGCGGTGATCTCACCGGCACGTACCCCAATCCGGGTGTTGACAAGACAAAGGTCGGCGGGTTGCTCGCCGTCCAGCGTCTGAACGGTACGATTGCCGGTTATCGCGCGATTGTCAACGGCCAGAAGTTCTTCGTGGACGCCGGAGTGACACCGCTCCAGATCGCCTACACGCCACCGGTTCCCTGCTGGTGGGAGGTTGAGCTTCAGGTCGGCATCTTCAACAAGACTGATGCCAACTACCACATGGGCGCGGTCAACATTACACTGTCTCCGGCTGATGCCGATGGTATTGACAACGCGGGCAATTGGAAGACGCAGCACGCGGCGGTCCAGCAGTATGGCTTCCACAACGTAATTCGCACATTCCGTCTGAATGCCGGTGTGGCCTACATCGCTTATGGCAGCTTCGGCCAGCTTGCTACGTCCGGAACATGGCAATATCATCAACAGCGCGAGTATCTGAGCATCATGGGGCGAGCATGGGCGGTCTGAAAGTTTGGGATGGCTCTCAGTGGGTGGCCGTCAGCCGGGTGCCTGGCCCGGTTGGGCCGGTTGGTGACGTTGCTACTGACACGTCTCCGGCAGGACCCGCAAGCGGGCATCTGCTAGAGCGCTACCCAAACCCGAAGGTCAACCGCATCCTGGCCGGGACGTTGCTTGGCGCTCAACGTATCAATGGTCCTGCCAGCACGTCAACTGCTGTGGCCATTGCTGACAATGGCACAATCCTATCGATGTCCTACACGCCACTAGTTGATTGCTGGTGGGTGGTCGAGTGCTGGCTTGGTTACTTGCAGAAGATGGATGCTGCCTACAACACGTGCTACATGAACCTCAACTTGTCCCCGGCTGATGCTGACGGTTGGACGGATCGATTCGCGATCAAGTCCCAGCATTCCGGCGTGCAGCAATTCGAGCACCGCACGATACGTCATGTCTTCAATCTTGTCGGTGGGACGACGTACACGGCGGCGATGAAGATTCAGATCAACGGAGGGACTTGGAACTACAACTCGCTGTGGAACTTCGAGCATATGACCGGGAAGGCGTGGGCGAAATGACTGCGCCGAAAGTGTGGGACGGCACGCAGTGGATCACCGTCCGCGCGCTCGCTGGTCCGCAGGGGCCAAAGGGACCGCAAGGCGTCGGTGCCCCGCCGAACGGCGCGGCCGGTGGTGCGCTGGCCGGAACCTACCCGGACCCGACTGTCAAGCGCGAGAGTGCCGGTGGATTGATGGCGGTCCAGCGCAAGTGGGGCGCGAACGAGGCGTGGCGAGCGATCCTCACTGGCGCTGACATCTTTGTTGACGCTGCGGGGACTGATCGTCTTCAGATCAGTTACACGCCAAGCGTGGACTGCTGGTGGGAAGTCGAAGCCAACTGCATGTACTGGAAGACTGATGCCGCCTATCACTATGGTTACCTGTTTCTCAATCTCAGCCCAAACGATCAGGATGGGCTGTCTACGCGCGGTGCGATTGAGACGCAGCACAAGGACGTGCAGACGTTCGTCGCCCGCCAGGTGTCGCAGTGGTATCGGCTTGCTTCTGGTGTCGCGTATACTTGCAAGACAACAACTTCGTTCTCGGGTGGTACGTGGAGCGTCCACCAGGGTCACGACTACATGTGGATGAGTGGTCGGGTGTTTGCTCAATGAGGAAGCAATGAGGCGTGTCAATACTGGCTGCCCTAGATATCGCAGCGATCCTTCCGCTGGCTATTGGCATTCTCGGCCTGGCTGGACTCGTGTTCACAGCGCTGCGGTTCCGGCGCGACGATACGACAGCAATCGTAACGCAGCAGAGCACAATCCTTGGCAACATGAAGACGCTCAACGACGAGCTTCGTCTGTCAGCCGAGAACCTGCGTGTCGAGCGCGACAAGCTTGCAGAGGAGATCGTCGGCCTCAAGGGGCAGATCGAGGCTCTGCGTGTCGAACTGCGTGAGGCGATGGGGAAGTCTGCATGAGCATCATCAACCCTCCCGATATCGAAATTACTGATGACAAAATTGCGGAGCAAATCCGCGAGCACACCGACACGATCATCGCCTACTTGCGCAAGCGCTTCCTGCTGACGTGGCTGTTCATGGGAATGCTGGCAGTGATGACTGGATCAGCGCTGTATCTAGAGTCGCAGAGTAGCGACAAGATAGACGACAATGCACAGCGTCTGAACAATGCCATTGGCGCGGCGTGTGAGGTTGGTCTGGCGTCAGATGCGAATGAACCGAGGGTGCTCGACAGGCTTGCCGCTGGTGGCGATGAAGTCATTCACAAGGTTTGCTTGGAAATCGTTGAACGTGTCAAGGGTGATAACGGTGGCTGATGAGAAAAAGACAGAGATTGATCTGATCTCTGATCAGTTGACGCAGCAGGCTTCGACCAATCTGCATTACTCGCGGTCGCGGTTCCTGGCTACGTGGTTCGCGCTTGCGCTGCTGGCGATCCTGACGGCGATTGCGCTGTTGCTCGGCTTGCGCGGATTCAACAACGACAATGCGCAGAACCGTACATTGGCTGTACGAGCGTCTGATCGGGCAGACGTTGCCAACGATAAAGGCAACAACATTTACTACTTCCTGCGCGGTCAGCGCGGGCTGCCGGGAGTTCCCGGAGCGGATGGCGAGGACGGCTCACCGGGACAGCCTGGCTCGAACCCGGCCCTGCTACCGCCAGGCCCAAAAGGCGATACTGGGCAAGCTGGCCCTGCCGGTCCCGCTGGGGCAACTGGATCTATCGGTCCTGTTGGCAGCAGCGGCCCTATGGGTCCGGTCGGTCAAGCTGGCAACACTGGAGAGAAAGGTGACACAGGAGCACAAGGAGAGGCTGGGCCTGCGGGCGCAGCAGGTGAAGATGGCGTTGATGGTGCCACCGGTGCTGACGGTCCTGCTGGTCCGCAGGGCAATATTGGTCCGCAAGGTCCGGAAGGCCCAAGAGGAGAGACTGGAGCGACTGGCGCTCAGGGACCGCCCGGTCCAGCAGGGCCGTCGTGTCCGGCAGGGACCGCCCTGTCAACCATTGACGTACACATGCGGAATCCTGAGGGCACGGCGACCATCGTCGTGTGCGTAATGCCGTGAGTAATGACCCTCTTCAGGCCACGTTGATGACTGTGCTGGAATATTCGCGCAAGCGATTCCTGTGGACGTGGCTTGTGATTGCCCTGCTGGCGACGGGGGTCGGGCTGGAGTTCGCTCGCGCTCAGAATCAGCGAGACATCAATACTAAGCACAACCAGCAATTGTCAACGGTGGCTGGCGTGTTGTGTGAAGCGATGCTCGCGCCTGATAGCGATGAGCGCGAGATCCTCATCACTCTTGCCGAGTCAGGCTCGTTCTCGGAGCAGAACCCGTCCGGCGACATCTCCGAACCCCTCTGTGTCAAGATTGTCAACAGGCTTTCCGATGATCACTAAAGTGTCAAAAGCCTGGGACGCCACCTCCCAGGCGTGCGCCCGTAAGAGCGCTCCGGCAAGGGATCGCCACCTTACCGTTGCAGCGCTCCGGGCGCACGATATGCTTACCGTTTCTGATGCCTGGAAATCGAGAAGGGATGAACCCACAATGCGTCACCAATCCTGATGGAACTCCACCCATCACCCCAAGCACGACAGGTCTACAACATGATGGTCACTCGTGCTGACAACAACGACGGCGAACTACACTTGACACTGGCCAACTCGATAGCGCTGAGTTGCACGCTCCAGCGCAGAGGCGAGGACGGCCAGGCGATGTCGGCGGTGACCGAGCTACAGGAAGCCAACTGGATCGCCCCGGTGGCGGACGGCGGCTGGCGATTGGGCTAGCTTGCTGGGATCATACTGGGCTGGTATCTTGTTCGGAGTGCCGCACGTCGTCCACACGATCCCGGTCAACGACCTGATCGAACACCTCACCAACGGTGAGGACTGCCCCTGCGGGCCGACGGTGAAGCCGCTCCAGCGTGAAGATGGCTCGATTGGCTACCAGTACCTGCATCACTCGCTCGACGGTCGCGAGTTCCGCGAGCACGAGTTGTCGATCACGTGCCCGGTCTGCAAGATGACGAGCTACCACCCGAAGGACGTTGAGCACGGATACTGCGGCAACTGTCATGCGTTCACAAGAGGAGAGGTAAATGTCATGACGGTTGATGAGACTCCAAGCGTCATGGAGCAGATCGCGACCAACAACTGGGAATGGTTGCCGTGGCCTGCCAAGGTTGTTGTCGTTGTGGTTCTGTTCCTGCTGGTAGTCGGCCTGTTGTGGTTGCTGATCTTCGGGGAAGTCTGATGGTCTACACGCACTGGTCTGAGAAGCCGAAGCGCAAGCCACCGCGCTACTACAAGCTGCGCACGGTGGCATCACTGCTGCCAGACAGGTGGCTGCGCTGGATCGGCCGCAGGTGGAAGCTCGACTACGACCCCTCGGATGGGTGGACGTTCTGGCTGGACGCCAGCTACGTGAAGTACTGCCGCGTGGAGGAACGGCGTGCGAAGCGTTCCCGTTATTGTTGACAACAAGCTGCGGCTCGACGGCAACCTCGTCGGTCACGATCTCGCCAACGAGATCTTCGATGAGCTTACGATTCATAACCACGCTCGTGATATCGCTGAGCGCATGGATCGCTGGGGCTGGCAGGATCTGCCGGAGGACTTTCTGCTCGGAGAACTTGATGGCGACACTGTTGTCATGCCTCGGGGCTACGCCTACCAGTTGAAGACGCTGCTGCGCGAGAACGGCCTGCGTGTGCAGTGGGTGGACCGGCGTCAGTGGCAGGCGGGAGCTTGGTTCGGCAACAACGGGTTGAAGCTCAAGGAACACCAGTGGCGTGCGGTGTATGAGATGGCCAAGCACCAGCAGGGCATGTACGAGGCTCCCACTGGTTCTGGCAAGACTATTTCCTGCATCGGCTTCATCCATCATCGTCGCCCGAAGTGGACGCTGATCCTCGTTGACAAGCTCGATCTGTTGCACCAGTGGCGCAAGGCGCTCGCGAAGTGGCTGGGGCTGGAACTTGACGACATCGGCATCATCGGTGATGGCAAGTGGGAACTGGGGCGGCGGATCACTGTCGCCACTGTTCAGACGCTGACGAAGATCCTGCGCGAAGGAGAGATGCCTGACGCCTTCTTCGAGGTGTGGGACGCCGTGATCCTCGATGAGTGCCATCACGTGACCGCAGAGACGATCAGGGTGCTTCTCAGCCGCTTCTACGCCAAGTACCGGCTCGGGGTGTCAGCGACGACGGATCGCCAGGACGACAAGTTCGAGTTCGCACTCAATGTGCTGGGCGAGGTGTTCCATCAGGACAACGAGGAGGAGCTACGCGAGGCAGGAGTGTTGATGCGGCCTCGGGTGCAGGTGGTGCGCACCGAGTTCGACATGGCGTACTGGCCGGATCATGAGTCCGACGAGGACGACAAGTGTCTTGTTCCAGGCTGCAAGCTCTCTGGCCAGCGTCCGCATCGGCACCGCAACAACTACCAGAACGTCAAGAGCGCTCTGGTCGAGGACAGCGAGCGCAATCAGCTTGTCTGTGACATCGTGATCGATCAGGTCAGGACCGGCGATCACCATCACTTGATCGTCTCCAACGAGATCCGGCAATTGGATGCGCTCTACACGATCCTCCTGAGCACCCTGAGCCACGCAGAGGGGCTTCCAGCCGTCTACGTGATGACCGGCAAGGTCAGGGGCCAGAAGCGCGCTCAGATCAAGGCAGAGATCGAGGCGGCGTCGAGCGCGATTATCTTCGCCACGGTGGCCAAGGAGGGACTGGATATCCCTCCTGTTGACAGGATCTACCTGCCGTTCCCGGAGAACAACGCCAAGGCGACTCAGCAGAAGATCGGCCGGGGTACGCGGATCTCCGAGGGGAAGACTGACACTATTGTTTTCGACTTCTTTGATGTGCTGATCAGTGTGTTCCGCAAGCAGTTCAGGAACCGTCGCTATAAGTGCTATGACGCACTCGGCCTCGACGTGGATCTCGGCGTATGACTGCGCTGGGCGGCTTATTAGCCGGTCGTCGCCCCAGCACTGTCATGTATACTCCAAATGGGCGCGCGTTGAGAGAGGTTTCCGTGACTGGTTGCTCGCTCGGCGCGTGCCCTCTAGGCGACCGCCATCTCCTCTTTGGCGGTGATGTGCTCGATGTCTTCGACCAGGCGACTGATCATCGTCTCTGTCCGTCGAGCCAGCTTGCCTTCGATGGAGTTGCCGTGAGTGACGCGACTTCCGGTGCTTGCGATCATCAACACAGTTTGCAACTGCGTCTGAATCGTGCGCTGCCGTCTCAGCACCCACTCAGCGATCAAGCCAGGGTCGCTAGTGATGGTGTATGCCCACTGGCTGTTGGCGGCTGGCAGGCAGACGAGTGCTCCATCCGAATCCGAGATCTCGTTGCGGTGGTACTGCACGGCGCGGTGTGCGTATCCGACAGGAATGACGACACCGTAGAGGCGAGAGAGCTTCTTCTGGATGTAGCCGATTGTCACCCACTCTCCCCACAAGAACGCTTCGAGAGCTTCGGCAAGCTCCTCGATCTCTGGATACTTCCGTGGTGGTGCCAAAGCACCGCCTCCTTCGGTTGTGACTGGTTGGGGTTACTGCTCTGTGTCGGTCAGGTTGGCGAGTTCGCTGTCCCAATCGATGTCTGTTTCGCCAACAATGGCGATACTTATGAGTTCAAGAGTGTTGCGGATATTGGCAATTTGCCCCATCAGAGCTTCGACGTGTTCTTCGTCGTCAATCGTGTCGTGACGGGTGAGCAAGAGCGCGTTGCGCAACCGGTTCCTCGCCTGGATCAACTCGAACTCAAGATCGTTGTAAACACCGTTTCTGATTCTTCGCTTCTCCTTGGGTCGATGGGATCTGGTGCGCCTGTTGACGCGCGCTGTACGAGCGTCTTCCTCGATGCCCTCCAAGTCATCGTCGCCAAGCTCATCGAGAGTCGTGCGACGTTGTTCGGGGTGGCGCAGGATGTTCTTGGCGTGGCTGCGCGCAGAGCGAGTTCCTGCCTGCTCGTCCATCGTAAACGGTGTTTGCGCCTCGTAGTCGGACTTACGCCACTTGAGGAGCTTGCTCACTGTCGTCGGCGTAACTTGCAAGTTACGAGCCACCTTCGCTTGCGAGTCATTCGTCTCTTCGATGTGAGCAGCGATCTCCTCGGCGGCATGGCGGTACGCTTCTCGCTTGGCGTTTGCACTTTCAGCGATGATGAGGTATTCGCGCGCACGCTTGAGGCGCATGCTCTCTCCGTTGTCCATAGGATGATCCTACCATGAATCGGCAATTCGACTACGGAGGTTGACCTTGGAGTCTGAACAGGACATGCTGTTGACAAAGCCTGAGCAGGATGTGATCCAGGCGATGCGCGGTGGTGCGAAGCTCAAGCGCTTGCGCGATGACCTGTGCGACATCGAAGCCACGCTCAAAATGTACGACGTGCCGATCATCAGTCCGCTGTCGGACGCCGTGCTGATGGTGTGCGAGCGCAATGAGCGGCTGGAGGATCTGCTGCAACAGTGTTACAAGGTCGTCGGTAACGATGACCTGGCGAAGAGAATCGAGGAGGTGCTGAGCGATGATATGTCCGAAGTGCGGGCTGCCAATGGAACCGAACGACGAGCACGGTGAGCCGCAACTGTTCTGCAACCCGCTGCGCTCTCCGGACTGCTGGAAGGTTGTTGGCAGGGCGACGGCTCCGCATCCCCTGACCGGCGCTCAGCACATGCTCACGGTGATCGAGGGAGGCAAGGGTGCCGACGAAGCCTGATCGCGAGTACCCCGATCTCGGCCATCAGGACCGCAAGCTTGACAGCATTATTGTCGGATTCACTGGAACCCGCGAGGGGATGACGGAGTTCCAGAAGAACGCGATCCGGCAGATGTTCCGCGACGTGCGCGTCATCATGGGTCACCACGGCGACTGCATCGGTGGCGATGAGGAGTTCCACTACATCTGCCACGACTTCGACGTGCCGGTGCATCTGCATCCGCCAGACGATCCACGGCTGCGCGCGTTCTGCCCCGACGCCTACATCGAAGATCCCCCACGCCCATTCCTCATCCGCAACCGGATTATCGTCAACAGTGTCAACTTGCTGGTCGCCTGCCCCAAGGAGGACTTCGAGCCGATGGCGGCTCGGGGTCAGGGCACATGGTCAACCGTCCGCTATGCGCGCCAGGTACGGCGGTTGCTGCGGATCGTGTGGCCGGAGTGAACACGGCGGTGGTGCATATCGACGGCGGGTGCCGCCCGATCAACCCTGGCCACGCTGGTATCGGTGTTGTCATCTTGCTTGGCGGGGAGGAGTTCATCCTCTCGCGCTACCTCGGCTGGCCGCGCTCCAACAACTTCGCTGAGTTCACCGCGCTGATCGTCGCCATCAAGTATGCGCGTCACCTCGGAGCCGAAGCGCTTGAAGTAGTCAGTGACTCGAAGCTTGTTGTGGAGCAGGTGCATGGTCGTTGGCGTCTGCGTTCCGCCGAGTTGAAGCCCCTTGTCATGGAGGCTCGTGATCTTCTGTTCCGGCATTTTCCTCATCGCTGGGAGTTGAACTGGTCAGCCAGGGCAAACAACGTCAAGGCTGATTACTACTGTGGGCTTGCCATCGAAGCCGGTCGTAACCGCAATCCTTGGCATCGTCCTCAGAAAGAAGGAAAGATACTTGATCCTTTCTCTCTCAGCACTACGGTCAGTACCTGACTAACGCTTACCGTATCTTCCCCTGGCCTAAACACAAAAACTGAAAACCGACATCCCCGCCACTACCGCCCCTCAGCCTACTGGCCTTGTCAAAATCCCTGCACCTTCCGACCTCTGGTATGATCTCACCCATGGCACCAAGGATAAGAGTTCGCAGACCACCGACACGCGAGTCCGGACGTGTCTACATTGATGAGCTTGCAAAGATCGTTGACCGGCAGATGGGAACGATCCGCAAGTGGGAGCGCACGGTGCTCCCAAAGCGCCTATATAGCAAGCGTGGCTACAGAGGCTGGCGCTACTGGACCGACGCGCAGGTGTGGGGTGACAGAGGGATCATCGCCTGGATGAACGAGAATGACATGCGTCCTGGCAACTTGGTCAGTCATCCTTCCAAGGAGGCGCAGCACGTCAGGAATCTGCGAAAGCCCAAGTATCTTGACGGCTACCACATCCGCTCGGCTCGGACCTTCGCTGAGCAAGGACGATCACGTGACGAGATCATCAGAATCCTGTACCCTCGCACGCGCTATGCTCGGCCGGAGAACCTAGAAGCCGCGCTGGTCAAGCTGTTCAAGCAGGAAGGGTGGTACTTCCCGCCCTCGCTCGGCAAGATCCAGATCCTGCCTGATAGGGTCGAGCGAAACCTCAAGAAGATGGAACGGGTGGTCAACAAGTTCGAGCTTCGCCAGGAAGCTCGGGAACGTACTCGCAACATGCGACAGTCAGCATAGGAGACACAAGGGATGCCTCAAATCAAGCGGCGTGTAGCGCGCGTCGAAGACTCCGAGAGCGCCGGTCACGGCCGGACTGCGAAACTCGCGGATCATCGTGGTACTGCAACAGTGATGTCAAACGGTAACGTCGAGATCGCGGTCCAACTGAGCGAACTCGTTCCGGTGGCGCAGTACGCAAACGTCACAGTCGGCCCGGTGCTCCTGCGGTGGCAGGCAGAGAACCCCGGCATCGAGAAGCTCGGCACGGTGGACTGGGACGCAGATGACATGACTGCTGAGCAACAGGCGGTCTACGACACGGTGCGCGGGTGGCTGCGCGCAACGTCGCGCCTGATCGAGCACAGCATCGCGGAGGATCGCGGGCTGATCGAGGAGTCCGTCCGGCTCCACAACGAGCGCGAGGCTGAAGAGGAAGCTGCCAAGGCCAAGAAGTCCTCCTCACCGCGCCGACGCAGGTAACACTGTGGACATAGAGAGAGCGCTGCTGAGCAAAGCTCTCGCGACTGGAGAGCTTGCCGAACTGGTCGCTCGTGGTATCGAGTACGACCACTTCGCTGACGAGGATCTAGGCGACCTATACGACTGGGCCACTGATGTCATGGCCAAGCACGTGCATCCGCCGTCGATGGCTGCCTCCCGCGAGGAGTTCCCTGACTTCAAACCATTGTTGACAAAGGACCCGCTGTCCTGGCATATCGAGCGCTTCGTGCGCCGCGTCAAGGAGCGGATGGCTGTCGAACTGGTACGCAACTACCACGACCAGCTAGAAGACCCGAATGAGATCGATGAGATCGAGCTACGGGCGCTGGAGATGGCGCGACAGTTGACAGAGGTTGTGCCGTCACCGAAGGCTCGCCGCTTCTCCGAGGGCAAGGCGCGCAAGGAGGAGTACGAGCGGCGCAAGAAGAAGGACATCATTCATGGCATCCCGCTCGGCATCCCGACGTTCGACAAGCTGACGCTGGGCACGCAGCCGCACGAACTGGTGATTTGGGGTGGCCCACCTGGCGGCGGCAAGACCACCGGCCTCCAGTACTCCTCGATGCACGGTTACATGCATGGTGAGACGGTGCTGTTCGTCAGCCTGGAGGTTGAGGCAGAGCAGATCCTCCGGAAGTTCGACACAATGTTGACAAACATCCGCTACCACGCGCTCAAGGCGCTGGATCTGAACCCGGATGAGGAGGAGAAGTGGCACGAGATCCTTGAGCGTGCCGAGGAGGAGAAGGCGCACCGGGACATCATCATCGTTGACGATATCCGCAACTGCACCGTGGACAAGGTTGCCGCACAGCAGATCCGCTACAAGCCTGGCCTCGTCGTCGTTGACTACCTTGAGGAGATGCGCACACCGCGCAACGTGGCCGGTTGGGAGGGCGTGGCAGCCAATGGTCGCGGCCTCAAGCAGCAGGCGCGCACGACCCGCACGCCGTACATCACGGCCACTCAGCTAAACCGTGAGGGCGAGACGGCGTATCAGAGCGCGCAGAAGATTGCGGACATGCTCATAGTGTTGGTGCCTCCGGACGAGGACGACGAAGATCCGACGACGATGAAGCTGCTGCTGCGCAAGTACCGCGACGGCCCGTCCCGCAAGACCGTCAACATGCACTGGGATCTCAACATCATGGACATCCATGAGGCGGATGCTACGACCAACGGGCGCTTCGCTCCGCGCAAGCTCGGGGATCTCAAGAAGCAGAAGATCAACCCCTGGACGGCGAAGGCCGGACGATGACCAAGCCCGCTAGCACGAAGGTGTGTGCCTCCCCGTTGCTGGGGAGGAGGCAGGATTCGATCTCCTGAGCGGGCATTGCAATGACTATTTACGTCGATCAGTTTCCTGAGGGTTGGGGCCGCTGGACAGGCGGTGGGCACATGCTCGGCACCGACCTTGACGAGCTACACGCCATGGCGGCGCACCTGGGCCTTCGTCTAGCTTGGTTTCAGGACAAGACGTTCGCGCACTACGATCTGACGCGCAGCAAGCGCGACAAGGCACTGGCAGCCGGTGCGGTGGCAATTGACTTCTACGATGAGCGCATCCCCGATGGTGTGCTGATGAAGAATGGCGACGGCACTTACGAGACGCACGGAGAGAGAATGGCGAGAAGGAATCCGGAGACTTGGTTCACGAAGAGGGAAGGCGGAAAGACAGTTCACAATTGGCCGTCCAACTTCTTCATCGAGCCGGACGGGACGGATGTCGAGCACGAGTATCAGGCTGAGAAGCATCGCGGCCATCCGTGGCGCGTGAAGACGATCATGTGCGCTCGCACTCCCGGCCAGGCGAAGCGGCTGGGACGGCGCTGGAAGCTCAACCGCTACCAGAAGATGGAATGGGACAACCGCCGCAATCAGGCGATGTACGAGTTGGTCCGGCGCAAGATCGAGGACCATCCGGAGATCGCCTTCGCTCTTGTCTGCACTGATGACGAGGTTTTGGTCGAGAAGAACTGGTGGCACGACAACTACTGGGGCGACTGTACTTGTCTCCAGTGTTTCCGTACTGGCGAGAACATTCTCGGCTACATCCTGATGGCGATCCGCGACGAGTTCAATGCCACGTTCTCTGAGCAAAACGCTCGCGCGGCTTGAGCGCGGTGGTGGGCGCAAGCGGAAGGACTCGTTCAACCGCTGGCGTCAACACATCAACGTTATTGACTTCCTAGAGAACCTGAACATCGCCAACATCAGCCAGGCGACGGCCGATGAGGTGCAGTTCTCGTGCCCGTTCCCCGACCACACGCACGGCGATGAGACGCCGAGCGCATCGATGAACGACGGCACCAAGGACCCGATGCTGACGAGCGCGTGGACGTGCTACGGCTGCAAACGTGGCGGCAATGCTGTCACCTTTCTGTCCGACTACGAGAACATCAGCAATCAGGAAGCCAAGAAGATCCTCAAGGCCCATTATGCGCGCGGGTTCATCTCCCCGAAGTACGGCTCGATCAGCCGCGAGTTCGAGACGCGCTATAAGGCGTCCAAGGAACGCCACATACCGCAAACACTGTTGGCGATTGAATGGAGCTTGGCCGAGCAATTCGAGGTCGAGTGGAGTCATTACGCCGAAAACTACCGGGATTCTCCCGATGTTGCCTTCATGCTTGACAGAGGCTTTTCCCCTGCTGTGCTGGAGGAATGGGGAATCGGCTACGACGACAGTTCTCAGCGCATCACGATCCCCGTCTGCGACCCGCACGGCAACCTCGTGGGGTTCAAGGGGCGCGCGTGGAGGAAGCACGCCAGGCCGAAGTACCTCGTCATGGGCAACAAGGGTGAGCGCAAGCGCTACGACTTCAACGTCTATGACAAGTCGCTTGTCGTCTTTGGCCTGGATCGGTGGGGCGAAGTAGATCGCTACGTGTTGGTCGAGGGCGAGCTAGACGTGATCGCGCTGTGGTGCATGGACATCCCGGCGATCTCCTGCGGCGGCAGCACCATGAGCGTGGAGCAGGCCAAGCTGATCCGGCAGTATTGCGACGAGGTGGTCCTGTTTTTTGACAACGATGCTGCCGGGAAGATCGGAGTCTACGGGCGCGAGGACAAGCACGGCGAGCACCACCCTGGAATCCTCGAACTGCTGGAGCCGCACCTGCGCGTCCGTGTCGTCGGCAAACACCGCTACGACGCCAACGACTACCTGCGGCGCGGTGAGCAGGCTCGGTGCCGTGATCTGATCGCTAGCGCAAAGTCCAGCCATGCGCTAGTATGATCGCAGCGCTACGGAGAGCGACCAAAGCGACCAGAGCGAACAGAGCGATGAAAGCAACCAACAGCAAGGAGCAGTGATGGCAGCGCCAAGCAGGCGTCGGCGTACCTCCAGCAGCGGCGGACGCGGCCTCGGCAACGTCGAGGAGAACATCAAGAAGTCCGCCCGCAAGTTCAAGAAGCCCGACTGGGTGACCATCGAGGACGGCGGATCAACGGTCGTGCGCGTCGTGGACGTGGGCGACGACTTCCGTGATGGATTCGTGCATCCGGTCGAGTTCTCGCCCAAGCGGGGCAAGAGCTTCACACGAGATGTCATGTGTCTTGACCAGAACGACGACGGTACGCCGTGTCCCGGCTGCCGCGACGATCTGGAGCGCCGGTACAAGTTCTGGTGCCGCGTGATCGAGCGCGAAGCTGAAGTCCAGAACGACTCCGGCAAGACCACCGGCTACGAGGATCGCGTCAAGATTCTTTCCAGCGGCAAGCGGCTGGCCGGTGCGCTGAACAAGAAGCAGAAGAAGCACGATCTGTCTGAGCGCGATGTCGAGATCGAGCGTGAGGGCACCGGCTGGGATACCGACTACGCTGTCGAGTGGGTTGATGACAAGGATGTTCCGCTCACCGACGAGGAAGTCCAGATGATCGAGGACTCCGACATCGATCTGGACCGATATGCCAGCATTCCTGACTTCGACGACTTCTACGAGTTGCCGGATCGGGACAGCGACAGCGATGACGAAGACAAGCCGAGCGCCAACGCGCGGCGGCGTGGCTCGGCGTTCGCCGGTCGCAAGGGCCGTTCCCAGCGAACTAGCAGGAATGGCGACAGCGATGACGACGACGATGACGACGATGACGAGCGTCCGCGTCGGCGTCGGGCGGTAAAGCCTCGGGGCGGGCTTGCCGATATCAAGAAGCGCAAGCAAGCGGGTGGTGGCGACAGCAAGCCCGCGATTCGTCGTCGGCGCTCACGCTGACGTATACTCTCACGCTCTCTGAAAGGAGCACCGAAGTGGCCCAGTCAAACATCTACGCACAGAAGGAGAACGGCGATCTCCGGCTCATCGCAGAGATCGAAGGTCTGAGCGATCCCGCGATGGCCGTCGATGCCCTGCTCGATGAGATGCCGCGCCTCAAGCAGCGCGAGTTCATCGTCATCGATCTTGACAACGTGATGCTGGTCGAGGCGGGCGACGAGATCGTCCAGCCGCGTCGGCAGATCGTCGTCAGCAATGGCGGCAATATCTCAGGCGCTGCGGTGGCTGCGCCGGAGGAGGACGAGACGGAGCCGGAGGAGGAGCCGGAGGCCGAAGCTCCCCCGAAGCCCGCGCCCAAGCGCCGTCAGAGCGGGCGTTCGCGCGCCAAGCCCGCCAGCAATGGCAAGACCACGGCTCGACGCGGCAGTGGCAGCCGTCGCCGGGGCGGTGGGTCGGCGTTCAAGAAGAACGCGGCCTCGGCTGACTGATCGTCGTCAACATGGCTGACAAGGGCGTTGCTTCTCAGGAGGCAGCGCCCTTCGTCGTTCTGAAAGGGATGATATGGCAACACGCTTGCTAGAAACGAAGAAACCAACGCCGCTGAGCACGCACGCGCTGGCAGCATTCATGACGTGGAAGCAGTTCGATCTCCTCCTGCTGCTCAAGACCGAGGGTCCGGCAGTGACAGGGCCGTTGTCAGAAGATCTGGAGGAGATCCTGAAGTACGACCAGAAGCACGGTGGTGCGTTCTACGCGAGCGCTTCCTGGGACTCCACGTACTCGTGCCTGTCAACACTGCACAAGCGCAGGCTCGTTGACAAGTACATCAATGATGCCACGAACTACGTCGAGTGGGCGATCACCGACCGTGGCCGCAAAGCGCTGGCGGGTCTGGAATGAGTGAGCGTCATGAGGTGGCAGTCAAGCTCGACCGCGAGGAGCTTCACTTGCTCGTTACGTGGGGCTATGCCATCCGTAGTGCTGACACTGACAGTTTCAGTGAGGCTGAGCACAAGCTGCTTGGTAAGCTCAAGGCACTGCGGGACGAGAGACTGGTGCTCTGATGATTGAGGAACCGACCCCTGACGGTGTTCCTTGTCGCCACTGTGGACAACCGATCTTTTGGGATGAGGTCTGCTGGGTCCATGACAATGGCTTCGCTGACTGTGGCCTGGTGATCCAGGGCGGGATGCGCTTCGGCTCGGTCATACTCGACCCGCAGATGGACGTGCAAGGCCCTCACGCCGGAAAGCGTGCAGAGCCGGTGGGGGATTGGTCATAATGCGCGCATGCAGTCCAACGGAAAGCCCGAACGAACCCTAGAATCCAAGATCGAGACGCACGTCTTGCCCTTCCTCTACGCTGTTGCAGTAGTGTTGGCATGTCTGTTGTTGCTGGCGCTCGTCGTGATGGCGTGGAAGGAGGCGTTGTGAGCGGAGTTCCCTACCATCTGCTGCGCTGTCCAACCTGCGGCGGCATCATGGGTCATGAGGTGCGGTGGTACGAGGACAACGACGAGTCGTGGATGCTTGTGGGTGCGCTCTCCAGAGAGGTGATCACGTCACACAGGTTCCCATACTTGACATGTTGTCACGGACACCGTTGGACGATCAAGCAGATCACTCGATCTGACAATGCTCCTGACGAGGTTCTACTGGGGGAACTGATCTTTGATTGACTACGCCGGTCACTTCCACACGCACGACGAGTACTCGCCGCTCGACGGCGCTGGTACGCGCAACCAACTGACCTACCAGGCCGCTCGGCACGGCCAGACCCATCTCGGCATCACCAACCACGGCAGGCTCGGCGGCGTGCTGGAGCACGTGGAGGCGTGTCGTCATCCAGAGAAGTACGAAGACCCGCTTGAAGGCGGGCAAAGAAGTAAAGAGGAGCGACTTATCCCGATCCTGGGGATGGAGGCGTTCTACCGGCCGGATCGCTTCATGGAGTGCGATTCCACGTGGGCCAACCATCTGTGCCTGCACGCGGCCTCCCTGCGCGGCTGGCGCACGCTGATGCGGCTGAGCAGCAAGTCGTGGATCAAGCGCGAGAAGGGTGGCGGTTTCTACGGTAAGGCTGTCATCGACCTTGACATGCTGGAGTGGGATTGCGAGGACATCATCATCTCGACAGCATGCTTGGCATCACCGTTGTCGCAGTTGATCCTGGCTGGGGATGAGAGCGGCGCTCGCGCATGGATCATGGACATGAAGGATCTGACTGGCGACCGGCTGTGGCTGGAGATCATGCCGCACGATCTGGAGGAGCAGCGGATCGTCAACATCGGCCTTGCCAACCTCGGGGAAGATACGTCAACAGGATTGATGGTCACTGGCGACGTGCATATCCCGTTCCGTAACTGGAAGCGCACGCACGCTGTCCTGCGGATGGCGAGCTACAAGCAGACGTTCTCCAAGCGCGACACGAAGAAGCTGGCCGGTGAAGATGTCTACACGGAGGACATCGATACGGTGTTCCTGTCGTCGGCGGACGAGTTGATCCAGATGTTCGGTGAGTATCACCCGGATCTGCCGAGCGACATCGTTGCGGAGGCGCTTGGCAATACGCGCGAGTTCGCCCGTCAGGTGCGCTGGTATGTGATCGGCAAGACCACGAAGGCCCCGAAGGTCGGCGTCGATGCCGTCGCCATGGTCGAGAAGTGGATGGACGATGGCTGGGAGGAGATTCTTGACAGCTATCCTGACAGCCATTGGGAGAAGTGGCCGCAGGAGCAGTACCTGAGCCAGATGGAGTTCGAGTTCGGCGTGCTCAAGGAGAAGGATGTCCTCGACTACTTCTACATCGTCGGTGACTTCGTGCGGTGGGCCAAGAGCGATCTACCGCTTCCTGTCAGGATGCCTGATGGATCGCTGTACTTCCCGCCTGGCGAGAAGAAGAAGCCGATCCGAGTGGGCCTGGGGAGGGGCAGCGCCGCAGGCTGCATCATCTCGCGGCTGATCGGCATCACTGCCATCGATCCGATCCCGCACAAGCTCAGCTTCGAGCGCTTCATGAACCCGGATCGTGAGGGCTACCCTGACATCGATATTGACTTCGCTTCCGGTGGCCGCGATCTCGTCAAGGAATACCTGCGCGTCGTCTACGGCCATGACCACGTGGCCGACATCATTGCTTACCAGACGTTCGCACCGAAGATCACGATCCGCGACATCGGCGTCGTCTATGACGTGGACTACGGCAGGCTGAACACGATCACTGAAAGCATTGGCGACACCGAGCGCGGCCTGGAGAAGATCGCAGAGAACAACGAGCTTGTCGCCGCCTTCAAGCGTGACTTCCCAAAGCCGTGGCGCGACATGTGCCGTCTGGAGCACCAGATCCTGCGCGACACCCGGCACGCTGGTGGCGTCGTAATCACCGACCGGCCGATCAACTACTACGCGCCGACACAGACCGGCAAGGATCAGGAAACAATTGTGACAGCTTGGTCGGACAGGATCGAGTTCCCGATCATGTCCAACTACGGCTTCCTCAAGTACGACATCCTAGGTGTCACTAGCCTCGACAAACAGGATTACGCCATCGATCTGATCCGTGAGCACTACAACGAGGACGTAGAGCCGAACGATCTGCCGTTCCTGCGCGATCCCTACGATGTGGACGGCCCGGTGATGGACGCCTTTGTCAAGGGCCTGACGTGGGGCATCTTCCAGTTCTCCGGCCGGGGCATCACGCAGTTCCTCCGTCATGTCAAGCCTGAGAATACGGTCGAGATCGCCGCCTGCAATGCGCTCTACCGGCCGGGTGCGATGAAGTACGCCTTCGAGTACGGCGACCGCAAGAAGGACCCGCGCAAGATCACCTACGCTCACGAGTCGCTGGAGCCAGTGTTGTCAGAGACGCTGGGGCTGATCGCCTTCCAAGAGCAGGTGATGGAGATCTGCAAGGTCGTCGGCAACTTCACCGGGGCGCAGGCCGACTTCATGCGCAAGGCCGTCAGTAAGCTTTACCGTCTCGGCAAGGAAGAGGCGCAGGCCGAGATGGCTCCGTTCAAGGAGCAGTTCATGCAGGGCTGCCGCGACAACGGTATCAAGGATGCTGACGGCGAACTGATGTGGAGCTACATCCTTGAGTGGGGCGGCTACGGATTCAACCGCAGCCACAGCGATTCCTACGGCCTCCAGGCATGCCAGGACATGTGGCTCAAGATCAACTTCCCGCTCGCGCTCTACGCATCGGTGCTGACGACGGACAGCAAGGCCAAGAAGGAGGAGCAGCGCCGGTTCCTCAAGAATGGTCTGCGCGAGGCGGCATACTTCGGCATCGAGGCGCTCGGTCCTGATGTAAACAGAAGCGACGTGGGGTGGACGATTGACAATGGGAAGCTTCGCTACGGACTCGTATCGGTTACCGGCATGGGAACTGGACTGGCGCACGACATCATCGACAACCGTGCATACAACGACTACGACGATTTTATCGAGCGCATGCCGACCGGATTTGGTGCTGACAAGATGGTTGCCTTGGCCCAAGGTGGAGCGTTCGATGGCATCGAGGATCGGGAACTACTTCTTTCGCTGACTCGCCAGTGGGGCGATAACGTCTCCAAGCTCAAGGCCACGATGTCGTGTGGGTGTGTCAAGCATCGCACCGTCAAGGCCAAGAAGCCGGAGGACGTGCTGGAGAAGATGGTCGAGGAGGTGATCGCCAAGCTGAACTGCCCCAACCATCCCGATGCGACTGTCGAGAAGCTTGTCATGCTTGACGATCTGTACCCGGTGGCACGGTACTTCAAGGACCACCAGAACGGCCACGTGCCGGATATTGTCAGCACTCCTTCCAAGGCCGAGATCTCCGACATGGAACTGAACGCGCTCAATGTCTCCCTGACACAGAGTGCGTGGTTGCTAAAGTTCAAGCCATTCCTAGACGAGCGGATCTTTACCGACGAGGAGATCGAGGCACTGCCGGAGCATCCGCAGCGCAAGGGCAAGAAGCATGGCAACTACTGCGATTGCAGCGCGTGTGTGAAGGCGGCGTGTGTCGTTGGCGGCGAGATCATCGATCTGAAGGTGATCAAGACCAAGAAGGGCGACTCCATGGCGTTCGTGGATCTCGCCTACGAGGCCAATCAATACTCTTGCACGTTTTTCCCTCACACATATGAGGAGTATGAGGAGCTTCTGAAGGGACAGTCGCTAGTGATGATCGGTGGGTACAAAGACGACCGAGGTCAGATCGTGGCAACAGAGATGGCAGACGTGTTCAGCGTGGCGGAGGAGCAGGGATGGACGCCGACGACATGATTGTGGGACCGGCCAGCCTGCCCTGCGAGCTAGGCTGCAAGGTGCCCGATGGCGCGAAGCTTGTGCCGGTGCCGATGCCACGTCATACTTGGAGCGATGTTCTGGTTTGTCCTAACAAGGGGTGTGGTCGAGCGTGGCTCGTGATCGTGGAGGACGACGGTGCCGGTGAACCCTGAGAATCGTGCTGAGTTCCGTGAGTGGGTGGTCGAGCGCGGCAGCGGCACGAAGATCTACGATGGCGAGGATGGTGTTGCCCGCATCCCTTTCCTGTCACCGCTGATGACATGGGCGACAACCGGAGGAGTGCCGGTCGGCCATATCGCTCGGTGGTATGGACCCGAGGGAAGTGGCAAGAGCCTTTCCAATTGGGGCTTGACCTACTGCGCACAGAACTATCCGCGCATCATGTCCGAGTTGTACGAGCTTGAGATCAAGTTCTACGAGGCTCGCCGACAGAAGCTCAAGGCTGTTGTCGCCAAGCGCAAGCTCAACCGCGCACTCAAGCGCTTCCCGGACGGCATGAGCGTTCTGCTGTTCGACACCGAGCAGCGTGCTGAGCTTGACTTCGCAGCCAAGCTTGGTGTCAACACTCATCCCGACAACCTACTGATCCTCGAAGAGAACATCATCGAGGAGATCATCGAGGAGATGATCGGCGCTGTGGACGCCTACCACATCCACATCATTGACAGCGCCAGCAACGCGCAGAGCTACGCCGAGGCCAACCTTGATCCCGGCGAGTACGAGCGCGGCACGGCAGCGGCGGCGTGGAAGCGTCTGCGCAAGGTGCGCAAGCAGATGGACCGGCAGGAGAACACGATCATCATCGTGGATCAGGTGCGCACGCAGGGCCTGGGTGGCGCTGGTAAGTACTCCGGCCCGGAAGTCGCTCCCCCGAACATCCGCTTCCTCCGTCACAATGCCAGCATTGCTGTCGCATACTCAGGCGGCAAGCGCATGTATCTCAACGGTGAGGGACAGCTTGTCGATGACCGCAAGAAGGCGAGTCACGACTTCATGGCGCTCGGCTCAGACGGCCCGGAGGTGGCCGGGATCGAGATGCGCTGCAAGATCGACAAGAACTCGACCGGTAAGCCGTTCCGCAACTCGATCAGCCGCTTCAAGTTCGACGTTGCCGATGCGCGCAGTGGCGAGATTGTGCAGGAGATGGGCTTCGACCAGGGCTTCGAGCTACTAGTGACAGGTGAGCACTTCCACATCATCGAGTCAGCCGGTGGCGGCATGTTCTACGCGCTCGATGAGAAGTTCCAGCGCACCAAGCAGAAGTGGAAGGGCGAATGGCGGGCCATCGAGGGCATCCTTGACGACCCCGGCCTGTCAGAACGGATTCTGTCAAGACTAAGGATGGCTACGTGAAGGAGAACCCATGGAGGAAGAAGGTCGCCCGCTCTACTGCGCCTTCTCCAAGCCCTGGCCTGGCGCAGATGCGCGAGAGCCGCGATCCGGACAAGATCAGGGAGAAGCTGTTCGCAGCGGGGTGGAAGCCGAGCATGGCGGGCCTGCCGGTCACAGACGGGAAGATCCGCAAGCTGCTGCTGGAACTGAACGAGGCCAACCGCCAGAAGACAAGGCGCGCGATACGGCGGTATGAACGATCTCGTTGACACGCTCCCCTGGCCACAGACGCCGGAGGACATGCATGCGCTGCTGAAGGTCGAGAGCTTCATCAAGGGCATTGACGGCTTCACGCATCGCAGCATTCATGGATACGTGTACTCAATAGTGTTGGAAGGAGGTGAACGTGGGTCTTTCAAGGGGCGAGTTCTTTTCGCGCATCGGAATGATGCGGGAGGTGGAGCCATTGACGGCTGCCGCCTATCGGTTCTCCGAGCTTCTGGAGGCAGAGAAGCCGCGACAGGGGCATCAGCATGACGCGCCATGGCATGTGTCTTTCCATGGCTCGGCGTTCCCTGGCGACAATGAGCGAGCCTGCCCGCGCAAGGCGCTCTACACGATGATGGACATCCCGCGCGGCGGATTCTCCCGGCGAGCACGCCAGCGAATGGACGCAGGCAAGGATCTGGAGCGCCAGCTAGTGACCCGCTGGTGGCAGGCGGGCATGCTCCTGAGCGCGCCTCCGGACGCTGAGCAGCAGACCCAGTTCGAGGACCCGGAGCACTGGCTCACCTGCACTGTTGATGCAGTTCTGCTCAAGCCGCGCTCGATGCGCCCGTTCGTGGCGGAAGTCAAGAACATTGACTGCGACACGCTCGATGAGATGCTGCGCCTGATCAGAGGCCCGCACGAGGATTACGTGCGCCAGGTCAAGACGGAGATCGCGATGGCGCACGAGCATGGTCCGTGGACGGTCCTGCGTTGTGTGAACAGCGGGCGGCTGGCGCTCAACATGGGTCCGGGTGCGAACGGGCACGCCCACACCCTGAATCTGATGATGTGCCCCGAGCACGGTGGCGACAAGTGTCTTGAGGCGCAGACGATCCCGCCCGTCGAGTACGGATACCTGTACTACGCCTCGCGCAACGACCCGGACATCACGCGCGAGTTCTACTTCGAGTACGACCCCGCGTTCATGGAGGCAGGGCGCAAGCGTCTTGCCATCTGGCGGGAGTACTGGGAGCAGGGGCTACTCCCGCAGACGCACTTCGAGGGCAAGCATCCGTTCGGCTGGAACTGGACTACTGATGACAGTCCGTGCAAGTGGTGCGGCTATGGCCCTGCTGGCAGCTATGTTTGCAGGGAGGACCACCAGGAAGCTGTCAAGCGCGGCGAACAGATCACGCTGGCCGAGAGCCTGGCGGTCGAGGAGGCAGAGCAGGCTCGGCCGGAGTACAATCTGGATCTAGTCCGAGCAGCCGTGGCGGCTCGCTGGGGAGCAGACCGTCTAGAGTCTTGACGGCCCTGTACCCCCTCCGGGGGTAATCTCCAGCTTGATCCCAGCGGCTAAAGCTGCTAGGCTGCCTGGCCGACAACTGGGGAGAACCCCGACGACAGCCCAAAGGAGGGCACAAGTGGCACAGCAGTTGGAAGGACTCAAGCTCAGCGAGGACCAGGCTGAGGCGATCATCGAGAAGGGCATCGAGTACGGCGCGTACAGCGACGAGATGCCCGACACGAAGAAGGCCAAGCTCGCGGCAGCGGACGAGATCGTCGCGTTCTCGGTTGACGCCTACGTCAACGACGAGATCAGGAGTGATGACGACGACCCGCAGGTGGCCGAGTCTGGCGAGCAGATCGAGGAGATCCTCGAAATGGCCGGTGTCGAGATCGATGACGACGGCACCGTGACCTATGGCGAGCCGGAGGAGCCGAAGGGCAAGAAGTCCGGTGGCAAGAGTGGCGGCGAAGCCCCCTTCGACCCGGATGACTACATCGAGGGCTACTCCGAGCTTTCGGTCGTGACCAAGCTCAAGAAGGTCAAGGAGCTTGACCCCGAGGACGACGACGACGCCGCGATCCTGAACGCGCTGCGCGACTGGGAGAACGAGCAGGACAAGCCGTCTTCCCGCGTGCTCAACTGGATCGATGAGGCGCTGCCGGAGGGCGAGGGCGACGACAACGGTGGCGACGAAGGCGAGGCCACCGAGGAGCCGTGGGAGGACTACGACAAGGCGTCGGCGGCGGACATCCGCAAGATCCTCAAGGGTGCCCTGGAGGACGAGGAGGACCCGCTCACGGCCGATCAGGTCCAGTACGTGCTCGACTACGAGCAGGGCCGCAAGGCTCCGCGCAAGCGCGTCATCGACTACTGCAACACGCTGCTGGAGGAGTTCGGCAACGGTGGCAAGGCCGATGACGAGCCGGAGGAGAAGCCCAAGCGCGGGCGTGGCGCGGCGAAGAAGGAGGAGCCGAAGTCCGAGAACGGTGTGATCGTGCTCACCCGCGAGCAGATCCTGACCGCGCTCGACAGCGGCGAGGTCACCATCGAGGTCTGATGGCACTACCGGCCAAGCGTGTTGACAGGCGCGGGGGTGGCAACGCTGCCCCTGCGTCTGACGGCGCGCTGAGCGATGACGATCTCCGCAGGCTCGTTCCATCAGGGCTTGCGGGGTCGCTCGTCAAGAGCAAGCTTCATGACAAGAGGCTTGCTATTGCTGGTTTGGGGGAGCCAGAGGACTGGTCCGGTGCGATGCCGGATCTGCCCCGCGACATCGCGGCGTTCGATCACAGCCAGATGTCAGCACTGTTGGGAGACTTCGCGAATGCGCTGAGCACGTCGTTGTGGCAGGCGAGCAAGGCGTACATCGAGGCAGATGCCTACGACCAGATCGCGGAGTACCTTGAGGATGTCGCTACTCTTGATGCTGATGAAAGCAACGAGCAGAAGCGCAAGGCGCAGGCTCGCACCGACGAGCGGGTGGTTGCTGCGCGTGCGCTCCAGCGGCAGTCCTACCACGACTACGTGCGCTTTCGCGACCTGGCGAGAACCATTGAGGTCCGCTGGCGCACGATCAGCCGCATCGGTGGCTTCGTAGGCGACGAGGTGGAAGCTGAGGCGGCAGGAGCGATCAAGGCCAGCACGCGAGGGAGCGCGGCTGGCAATGCGCGAGGTACTGGCCGGGGAGAGATTCGCCGGTCACGCCGTAGTAAGTAGTAGTGACAGGCCAGGGGCGGGATAACGGTGGGCCGCGCCCTGGTCTGTTTCAATCAGGTGGTGAGACTCTTGTCACTTTCCTGATCTGGTTAGTCTTGGCTGTGGCGTTCGCTCCTGTACTGGGAGCTTGGGGCCACGTGATGTATCTACTGTTCAAACTGGGATGGGACCTGATCTGATGGAGGACAAAGATCGTCATGAATGACGAAACAACCTGGCAGGAAGACTGGGATCGAGATCCGCAGACTCAGGCATATGTGCAGCACTTCATTGACAACGTGCTGCCGGAGATCGACAAGTCAGCGATGGCGGTCAGCGTCGTACCGAACAAGAAGCGCAGCCAGCATGGCAACGGTGATGTCAAGTACTGGGTCGAGCTTGGCGCGATGATCATGTTCGACAAGCCCATCATCTGTGTTGTCGATCCCGGTATGCGCAGTGAGATGCCGGAGCACCTTGTGCGGGTGGCCGACTACATCGTGGAGGGCGACATCACGACGCTGGAGGGCCAGACGAAGATCGCTGAGGCGATGTCGGTGATCGTCACGAAGATCGAGGAGGGCGAGGGGCCATGAAGGAATGGATCGCGATCCTGCTGTGGTCGATCACCAAGAAGCGCAGCATCGCTGTCAAGATGCTTGGCGAGAAGCGCGTCAAGGAGATCGAGGAGAGCCAGGGCCTCTTCTCGTGATCGAGTACAGCGACCTACGCAGGGCGCGCTCAAGCGTGATCAGGCAGGCCGGTGCAAAGGCACCGGGGCGCGGCTCGATGGACACCACGACGCCGATGGTCAGGCTCGGACTTGAGGTGGTCGAGTTCGACGTTTCTGACACAGTGCAATTCGCTGGCGAGATCACTAGCAAGAATCTTTACAGGATCAAGGTGGCTCAAGGCAACTATGCAATCGATCTCTTCACCGCCGCAATCTGCTCCGGAATCACCTACGGAGCCGCCGCCGAACGACGGCGATAAGCGATGGGCCGTCATCGCTATTGACTGGAGCAGGCCGAACGTGATCGCCTGGTTCTTGTCCGAGGAGGATGCCGACAAGGCGGCAGACGGCTACGACTCCCTGGCATTACGCGCGATAGCGGTGCCCGAGGGGCACCCGATGATCAAGGAGTAACCATGGATGACGAACTGAAGGAAGCTGCCGACAACTTGGCAGCCAACGTGAAGTCATTCCTGTCGTCGCTCCCGTTCGTAGCTCCAGAGCAGATCGAGTTCCAGGCTCAGGTCAAGCTACGCGAGCCGCTTGAGGAATATGAGAACGTGCGGAATTGACATCGGTAGTGCTAACTACAGGGCTATAGCGCTCGTCGTCAATGGCGCTCCAGTTCGCGCTGCTGTTTGGAAGCCACCCGACAAACGTGACAGCAGGGCTATCATCTTGGAGCACTCGTTCAAGTGGTTTCAACGGTGGCTACATATATTCAACCCTGATGTAGTCAGTGTTGAGCAACTTGTGGTGTTCCACAACAAGAAAACGATTCGCGCACTGTCGCACCATGAAGGCGTTGCCCTGCTCGCGGCGAAGCGCAGTGGGGCCATAGTGCTGAATCCGTCACCGAGCCAGTCGCGTGCTGTAGTCTTCGCCAACGGACGACTCTCCAAAGACGACGCATGGGTGGCCTTCAAGAAAATGTACCCCGATCTCAAGCTGCTCGCCAAGAACAGCGGAGGGTCCGACCAGATGGATGCGTACACGCACGCACTGGCGGCTCCGACTGTTCTTGAGCGAAGGTGACAAGACGCAAGGCGAAAAACCCGCAAGGGCCGTTGCCCCTTGTCTGGCGCGGATATCGCAACTGCGACCGCTGCACGGCCTGGCGTCCTGTTAGTGACTTTACTGTTTACCAGACGCGCACCGGCTACGAGCAGATCAAAGGGACGTGTGATGCGTGTAAGCGCCAGGTCGAGCGCGACCGCTACAACAAGCTGTCTCCGGCGCAGAAGAAGCTCAAGGGAGTCAAGGCCAACAAGCAGGCGCAGAAGCGCCGCGACAAGGCACTCATCTACATCGAGAGACAGCGCGCCATTCTTGACAAGCAGAACGACAAGATCGAGCGGCTGGAGAAGAAGGTTGAAGTCGCTCGTTCGCGGGTTCTACATGAGGAGAATGGCAGCGAAACGTATGTTGACGCAATACCGTTCAGGATGTGGCTGCTGCGCCGACATCGCGAGAGTGGTTACAACGTCTCTGATCTGGCCGACGAGATCGGTTTCGATCACTCTCAGGTGACCAGTTGGCTCAACGGATACAAGTGGAATGGAGCCGGTCGTGATCCTGCGCCGATGCGGTCAATCAAGCTCAGCACTGTTGACGAGGTAGCAGTGGCGTTGGGTGACCCCGGCCTCGTGGAAAGACTGTACCCACTGCTGGTAGAGGACTGATCCGGTAGAATGCCCTGCAAATGGGTGGCACAGATATCGCCAGGGCTGACGAAGTTGGCCTCACAGACCGCCAGATAGGCGCGCTGGGCCGATTGCACCGGCTCGGAGCTAAGCCTCGCATCGAGGGCGAGGTGTACGACTCAGACCCGCAGATTCGCGCTCTGCAACTGGTCTACGAGGGCAAGATGGGTGGCAAGGGCCTGGGGCAAGGTCGGCCTCGAACCGGCGTGGATCGCAAGGCTCGCGCGGCTGAGGTGATTGCGGCTGAGATCCGCGAGCGCTTTACCGGCAGGATGATCAGGGCTATTGACAGAGCCTTGAAGAAGGACGCCGGAACCCGCGCTAATCTTGATGCAGTGAAGCTGGCGCTCGACATCGAGAACCGCGAGGCAGCGCTGGCACTGAAGGAATACGAGGCCGAGTTCGACACCGCCACAAAGGAGCAGCTAATTGCCACCCTCTTCGAGCTTGTCGCGGAACCGCAGACAGCGGCAGCTATCGAAGGAACAGCCTGGGACATCACAGACGCGGAGGTCGTTGAAGATCCATCCGCTTCTGGAGAGAGTGGGGGTAACGGAAGTGCCCCCAGTGTTGGCAGCAATGGGGATCACTCCGGAGACTCTGGATCAGTTAGAGCCGTCCGACTTGCGCGACATCGTAAGCAGAGTGAAAACCCTTTCACGAAGGCTGCAATACGAAGGGCCGAGCAATGACGATGAGCTTCACGCCTGGATCAAGAAGAACATCGGTGTTGACATCCCTCGTGAGCCGGTCTGTGAAGATCACGTAGCACCCTTTCAGTTCCTGGCAGATCTCTTCTTCGAGCGCGTGCCCTCGGCGCTTGCGCTGGCGAATCGTGGTGGCTCCAAGACTTTCATCGTCGCGCTGCTCCACTACCTCAACTGCACGTACAAGGCCGGATGCGGCTGCCTGACCTTCGGGGCGACGGAGGCTCAGGGCAATCGCTGTTATGGCAATATTGAGGACTGGTGCTACGTCCACGACGAAGATACTGGCAGGCGTACTGACACAGTTCTGCCGTTCATCAGGGAAAAGCCGAAGAAGTCACAGACGGTGTGGAAGACCGGCTCGGTGGTCGAGGTCGTGGCCGGGTCTGAGAATGCCGTCTCTGGCCCGCACCCGGCGAAGGCGCATGCCGACGAGATTGATCAGATGGAACGGCCGGTGTGGAACCAGAGCCGTGGTATGGCCGTCACTAATCGTGCCACTGGGCCGTTGCCGCTGTGGATGCAGAAGTACGAGGGAATGATCCCGCCGCAGGACATCGCTACGAGCACGCGCAACTCGACCAAGGGGCTGATGCAGGAGCTTCTGGATGAGATCGAGCAAGATGTCAAGGATGGAAACATCGCACAGTTTGCGCTCTACACGTGGTGCATTTGGGAGACGATCAAGGAAGTCCCGAACTGCCGCTGTGTTGACAAGCGCCTGCGGCGGAAGCGCCTCAAGCAACTCGACATGGATGTTGACTCCCTCTGCGAGTGCAACCGCGTTGTGAAGGGCCGTTTGCCAAGTGGCAAGCCGAGGACCCTGGAGTCCATCTGTAAGGGCAAGGCGTTCCGCTCGCGCGGCTGGAAGCCGTATGTAGATCTCGTGATGACGTTCAAGCGCAACACTCCTGGCACGTGGACGTTGCAGCATGAGTGCCGCCACGGCATTGACGAGAACAACTACATCCAAGACTGGTCGCTGAACCTGTACGGCATCCGCCACTACGAGCCGCATCCGATGTACGGGCCGATCTACCGGGGCGTTGACTGGGGATCGACGCACCCGGCCTGTGTGCTCTACTTCCAGTACCTGACAGCAGAGGTGCCAGCACTCGGGTTCGACTACGAGCCGATCTGGCTGGAGTCCGGGATCTATGTGCTGTTCCACGAGATCTACATCGCGGGCAGCGACAGCCAGACGCTCGCCAAGCGTGTCGTCATGGTTGACGAGCAGTACCGCAAGGAGTACGGCGGCGCTTGGAAGGTCAAGGCTACGTTCTGTGACCCGCAGGGAGCCGGTGACCGGATCATCTTCAACAATCACGGCATCCCTTCCATCTGGCCCGTCAAGACGCGCAACAAGATCCGCTTCATCGAGACAGTGCAGAACCTCGTCATTGATGACAAGTTCGCCGTCGATGTCGATGCCGCTCCGATGTTCTGCGAAGAGGTCGAGGGCTGGCAGAAGGACCCACGTACTGGCAAGGAGCTTGACAAGTACAACCACGCGATGGCGGCATGGCGCTACGGCATCTCCAACGCCGAAGTGATCGAGAGCCACCGCAGCCAGAAGAAGAACAAGGCAGTCCAGTCCAATGGCGCACAGCCTCAGCGGCAGGCAGTAGTGAGCCGTCGCACACCGATGGCGGCTGAAGCTGGCGAGATCGTCTACGGTTCGATAGCATCGCGCGGAGGTTCGGCAGTTCCGCTCGACCCGCGCTTCACCCTCAACGTGGACAAGTGAACATGGCTGATGTGAATGTCAAGATAGATGAGGGCGGCGTCGAAGAGGAAGACGTTGCCAAGATCGAGAAGTCCGTCAAGGGTCTTGACCAGGCCCCGACGACTGCTCAGCAGACACCGACTCAGGATCAGTGGACGGCGTTCAGTACAGCGCTCGGCCCACCGTTCGACTCTGAGCGCGTCACGCTGTATCAGATGCGGCAGATGCGCAAGGATGCGATGATCGCCTTCGGCCTGCACTACATCAAGGTGCCATTGGTAAGGGCAGAATGGCACATCGAGGCGCGCGACAAGGACGGCCCGAACGCACAAGTTGCCGCGTTTGTTGACGCCGCGCTGCGTCCGATCTACGCCAGGTACATGTTCCAGCGGATGCTCGCGCTCGACTTCGGCTTCCAGGCGATGACGAAGCGCTTCATCATGAAGAACCCCGGAGGGATCTATAGCGATCCCACAGAGGCCGACGAGACGCGCCAGATCAAGCCGATTTGGGACGAGGGCAGCATCGATCCGGTGATCTGGAAGGCTCCTGTCCCGCTGCGCCCCGAACTTGTCAAGCCTGTTTTCGATGACAAGACTGGTGAGTTCGCCGGGATGACCTACGACGCTCCGCAAGTGCAGCGCCAGTCCACGAAGACGAGCCGTGGCAAGTCCAAGGGCCTGATGGAGATGGACGTGTACCACAGCCTGTGGGGCACGAACGCCAAGGACGACGAGCACGGCTCGATCTACGGCTTCCCGCGCACCGGCCATGCGAGGGACTACTGGTGGGCCTACAAGTTCCTGTTCCAGCTTTCCAACCGTGGCTACGAGCGCGTGGCGATCCCGCCCGTCGTGGCCTACCACCCCGAAGGCAGCAGCGTCATTGATGACACAACCGGTGAGACGCAGCCGAACTGGCAGATTGCGCTTGAGATGGCAGACCGGCTCCGCAGCAACGCGGTCGCGGCCGTGCCGTCAACAATGGCGGAAGCCGGACTGGGGGAAGCGTCCAACTCGCAGCGTGCGTGGGACTTCAAGTTCCTAGAGACGCCGTGGCAGTCACTGTCATCATTCGATACGCGCTTCAATTACCTGAACGTGATGAAGCTGCGCTCGGTGTGGGTGCCCGAGCAGGCTTTCATCGAGGGCGAGGGCGGCACAAGCTCGCGCAACGTCGCTTCGCAGATGGCCGAGATCTTCCAAGAGTCGCAGGCACTGTTGATGGAAGAGGCCGACGACGAGATCAATCGCTACATGATCCCGCAGCTTCTGATCGTCAACTTCCCGGAGTTCATCAACAATGGCGGCATTGCTCGCAAGGTGTCACACGGCTTCCGCAAGGAGGACATCGAGTTCTACAAGCAGGTGCTCCAGTTGATCGGCCAGAGCACGCCGGAGAAGCTGGCCGACGAGGTGGACGTGACCGAACTGCTGCGCCGGATGGGAGCGCCCCTGCGTGACGCCCGCGTGCTGGAGCGCGAGCGCCAGAAGCTCCAGGCACAGAGCGCGCTCGGATCGCCGCCTCTTGTCAACGGTGGTTCCGGCAACGTCAGCGTGATCGCCAATCCGAACGTCAACCCTGGCTTCCAGAATGGCGGCTCGGTTCCGTCACCGCGTGGCGGCGGCGCTGCGTCGGCGGCGGCTGGGTTCGCAGACCCGATGTATCAGCAGGCCACGATCTACATGCAGCCGCCGCCCCACATGGACGCCTGGCTCGGAGACGCCGACGACTTCATCACGTCGCTACCTGTCAGCAAGCACTACACTGACAAGACGATTCGCTCGCTGTCGCTGCAACTGCGGCGTGTGTGGGAGGCCCACTTCCGGCGTCTGTATCCCGACTTCGCCAAGTACGTCAATGGGCTTGACACGCTCGAACTGGCCGATGGCAAGCGCGTGCGCATCACCAAGAAGACGGCTGAGGCAGCGGCGCGCAAGATCATGGACAAGTGGGGCGTGGCCAGCGAGGAGATGGACAAGCTGGCCAAGCGCTCGGCAGAGATCATCCGCAAGATGGTTGACAGGGGAGCCAAGCTCGATCAGAAGCGGACGCGGATCGATGCCGACCTTGACGAAGATGACATCGAGAGCTTCGTCGGAGAACAGGTGGGGCGATTGATCCGGCTCACAGATCGCACGTTCAAGGAGGAGATGCGTGGATTCGTCACCGACGCCATCCGAGATGGCCAAGGCCCTGGCGAGATTGCAGACGGCATTACGGCACATTTCGAGGGCTTTCCGACGACTCGCGCGGATCGTATTGCGCGTAGCGAGACTCGTGATGCGGTCAACGCTGCCACACTGTTGTCTGGTCAGGCATCCGGTATCCGCTACGTCCGGGCGACGGACGGCGAGGAGTTCGATGAGGACTGCAAGAATCGCAATGGGCGGCTATACACCGTTCGCGAGGCTTGGCGTGAGATGCGCAAGGAACACCCCAACGGCACGCTCGGGTTCGATCTCATCCCGCGAGCGAACTTCTCGGTCGAGTACGTGGCGCAGATGCCTGACGGAGCGCCCGATGACTCCCTTGCCTTCTACGATTCGGACTCAGAGACGGCCTTCGTAGTCTTCAACAGTGATGGCACTGACCAGTACCTGTCGGAACTGGGCGAGTGGTTGATCCGCGAGGGCAGCAATGGCAACGGGGCGCATGCCAACGTATGACGGAAACCTCTTGACGCTGGACCTCGACATCACTGTATTTGGTGTTGTCATAAAAGTCGCTGGCACCATAGAGGTGCTGAACGTCCGAAGGCGTGTCAATGCGCCCACGTAGGACACACAACACCACCCGCACACTGTCGCTCCGGGGAGGCACGGAGGACAACGATCTGTGGGTGTACGACCTCCCTGACGGCGACGGTCGGCATGTGATCGCCTCGGTGTGGGAGCCATCCGACGAGGAACGCAAGGCCATCGCTGAGGGCGAGAACGTGCGTCTGCTGGTGTGGGCCATCCGGGGCACCCAACAACCTGTCGCTATTGACACCACCGACGAGCTACTGGGGAAGCCGCCGAATGAATGAGATCTGGCTGTCAGACAATGGCGAGCCGCCGATCATGCTCGCTGTCAGAAAACCTGGCCAGGTGGCGGCGCAGCCTGATGCCTCCGGCGCTGTTGTCAGGCGTGGTGCTGCCTCTGGCAACCCGAACTTCGATCCGGTCACCGGCAAGTTTGCGGGCAAGAAGCTCAGGGCGCTCAAGGATGGCCTGGAGGTGGTCGCTCAGACTGTGCAGCAGGGCGCGCTTCCAACGCAGAGCGGCGTCCCTACCGGCGTCGATGCCGATGCGTGGGCGCGCAGGCTGGCGGCAGTGCGTGACGCTGGCCGGACACTCGATGACCTGACGGCTGAGACGCTGACCGCATTCCTGCGGGCAAGGGTGCTGGATGTCAATCAAGTTGACATTGGTCAGTTCCTGTCAGACGTGCAGTGGCAGCGGATCGCGGATCTGGCAGACGCGCTCCAGCAGAAGCACAAGGAGAAGGGCTTCGTCCGGATCGATGCGACGAGTGGCTGGATCAAGAAGGTCTTCAACAACCTCGACGGCCCGATGGCCGGACATCTTGTCAAGATTCTTGAAGGAAGGGGATGGAGCCAGGACGAGATCAAGAACAACATCATCAAGCGTGTCAAGAACAAGGAGATTCGGGGCTACCTCGAAACCCTCTATGGCACGCCGCTAGAGCAGGGCAAGGAAGAGAAGCCCCAAAAGGAAGAAGAGGTAAAGAGTGGCGTCTAACGGTAGGCTCCCGGCTAGTTCACTAGGGGCGATCCCTGGTGGTCGGCTGGAGAAGCATGCAGCCAATTCGTGGCTACGGCTGCGCGCATACATCGGCAAGAAGGCGAACGTCTGGATCTGTCCTACATCCAGCAGGACTGCTTACAGGACGTATGCAGAGCAGCAGTACTTCTGGAACCTCTACATCCATGGCCACGGCGCTCTCGCCGCACGGCCTGGCACGAGCAACCACGGCTGGGGCGTTGCTGTGGATGTTCCGCAAACAGTGATGGCGGCACTGATCAACCGCTACGGTGCGGACTTCGGATGGCAGAAGCGCTGGAGTGATGCGCCGAGCGAGTGGTGGCACTTCAAGTACGCGCCGCAGTACGACAAGCACAAGGGCGAGAAGCCCGGTGGTGTCAAGCCCAAGCATCCGGCTCACTACCTGATGCGAGACGAGAAGCACTGGCGCGCGGTGCTTCGGCGCGAGCGCAGGCTGGCCAGAAAGGCTGGCGGCTGGGACAAGGTTGGTGATGATCATCGCACCATGGCCAAGCGCGCAAAGGCATGGCTGCGTCGGCGCATGACGCATATCAAGAAGGCTGCCAACTCCGAGAGTGGCGGCTGGAAGAAGCATCACCGCCGTGTCCGCTACAACTACATCAAGAAGGTTGTCGATGGCTGAGAACGAAGTCACTGAGTCGCCGGTCATGCAGACCGAGGACCATCTGGAAGAAGCGGTCCCCACCACAGAGGTGACAACAACGGTGTCAGACATCCCGGTGGACTACGGGAACCCTGGCGTTGCCGACATCGCTGACCCGGCGTTCGATGACGTGGAGGACGAGGACGACATGCCTGGTCCCGGCGAGCCGAAGGACGACGACGAAGAGATCGAGGACGACGAGGACGAGATGGACGAAGAAGAGGAGCCGGTCGTTCCGCCTGGCATCGAGGAGGGCCAGACGGCCGAGCCGGATTCCGAGTACGACCACGACCCGCAAGACTGATGACTCTTCCTCTGACTCCGAACAAGACGATCCCGTCATCGCTCCGCAGGGGTGATATGGGATGGCCGGTGTATGGCCTCCAGACGGGCCTCGACAAGCTCGGCCATGACTTGACGTTCGATGGCGACTTTGGGCCTGCAACCGATCTGGCTGTGCGCAACTTCCAGATCAAGCAGAAGCTCACCGTCGATGGCATCGCCGGTATTACTACCCAAGCTCGGATCGTCACGCTGATCGATGCCAAGACTCACGACAATCACCCTAGGCTGCCAACCGGTCTGCTGCGTGGGTTTGCGGAGTCAGAGGGAGGCAACAACCTCGGCGCTGTCAACTGGTCTGTCAAGGGTGGCGTCGATTGCGGAGTTGTGCAAATCCGCTGCTATGGCCCGCCGTACAAGTCGGAGGAGATGTACGCCGCCTATCACCCCGGCGTGGCGATGGAGCGGGTGGCAGTCACGTTCCTGGCGCGGACGCTCAGCTATAGCGAGATGAAATACGCCAAGAAGCATCCCATCGCTTTCTCACAGCGGTGTGCAGCCTTGTCATGGAACTGGCCCTTCGCAGCACAGGAGTACGCCGTGAATGGCGCGCTCCCCAACCCCAACAGGATTGCTGACTGGGCGGTCGGTATCAAGTTCCCCGATGGAACACCTGTCCGGACATGGAAAGACTGGGCACAGTTTTACGCCATGGGAGGCCCACACGGCGAGGGCAGAGTCACTCGCTACGTCCGCTGGTGAAAGGAGTATTGATGGGAGGACTCACACAAGGAGAGCGCCCGGCGATCACGCCGCCACAGATCGTGGCGATGATCATCGCTGGCATTCCCCTTGCCGCGCAGTTCCTGCATGGTTTCGGGATCTACGATCTCTCGGCCGAGTCGCAGGAAGCCCTCAACAATGCTGTCACGTGGGCTGGTGTGTTTGCTGGCTCGCTGATCGGCGGCGATGCGGTGCTGAGGACAGGCCGCAATCTGCGCAAGGGCAAGGTCGAGGCTGTCCTGGCCGAAGGCGGCGAGGCTCACACGCTGGAGATCGTGCAGGACAGCATGCTCGTTCCGGCCAGCAAGCCGGTTGTCGCTACTGGCGGCACCCTCCAGGGCGGTGATCCGTCAACCAAGACCGGGTTCGAGGAGCCTCCGAAGCTATGACTCTGCGCGGGCACGAAGATCTCAAGCCAAAGGCCATCGTCGGCTTCGACATGGGGTTCGCCCTGGTTGACTGCGGCGGTGAGGTGAAACGCTACCGGCTCGCTGTCGGGGCCATGGGCAACCTGATGGCAGCGCCGGTCGATGAGGCGGCGCTGAATGGAGTCGATCAGCTAGGATCACTGACCGATCCCGGTCTTCGTGCCCCGCGTAGGCACACCACAGTAGACCAACGGATGTAAGGAGTATTGATGGCAGATAACCACCCACGGCTGGTGCAGAACTCGAAGGGAGTGCGTTGTCAGCGCTGCACCGGCATTCATGAATACCTGACACGCCTCAGTGACGACACCCGAGACTGCTCCACCCCAGTCGCCTTCGGTCCAGACAAGGCGCTCAAGATGGCAACCCTACTCGCCAACGGCGCTGAAGATGTGGTTCGTATTCCTGATGACACTATTGTCGTTATGGATGACAGCGCTCGTCGGCTGCCACGGTCAGGCACAGGGACCATCCGGCTCGCACAGTTCACCACCGTCACACGTTCAGCGTGAGCACTGAAGCAGGTGGATGATGTCGTTATTCTTTTCGTCTGCCTGCTGTGTCTCTTCCTCATCGCCATCGTCTGGATTATCACGGCGCTGCCTGGGATCTAGCTAGTCGGGTATGATCGCGTCATGAGCTTCCTATCTGACCGCGATCTGATGGTGCTCGGGCCGACGCTCGTGACGCCGTTCGATCCTGAATGCGTAGGTCCGGCGAGCATCGACCTCCATCTGTCCGAGGAGTTCGCGGTGCCGGACATGAACGCACGGCTGGCCTACATCGATCTCGATGGCCCTGCCTCCTTCACCCGTCCTATCGTGCGGGCGTCGGCTGAGGACGGCTTCGTCTTGCACCCCGGCGAGTTCGTGCTCGGCGTCACCGTTGAACAGGTCAGCCTTCCCGACAACATCGTTGGCAGGATCGAGGGCAAGTCATCGCTCGGGCGGCTCGGCCTGATGGTTCACATCACGTCGGGCTTCATCGATCCCGGCTTCAAGGGCTGCCTGACGCTACAGATGACAAACGTCCTGCGCATCCCCATCGTGCTGCGACCTGGCAAGCGCATCTGCCAGGCGGTGTTCGCCTACCTCACCAATCCTGCCATGAATCCTTATGACAAGGGTCGTGTCTACAACTCCGAAAGTGTTGTTCCCTCGAAGGGTGTGACGGCATGATCTACTGCGGGAAGTGCGCAAACTCGCGCAACTACCCCACGTCGTCAATGCGGACAAGTCGTGGCTCGTGTGAGATCTGCGGTGGCTTCGATCAGATCCAAGTCAAGAGTCGCGACGGAATCTCGACCCGCAACCTGCCGAATTTCTCCTACCCCGACAACCTGTTGCCGTCAATGGTCGAGACAGAATCGGAGGAAGAAGTTGGCTAGGGTCCTCGTCACTTACTCCAAGCCGGTGCCAGGCTGGCGGGATCTCGACTGCTCGGAGCCGTTCCTTGAGCGCGGCACGACGTTCTCGTTCTACGGCGCGGTGCCGGAGCTAGGCATCGAGGAAGTCAAGTGTGACGACATTCCTGTCGAGCACGCCTACATCAAGGATGAGGTGCTGTACGTGGAGGGGTATGCCAACTTCGGGTGAGATCGGGCGGGGCCTGGAGGAACGGATCGCGAAAGCGCTCGGTGGCACGTTCGTCAAGCAATCCGGTGGCGGCAGGTTCGAGAAACTCGATGTCAAGGATGCTGCCAAGTTCGTGTACTTCGCCAGAGCGACGACCCGGATGAGCGATGCCGGGTTTCGTGCGCTGTGGAAGATGTGGTCAGAGACGATCCGTGGCACGCGGGGACCGGCTGGCCACGGCAACGATGCGAAACCGGCGATGGTGTTCGAGATGAACGGTGAACTGCTAGTGACAATGCGCTTGGCAGATCACGTGGCGTTGGCGACTGAGGAGATTGCCCCCTACGTCCAGACAACCAAGGCCCAAGAGCGAAGGGCGCGGGCATTACAGAATCCGAGGGAACGCTGATGCGCGCATTCATCACGATCAACCTCAAGAAATCCACGAACGACAAGCCGGAGAGTCCAGTGCGGAGCATCGAGCTTCCGTACCTGACAAAGAATGGATTGCCTGTCTTCACCCTTGACACAGAGGAACCGTTCTTCATTGGCACCGATTTCATCCAGATCGATGCGGTTCCCGGCATGATCGGTATCGCTCAGAAGGGTGACCAGATCTACTGTGTTGACAGCCATGAGGAGGTGCAGGCTCTCCCCCTCCGCATCATCACACAGAAGCAGTACGAACGCTTCCAGCACCTCGAAGAGTCGTTCGTGAAGGAGACGGTCTAAAATGCCCAGGCGTAAGCGAAAGTCAACATCATCGTCAAGGAGGAGAAAGCGCGGGACGCCGAGGCCGAAGAAGCGCTCGACGGCCAAGGGCGTGAAGAAGCTCAAGGCGAGCAGCTTCGCGTATCCGAAGACCCGCAAGTACCCGATCAACACCAAGAAGCGCGCTCGTGCGGCGCTGGCTTACGCGGCACGCAGCGACACCGCTGGCAGCTACTCACATGTCGCCAAAGCTGTCAGAAAGAAGTACCCCGGCATCAAGATCGGCGGAAAGAAGAAGACAAGGAGGAAGTAAGCAGTGCCGACAAAGAAGCCACTCCACCCCAAGCTGCGCGAGAACTCCGAGCGCCTCAAGCGCGGAGAACCACTGCACAGCAAGCGCAACGCGCCCACATCGGCCGGTGCCCCTCCGGCGCGGCCGAAGATCCGTTCAGCCAAGGCCAGAAAGGGGTAGAGACATGCCTGGTGCCGCGAGCAAGATGCGCAGCCACCTGTCAAGGCAGGGCAAGAAGGGCAATCGCAAGATGAAGAAGAACTCCAGCCGCAAGCAGAACGCTGCCAACAGTCGTGTCGGCGGCTATGCCGGGGCGAACTTCAGCAACGACATTGGCCGTCGCTAGATGGACGACGCCGACCTTGAGCGAATTACGCGCATCGCCAAGGGCGGGCTTGAGAGCGCGAGAGAGGAGCCGGACGAAGACGAGCACGATCTGCACCTAGATACTTTCGCCATTGTTGGCGTGTGGGCCTGGAAAGACGATGAGGGCAATGACTGTGAGGGGTACAGCATCTGGTCTGAAACGCGCCGGACCCACGTACAGGCAGGAATCCTCGTCGCTGGCTTGCAGCGCTTGTCAGAGGGCGGGGGAAAGAACTAACAACAATCACGACAGGAGCATCATGGGAGACGAGGAGAAGGACGAGGGCCAGGAGCAGGAGCAGGGACCGATCCGCGAAGGTTCCGATCAGGTCGCGGGCGACCCGCGTGGCAACGCCATCGAGGGTGGCGCTGCCCCGAGCATCGGCGGCGGTGTCGCGAGCAGCGGCACGCCTGCCGGAGAGGACGTTCCCGAGCCTGGTGAGGGCCAGGGACCAGGGCAGGGTGAGGGTGCCCGAGAGGGCAAGTCCTCGCAGGAGTAGCGACACCGGCCCATGGCTGAGATCGTCATACGCATACCAATCGAGATCCCCGAACTGGAGGTACTGATGGCACAGATCGATGACGTTGCCGCACAGGTCCAGCAACTGACCGAGGCGGTGCGTGGCTTCATGAACAGGCAGGCCGACATCATCGGCCAACTCAACGCCGAACTGTCAGCACTGAAGGCTGACGACGACGTGGAGAACTCCAAGCTGGAGGGCCTGTCCGGCGTCATCCAGAGCCTCACTGACGAGGTGAACAGGTTCGGCCAGAACACCGAGGTGCCGGTCGATCCCGCCGATCCGGGAGGCGAGGTGGAGCCGATCCAGCCGGACCCGGTGCCCGAGCCGGAAGAACCGGCCGAGTAGAACTGTCAACACTCAGGACCAAGGAGGGATAGAAGTGCTACGGCCTCTCGCAGCCACGGCGCTGATCGCGCTATCGGTGCCGCTGGCTGCGTATGCCGGTGGAGGGACGACATCGGAACACAAGGTGGCGATCTGTCACAAGGGCATGACGCTCTCCGTGGACAAGAGCGCGGTTCAAGCGCATCTCAACCATGGTGACACGTTGGGTCCGTGTGAGTGCCCGAAGTTCAAGCACAAGCATTCGTCGCATCACCACGGCAAGCGCGTTCATGGCCATGGGCACCGCAAGCACCACAAGCCGCATTGCCCGAAGCCACACCCGACGCCAACACCGACTCCGACACCAACGTCAACACCGACGGCAACTCCAACGGCAACACCCACAGCAACACCGACGGCAACGCCAACAGTGACGCCAACTCCGACACCGACGCCAGTGGTTGGGCCTCCCGGACCCCCTGGTCCGCCTGGCCCTCCGGGACCGCCTGGACCTCCCGGCCCGCCTGGTCCTCCTGGCAAGGATGCACCCGTCTCATGCCCGAAGGGAAGCATTCGAGTCGCCAAGTGGCGCGTTGTTGTCAATCGTGGTCACAGAGTGACCTCGTTCAAGGCGACGTTCAACGGTGAGAAGGCCCAAGTCAAGCGCACACGCACCAAGAGCGGTCGTCGGATGTTCGTCATCCGTATTGACATGCGCGGACTGACGAAGGGCATCTACAACGCGCGCATCCGTTACAAGTTCGCCGGAGAGACGCGCAAGTTCCCGCACAGCAAGGTCCATCTGTACCGGGCCTGCGGTGGCAAGGACTCGCTCAACGAGAAGTCCATCATCACCATCTAGGAAGGAGTAGTGACATGGCCGGACTCACTGTCAAGCAGACGCCGCTCAAGAAGGCAGGCGGTTACACAACCACGACGCCGACGCTCTCGCCGGGAGCGGGGCACCTCAAGCCGTTCGGCGGCGGTGTGCCCGACAGGCGTCCGGCCAGCCACGCGGTGGCCTCCCCCTACCACCGTGGGCGCAAGGGCCGCAACAAGGACACGGAGGCGCTGCTCAAGAACGTCCCGCGCACCGTCGTGACCGACGCCGCCCCGCCGCCCCCGGAGGAAGAGGAGTAGCAGTTGTCATGTAGCTGACCAGGCGGATCGAGTTAGCGCAAGATCCGCCTGGCGGCTGCGTTCTGGCTCTCCAGCGTTATGGAGAGCGCTCGCGCCCGGAGCGGAGCATGGACGGTGACCCGTCTGCTCCGGGCATTCTCAGTCGCAACACGACTGCACTGTTGTCATGCAGCGTGGACACGTCCAGTGTCCGTGGATGCGGATCAGCGTCACGTGGTGTAAACATGCAGGACACTTCGTCACGTCTTCCCCCTGCCATTCCCTCTCGCATGGACATTCCGGGTCGATCTCTCCCAAGATGCAGGCCCTGGTGTGCGTGTAAACAGTAGCGCCCGAAGCAGAAGGAGAGGGGAAGGGATTCTGCTCCGGGCGCACCGTTAGAGGGTACTACTTGCTGCGCATCTTGACGCGCCCGGTGCTGCGGCGCGTCGAAGCGGCGGGCTTGCTGGCCGCGCCACGGCGGGTGCCGGTCGAGCGCGTGCCCCGCGTCGAGGGGCGGGTCGTCGCCTTCGCGCCGGACGCGCGCTTGGCGGGAGCCTTCTTGGTAGCAGTCTTGCCGTTGCCGCTGGTCACGCCCTCGCGCTCCGCGAACTCGCCCATCTTGTAGAGCCACTGGCGGGAGATGCCGGACTCGTCGGCCACCTTCGCCATCGAGACGCCTTCTGCGATGGCCTCACGCGCGGCGTCGTGGAGAGCGTTGATCGACTCCTTGTGCTCGATCTCGGCCTTCGTGCGGCGCTCACCCGCCTTGGCGACGGCCTTGAGCAGACGCGCCTCGGTGCGAGGATCGACGCCCTTGCTCGCACGCCGGACGGGACCGTCGCCGTTGCCATTGGTCTTGGCAGCAGCAGCGGGCTTGCTGCGGGCAGGAGCACGCTTGGTAGGAGCGGTGCCCTTGCGGGTCGTGGCCTTGCGTCCAGCGGGCTTGGTGCTGCGGGTGCTACCGCGCTTGGCGGGAGCGGGCTTGTCCTCGGTCTTGGTGCCTCGGACCTTGATCTTGACTGGCATGTTGTTTGACCTCCTGGGTCGGGTTGTTGTGCTTGTTGCCGTCATGATAGCAGACGGCAAGAGGGTTGTCGGCAGGAATGCTGCCGGACTTGAGCTAGAAGGCGATGATGATCGCGAGTACGATCAGAATCAGCGGGAACACCTGGATTTTGCTCAAGGCGTGATCCCTTTGCTCCTTGCGCTTCTTTCCTGCCAGGTACTCCTTGTATTCCTCGGTCGTCATTCGTCGCCTTCCTTGTCGTCGATGTTGTCGTTCTTCTTCTCGCGCTTCTTACGGCGCGCTTCCTTCTCGGCCTCCTCCTGCATGCGAAGCTTCTCGTCATGCGTGGGGATGCCGCGTGCCTTCATCTCGATCTCGACTCGGGCGATCAGGTTGCTAGCCATCTCGACCTGGCCGATATGCGTACCGAGCGCGAGAGCCACCCACGCCGGTTCCTTCATGTACCCGCTGCGCCCTTCCACGTCGTGCATCCACGAGCCGTAGCGGTTGTGCATCGTGTACGTGATGTCGTTGTTGCTGACATCGATCATCCAGTAGCCGTTCTCCTGCACCACGTTGCCGTAGCGCAGACCCCCGACCGTGAAGTCGCGGGTGGCACTCTGCTTAGCGAGCTTGCGAGCCTTGATCCCGGCAAGGCTGTTGTCGGGAGGCTCAGGCGCGAGCACGATCACCTGCGCTTGCTTGCGTGCGCGAAGTTCGGCAAGCGTCTTGGGCTTGCTGCGTTCCCGCCGACGCTTGTCGCGCACATCCCGCAATCCCATCTGTCATCCCTTCTGGTAGTAGCCGTAAACACACCTGCTACCGTCACGGCTTGGGTTGTGCATGTCATGTATGACGCCATCGATCACGGCTGTCACGTGCTTGCTTACGGCGACGACCAACCGGCCACCCGGTAGCTCGTCCTCGCGCAGATGCACGGTGCAGCCCTGGCCGATCTGCATCGTCGGCGTCCACACCCAGCCGAGATCGATCAGGTACGGCTCGTAGACGTTGCGGAACACACCGCTGCGGGCGCTCCTGACACCGCGTGTGCGATGCTTGCCACGGCTGAGCTTCATGCCGAGCGCGAGCGCTTCGTAGACATCCCCATATGGGACGCCAGTGGCAATGGCAATGCTGCGCGTCACGCAGTCGCCAGCAGTGCCGACATAGCCAGCGTCGGCGCGGCCACCGTCGTCCTGCACGAACTTCATCCCTTGTCCTTCCGTGGTTGCTTGACGTTGGGCTTGGCCTTGCGCTGGAAGCGGCCGAAGCGGTTGAGGATGTAACCGCTCTCCTGCATCTCCTTGTGGATCGTCTTGTCGGAGTGGAGTCCGGCAGTGACGACGGCTGCGTCCAGCGCTTCCTTGCGCTTGGCGTTCTGCGCCTCGACGTGCTGTTGGCGGCGGCGCTTGCGTTGGCGCTGTTGACGGCTGTTCATCCTGGGATTATACAGGATCTCCGTCAGGAGTCCTGGCGACCCGCGTGCAGCCCGATGGTCATGCCGTCGATGGACAAAGCCGTCAGCGCAGGCATCAGGTTGTCGATCTCCGGTGACAGGCGGATCGCCGTCTTCTCGGTGCGCGAGAGTGCTCGCGGGTCTTGCCCGTCAAGAATCATGGCGGCTCGTAGCGCACGCTGCTGAGCGACGTACACCAGGCCCTCGGGGTCGGTGTTGAGCAGGTTGGCTACCCAGCCCTGGTCGTCGCCTGCATACTCGTCGCTGAGCGCATCCATGTACCTCGCGGACAGGCTCAGGTCGTCTTGTCCGATCATCCGTTCTCCTCGGTTGTGTTGTCGCTTGTATCGACACGAAGGCCAACTTCCTTTAGCGGCGGCGTCGTGCCATCCTCCTCGGCCATCTCGCGGATCTCGCGGATGACCTCCTCGTGGTTGTGGAACCGCTCGGGCAGATCCTCCCGGTTCATCTCCTCCAGCCGTCCGGCGTTTTCCTCCATGAACTTGCGGATCTCCGGATCATCCTGATCGAAGATCTCCTCGGTCGCAAAGAATGGCGACACGAAGTCCATGGCCACGTCGATGTAGCGCTCGACCGCCTTGTGCTGGCCGAGCAGCTTGATGTGCGCGAACATCCGCACGTGCTCCTCGCACGGCTCCTCGTCCTTGTGGCGGTGCATCAGACGCACACCGAGAATGTGCGTGCCCTTGGGGTCCAGCAGCTTGAACTGCGCGGGGGTCAGGTTGCGGTTGTAGCCACGACGGTGCGTATCGCGACAGATCTCGCGAAGCTCCCTCGTGTTCATGACAAGCGTTCTGTCACTTCGTTGCATTAGTTCCCCATGTGGTTGAGTTCATCACGCAGAAGCGCCCCGTCAAGCTCACGCTCTGCTTCGTACAGCGGGCCGTCAATGATCTCGCTCGCGCTCACTGATGCGCCAACGACTTTCGTGACGGCTTCCAGTTGTTCGCGGGTCAGATCGACCCTGATCTTGTCACTCATTGTGCTCCTTGTCTTTGTCAATCATCTTGCGCCAGCGATCCTCCGCTTCAGCGCGGCGATGGTCTGGCCAGGTATCGCCTACACCGGGCTTGCGCTCGGGAGGCTCAGGGTGTCGCCGCTTGTTCCACCAGATCTTGAAGTCGAAGATCTCGACAACGAGATAGACAATAGCAGCGACAAGCGGAATGCCTACTACTGCCGCCTCGATCACTGGTAGGGCGGTTCAGGCTGCGGGTTCATGCCGGTGACTTTCATGAAGCAGTCCCAGCAGTAACCGTTGTCAGCGGCCTTCTCCTCGGGCGGGAACCCGGAGGGGTGGAAGTAGTCCTCGTTCGGTGTGCATTGGTACTCCTTGCAACAGTCTGCACACTTGACATCTGCCCAGCGTAGATCAATCGCCATTTGCTTTCGCCATTCTGTCGTAGAGCACGACGTTGACTGCTGCACCCAGGTTCAGGCAACGCACCACTGGGATACGCACGAAGCGATGACACACCGTTCGCACGCCCTTTGGCACCTCGCCATCCTCCGGGCCGAACACGTACAGCGCTCGCTCGGGATGCTCGAACTCGATCAGGTTCTCGGCTGAGTCAAGAACCTCGACACATACAGGAACGAATCCCTGCGCCGTGAACAGTTCAACAGGGCGGTCAGGATCATTGGCTGCGCCGAAGTCAACACGCCTGCGATATTCGCGCAGACGCTCCTCGCGTGGCAACCGAGCTTCGGCATCGCGCGCACCGCGCCAGCCGGTCCACCGAACCTGCGGCACGCCGAACTCAGCAGCAGCACGCACGACTGCGCCCAGGTTGTGGCCGTACTTGGGGTCGATCAGCAGGACAGCAGCACTCATGACTCACCTCGTGAACTCGAAGGCACGCTTGACCGGCTTGATCGGTGCGTCCTCCGGCCCCTTCATATACGGACTGATCCAGATCTGCCGGTAGGCATTCGGATCACCGACCTCACCGAGCGTGCCGTAGTATTGATTGCGCCAGTGCCCGCGCACCACCCACTGCCACTTGTACTCGATGTCGCTTTCGCCATGGTCGAGTTCGTGCGGCTGGCGTTGTCTGCGAAGAGTGATGACAGTCACGTCTTCGGTGCGGTAGTGGCGCTTTCGGTCACGCCGTAGCTGCCGGGGAAGCGTCTCCTTGACCGGCACGATTTGTCGTGATAGACGCCAGAACGACTGGAGTAGGAGCCACGTCCTGGCCCGAAGGTCGATCTCGTTCTCGTGGTCGGGATCATTCTTGGCCATCGCCTGCCAGTCCTCCAGCATGCCGAACGGGATGTAGCCGGAGAACAGGATGACCCACGTTCCCAGCGCTTCCCAGGAGGCGCGCTCTCGGGCATCCATGTCAGGGCGGTTGAAGTCGTCCATGTCATCGATGTGCGACCACAGTGTGTACCACACGCCGTCTGGAGCCTTGTCCTCGCTCCACTCGACCTCTCCGGTGCCAGCCGGAATCCACGAGATCCCTCGGAACGAGATCTTGTTGCCATCGATGTCATTCATGATGACTTGATGCGGCAGCAGCGCGAAGCTGATTGGGCAGGGGAGATCCCAGGCGTGCAGGACTTCCGCCTTGAATGACTCGCGGGCATAGTCCCACATGTCCACCACTTCTGATGACACGTACATCGGATCTGCCTCTTGCAGCAGATGCTCGTGAAGTGTCAACATCATTCCCTCGGGGAACTCCTCGTCGTATGCCTGCTCTTGGAAGTCCCGCAGGTAGTCGCGGAAGATCGGATTGTGTTTGATATTGCCTAGCAGCCTCTCTTGCTCGAAGGCTGCGTCACTCCATCTCTGCATTGATTACCTCCTTGGTCAGACGTTCAGGGCGCACGCCAAGTATCTTGGCAATGGCCATCCCTTCCTTGAACTTCAGCGACCGCTTCCCACTTTCGATCCTCGAAAGCTGTGACTGATTGATGTCAGCGAGCTTAGCCAGGGTCCGCTGTTCGATCTCCGCGACGGTACGCAGGTATCTAATGTTGACACCCACGTTCCAATCGAACTTGTCGTGAGATGTTTTACGGTCGCTATCCAACGTTGGCATCCACCGCCTCAATCGGGTTGTAAACGCCGAACTCTGCTAGCGCCTCGCGGACGGCAGTGATGATGCCACCGGCCATCTGGTCGGCCTTGTCGTACTGCCGGGGCGTAACGTCGCCAATGACCTGGCGCATTGTGCCGCGACTCTTTGCAACTACTGTCCGAGCGATGGCGTCAACATCGTCGCCGTCGAACAGCCTGTCGCTATCGGCTTGCAACGCCAGGTAGGCGTTCTTGATGTCGCCCTGAATCTCGGCACCGATGGGCAGAGCGCCCAGCGCCTCGGCGGTCTTGTAGTCAGACCGCAGGGCGGTGATGATCGTCTCGTGCTGCTCATCGGTCAGCTTGACGTATTTCACTTCGTCCTCACAATCGATTGGGAGTCGAGCTTGTCACCAATGAAGACGGTGACTCGCACTGTCGTTGACGATCCGATCCCTGGTATGTCGTTCGTGTCCTCGGTGATGAGCACGTACACGCCTTCGGTCAGGAACACCCTGTCAATCACCTTGACAGAGCGACCGAGATTTTCTCGGACCATCTGTACTGCTGTGCGTTGATTCAAATGATCCTCCTCGTCTTCGGCGGATTGTCCTTGGCTTGGATGCGCGCGGCGATCCGCTCCACCTGCTGGCGACGGCTACCACTGACGACATCTTCGATGGTCGCCCACAGGCCGTCATCCTGCTTGTAGATGACGTTGCCGGGAGCCTTGTCCTCGTGGGCGATCTGTATCTGAGCGCGGATGTATGACTGCTCCGATCCCATCAGTTCGCCCCATGCGCGGATAAGCACGTAGTCCATGTCACTCCCTCATGTCTCGTGTAATGACACTGATGTCCTGCGACAGCACCCACGGTAGTTCGTTGGCTCTGTTCTCCAGCACAGCGCTCGCGAGCATTGCCGTCAGATCTTCGACGGTTGCATCGCGTGTGATGCCATCGTTCTTGATCTCGACGGCGACGAGGAACTCGAACGTCATAGCGCCACCGTGTCGGTCAGGATCAGGGCAACCACGCCCCCGATCAGCAGTATCACCAACACTAGCGATGCTACAGCGAACCAGAAGCGGCGTCTGCCAGCGGCCTGACGTGCGCCATCAGCCCATTCCTGAGAGATGGCGCACGCCTCCTGCCACGTATCAATCGACGGAGTGTCGCCGCCGTTGACGTAATCCGGCCGCTGCATGGCTACTTCTTCACGACCGCGCGGGCGCGGGCGAAGACAGCGGGCCGCATCTTCCTGGCGATCTTGCGGATCTCCCGCGTCGTCTCCGGGCTGAGGTTCGTAGCCGTGTGACTGCGGGCCTTGCGGCCGTCGCCGGTTGCCAGGTATCCGAGCGCGTAGCGCACGATGTCTCGCTCGCGCACATTCATCGTGCGTCCTCCGAGCTTTGCCATCAGTCCTTGCTCCTCTCGTCGTCGGTGAACTTCGCCATTGCTTACGCCGCCGCCACGCTTCGGGGGTAGGCGATCCGGCCGGTCAGCACGAAGTCGAGCACCTTGCGGAACTCGGTCTGCGAGCACTCCGCACCGAAGCGGTAGTTGAAGCCGCTGATCATGTTGGCCACAGCGTCAACGGAGTTGACATCGTGCATGTAGATGAGCGGCTGCCACTGGACGGGGATGCGGTGGTGATAGGAGCCAGCGTCATCCTCGCGTTCCCACTCGCCAGTCACGATGCCGACCAGATACAGCCCACGGCCACCGTGGCTGCCCATGGCGATCATCAGCGTCCCGATGTCGATCTGCGGGCGATTCGACTTCTTCCAGTAGTAGCCCTCTCCGATGATCACAGCCATGTCCTTCATGGCGTCAGTTCTCGCGGGCATGGCTGGAGTGTTGACACGAACAACTCGGTACATCACCTCTCCTCCAGCTTGCGTAGCGCCCGCTCGGTGGCCCGAGCCGCCTGCGTCCGGACCACGTTGCGGATAAAGCCCTGGTAGTCGCCCGCGTCCCACAGCCAGATGTCGGTGTGCGTCTTGCTGGTCGGCATCCACGTGGCCCACACGATGCTGCCGTCGCTCAGGTGGTACTCGCCAATGCGGTCGCCTGCCATCCTGAGGTTGGCGGGGCGCATGCCGACCGGCTCGTGCCACTTGCTGTAGCCGGGAGCGAACACCACTCCGGCCTCGACCACGATGCCATCCACGACACCGGGCTGGTTGATAACTGTCGTCATTACTTACTCCTTCTCGTTGTCGGTGAACTTCTCTTCGCCGTCAGGATCGGTGAGGATACTGACAAGGAAGCCGCCTGGCCAGCGATGTGCGCTGACCATGCGTGACTCGTCCTTCTCGCTCTCGGCCACGATCATTCCGCGACCGGCGTCACGCGCCATTGTGAACACGCCCTGGCCCTTGACCTTGCCAGCACTGTTGAACTGACGCACGTCGATACAGAAGTGACGATTCTCCTTCTCGCCTTCGTAGTCGCCAGTGGCGAAGTCGAACAGGTTGAGCCAGATGACACCTCCTTCCCACTCGATGGCGACATGACGCTGGTATTCACGTTGCCCCGGACCATGCGGCGGCGTCTTGGGATCACCCAGCAGGTTGATCAGCGTGTCGGGCACGAAGCCCATCGCCTCGATGGCCGTAGCCATGTTCTCCGAGACGGCCGGAGTGGCGTCAAGGTTGACAACCTGCTCCAGAATGGCGGCAGCTTCATCGGCCGCGCCGGACGGATCGTCGGCCACCTGGCACCGCTCCAGCGCGCGAGCGGCGGCGTCACGCAGACGCTCCTCAGATGTCGTCATGCTTGTTGACCTCCTCCTCGACCGCCGACCGCTCGATGCCGAACGCATCGGCAGCGGCGATGATCGCGTTCTCTCGGGTGTAGCCAGCCTTGAACTGGCTCGGATCGCCCGCCGTCAGTTGGCGGACGAATTCCCACACGGCGTCCTTGCCGTACAGGTTCTGGTACTGCTGTGCGATGGGGTATGTCATTGCGTGATGTTTCCTTCCTCGATGACGTAGAAGAGTCCTTCCTCGTCCACGTCGATGGTCATCATGGTGATCTCGTCGTCAAGAACGACGACATATCGACCGGCCTGCTTCGGAGTATCGAGCAGCCACTGGATGAGCCTGATCTCCTCCTCGCGCTCCTCGCGCCCCAGCAGAATGGCGTCGTCCGGCGTGTAGCCGATGATCGTTGCCATTACGCCTGCGCCTCCACGGCCTCGCGGATTGCATCCTCGACAGCGTTGCCGAGATTGAGTTGCCACTCCTTCAAGAGCGCACGCTCCTCGCTGTCGAGCTTCTTCTTCTCCTCACCGAGATCCTTGAGGTGCTGGATCACGTCGTTGGGCGTGTCGGCCTTGAGCACCTTGGTGTAGGGGTCAAGCTGCGGCTTCTCGCTGCCAATAGTGGTGAGGATCTTGCTGCCTCGCGCGTGCTTGCCGTTGGCAACACCCTTGCGTCCGTCAGGCATCCGGAAAGGCACAGTGACCTTCACCTGCTGGCGCTTGATCGTCTGTCGCGCCTTGTTGACGGCGTTGTCGAGCGACTTCTCGTCGTTGCCCAGGAAGCGCTCGTTGGTCGGTGCATCCCCGGTGCGGTAGATCGTCCACGAACCGTTCACAGCGGCGTGGACCTCGCACTCGATGTTGTTGATCTCTCGTGTACCCAGTAGTGCCATGTTGGCTCCTTTAGTTGTTGTGGGCCTGTGCCTCGACCCATTTCTTCGTGCCCTCGCGGGCCTGCCGGATCAGTGACTGCATCTCCATATCAGGGTTGTCAGCCTTGACGCTGTAGATGTGCTCCCCAGCCTTACCGTCCTTGACCATGATCTCATGAATCATGACAAGATTCTCGCGCTCCATCAGCATCTTGCCGACTTCGCTGTGCTCGCCGGACCAGATGTCACCGATGTTGGTGCCATACGGGCCACGACGACCGAGCGACATGTGATCGAAGGCGCTCATGCCACCTTCCTGACATGAGGCTTGACGGGGATCTCGCGGCCGTCAGGGAGTCGGCGGACGTGGCCCTTGATCTGCCACTCACCGCGCGCCCGCTGGAGCGCCTTGGGAGCCTCCTCGTCCAGCTTGTCGAACAGTTCGTAGATGCGCCCCCACAGATCCCTGACGCGCTCGTCGCCAGTGTCAAGGGCGGCGGCGACGAGATCGGGGTTGAACTGGAGCCGGTGAGTGTTGTAGTACGTCGTCCACCCGCCGCCGATTGCCACGGTGGCGCAGGTCTTGCCATTCCGGTCGTCGTAGTCAACAGTGATGCGGCTGTCGTAGCTCTGCGCGTACACACGCAGGCCGGATGCCTTGCTGCCCTGTCGGGTGGCAGGACCGCGAGCACCTTCAACGCCGCCGTAGAACGTAGCCATTGTTACTCCTTGTCGTCTATGTTGTCATACCGTCAGGCAGAAGTGGCACGTGGGTGGGCCGGGATGCGGCTCCCACGGCAGATCTGCCCAACGGGTTGTAACGATGAAACAGTCTTGACGATGAACCTTGCCGTGGCCTAGCTCATCGAGCGCGACTACGCACGGCCCATGCGAGCGGTGCGGGCGCGGCGGCAGCGTGTAGCTGTCCATCTCCAGCAATACGCCGCCAGCGCCGTAGATGCGGATCTCCATCTTCATGTCGCGCTTGATCCTAGCGAACTATATGCCAGATGGCAACTGCGCCTGGCAGAAACAGCAGATGTACGCCATCGCTCCCGAAGCGCACTCGTGCTCGCGCACGGTGATCCTCGTCCGGCCCTGGAAGCGAATGCTGCGAAGCTCCTCGTTGCGGTCGCCAAGCTGCCGGTTGGCGTCAGCGCGACAGTCGGCCTCAACCGTGTCGCGCAACTCGTCGTCCACGAACAGGTCGAAGACGGCGGTCGGGGTGGTGTAGCTAGTCACGATTCCTCAATTCTGCCAACGCGGCGTCGATGCGCGCACGCTCGTCCTCGATCATCTGCTGGCGCGCGATGATCTTCTCGTGCTCGATGCGCAAGTCCTCAGCCTCCTCGCCAAGCTCCCTGATCAGCGTGTCCTCGAAGTCAGAGGTGAGCGCGTCCGGGTTGACCGGCGGCTGCTCCGTCGTCTCCTCGGCGGCGGCATACAAGCGCTTGCTACCGTGATAGTTGACGATCAGGTCGCCGCTGCGCACCAGAGCGGCGAGCACCGGGCCGATGCCCTGCGGCTTGACGCCGAGCAATGCGGCAGCCTCGCCTCCGGTGAACTCGCCGTGCTCACGCGCATACTGCTGAAGCTGCGTGGCACGATCTGCGTTGTAAATAGTAACGTCCATTGATCTACCTCTTCTTCCCGGTGTCGTTGTCTTCTTTGATCCGCTGGGCGCGGAGTAGCGCCTCGACCGCCCACTCCTTGATCGAGTCGCGATGAATCGGTGAGTCGAGATCCCACGTCTTGTCAACGTCAAGAGTCTCGACAAGTTCGCCGTCGTCGGTGACGATATGAATCCTGGGCATGTGTCCTTCTGTCGTCGGTGTTGTTGGGACCGGGGCGCTCCTCCCAACACCCCGGTCCCGCTGACCCCCTCGGCCCGAAGAGGCCAGGCGGGCGACTATACCAGCTTGATCCCACCTAGTAGCAGTACGGCTGCCGGATGCTCCGGTCGAACAGAACCCCGGCGTAGCGGCTCCTGTACCACTGATAGGTCGCCTCGCAGGTGGCATCGTCTGTGTAGAAGACGACCGCGCAGCGGACCTTGTTGCGCGACCGACGCCAGCAGGACATGTCGTAGTCGCCGTAGTCGGAGATCTGGTTCAGATCGATGCGGGCCTTGTGCTTCGCGGCCTTCATCGACAGGAACGGAGCAGCGCTGGCCTGCGCGGGGGCAGTGGCACCAGCGAACAGCAGAGCCGCGAGAGCGGCGAGGATGAACTTCTTCATGGTTACTCCTTGGTTATGTTGTTGGTGTTGACAGGCAGCGTCATGACGACGATGCCGATGCAGATGCCGAAGGCGAGCGAAGCTTCGTCCATCGCGGGGTAGTTGTCGAAGACGCTCTCCCCGATGAACTTCTCGATCTCGGCACCTTCGGGGTAGGTGTCCATCATGGCGACCAGATCGGCCGCGTCATGCAGGCGTTCGGCGCTAATCATCGTCGCGGATGACCTCGATCTTCCAGCCGTCCGAGAGCACGATGGTTCCGCCCTCATCCGGCATGTCCAGCGCCTCGGCCTCAGCACGGTAGAAGCCGTACTGCGTCAGCGCCTCACGGTCCTCACCGAACGCTTCCATGCGGTCGTGAACAACCTGCACAGCCACGTCGCGCGCCTCCTGCAAGCCTTCGCAGGCGGTGGTGAAGCATACTCCTGCGGCGCTGGCCGGGTACGCCTTGACAAGATACCTCACGACTGCGGCTCCCAGTCCACCGTCCGCGAGAAGTTGCCCTCGACGTAGAACACGCCGATCTCGAAGTCGCCCAGCTTGGCGTCAAGCTCGTCGGCATGGGCGTCCCATATCTCCTGAGCGACACCAGTGATGTCGCCTTCGGTCACGTCTTTGACATCAATGATGATGCGGTAGTTGCTCATCGCGTCTCCGTTCCGCGTGCGTTCCACTCTGCACGCTCGTTGTTTTCTGCCAGCCGTGCCTCGATGGCGTGCTCCAGTGATGCGTAGCACTCATCGACGGTGTGCTTGTGGTCACCGACGAAGCCGAAGCAGGAGTCGTGGTAGCCCGTCTCCTCGTCCTGCACGCTGTAGTAGGTCACGTCGCCCTCCAGATAGGAGGCGTAGACCTTCACCTCGTCGCGCAGCGCAGCCTCGATCTGCTCATCAGTGGCGTCATCACCGATGCACGCCTTGACCATCTCAGGCGTGTCGAAGACGAAGCCGACGAATGAGGTGTCCCATCCGGCGCTGTCACCCATGAAGCGATCCGTCGAGCGCACGTCGGACTTCTGGAGCACGTCGCCCACCCTCGGTCCTGCCGACATCGTGATGCCGGAATGCTCGTACACGAACAGACCGATGACAACACGCGCGCCATGCTCAGCCTTGAAGTAGCGTGCCGGGTCCACCGTGAAGCGACCGTCGCCGTTGCAGACGTGACAGTCATCGGCGGTGCCGAGAGGATCGCCCTCGACAGGATGCTCGATCACGCCGCTGCCCTTGCACTCGTCGCACTCGATCTCGAAGTCGATCTCCGAGATGTCCTCGTCACCGAGATTGTAGCCACGATAGCTGACGGCCATCGTGCCGACGTTGCTCCAGTCGCGCGGATTGGCATGACTGATGTCAGATTCCTCGTAGGCGACGGTGCCCTCCAGACCATCGAACGGGAACACCCAGTCGTTGGTCGTCAGGTCGAACTCCTTGATCGTGTACGTCGTCTCGGGGTGGCCACGATCCTCCACCGCATGGACGTTGTAGACAACATCATTGACGGTGATCGTGCCCTCATCCATGTTGTAGCTCATTGATCCTCCATTGGGTAGCGGTCTGCGATTTCCTGATCAGCATGGCTGTCAGTGTCTTCTGTGAACAGATGAACAAGACGGCCGTCGCCGGAGGCCGCATGATCGGCGGCGCAGACGGGGCACATCAGGTTGGCACTGGTGATCTCGGCCTTGTCGCCATACATGTCAGGCAAGACGTACAGAGCCGGGGCACCGCAGTCATAGCAGTTGCCCTTGCTGTCGTCCCACGTGAACTCAACCTTGACAAGACTCATGCTGTCTCTTTCTCGTGTTGTTCTTTGGCCTCTATCACGGCGGTCTGCATCCAGCCGTCACCGATGTAGTCCTCAACGATCTCGTAGATCAGCGAAGCCACGTCGTTGTGACCGGCGTCGGCGTAGCGCAGCGCCAGCACCAGATAGTCGCGACCCCACTTGAGTGGCTTGACCTTGCCATTGCGCAGCGAAGTCACGTCGATGTCCAGTACGTTGACGATCCCGAAGGTGTTGATCTCGTTGTCGTGATCGGGATCGCGCACGACCACGACAATCGGCTTGCGGATCTTGCGCGCCGTCATGACAGAAACTCTCCGTTCCAGTGCTTGACGATGTTCTCGACGCTGACCCAGGCGAAGTCCGCCCGCTTGCCATCCGGTATCTGTGCCACCGTGGCAAAGTCGTTCTTGATCCCGCAGATGACAGCACGCTTGCCGTCGAGTGTGACCTCGTTATCCGCAAGCTCGCGTCGTCGCTCGATGGGCATGATGTCAGTCACTTCTTCTGTTCCTCCACGGACAGGACTTCCTCGATATCGGCATTGCCTTCGGTGAACTTGGCGATGTTGCCGGAGGTGACCATCTCCTCGGCGTAGACCTTGCGATCCTCGTCGTCCACCTGATTGACGGGGGTGTCGTTGTAGGTGGCCACATCCTTGTCAGTGAACTCGACAAGGTAGCGGCGCTCTGTCCTCTCGACAGTGTTGACTTCGTACACGTACCTCATGACTGCTCCTTCTCAAGCTCTCTGCGCATCCGGCGCTCGCGAGCGATCCTGATGCCTCGGGGGATGCTTTTCTCGGCCGGAGCCGCGACGTAGTTATCGATCCACGACAGCGACCCACGGTCGAGTCGCTCGATGGCGCGGGTGACGCTGACGTAGCTCAGCATGCACTCGCTCTTGACAGGTCCGGACGGCGTACCGTCCTCGTTCATCGGCTCGCGGAAGTCCGGGCCGATCTTGACCGACTGCCACTCACGGCCCTTGGACTTGTGAGCGGTGCTGACGATCACGCTGGCGTAGCGCTCATCGACAGCTTTGTTGGCCACGTCCATCACCGTCTCGACACCGTAAGTGTCAATCAAGTTGACGAACACCTTCAGGTCGGAGCCACCCTCGCCATGCACGTACTGACTGACCTCGGTCCAGTTCTTGAAGCCGATCAGTTCGGGGTGGTAGGTCTGCTCGCCGCGCATCAGATCGCGCGCTGCCTCAGCGAATGCGCGGATCTCGCCAGTGCCACCGACGATGGCCACCTGCTGATTGGCCTGCTGCTGATGCAGTGCCTCGGCCACCACGCCTGCGTTCGTGCGGCACAGGATCGCCTTCGCCGTGTCAAGCATGGCGATCTCAGACGGGATCTCCTTGAAGCCCTTCAGCCGCAGCGGTGCGTCGATCTGGTCGAGCCACTTGTTGGCCTCGTCCGCAATGGCAGGGCCGAAGCGGAAGCTCTGTGACAGCGTGAGCTTGTGCGGGGCATCGAAGCGGTCCATCGCGTCCTCAGCACCACGCCAGGCGTAGATCTGCTGCGCAGAGTCACCGACCATGATGATCTGTGCGTCCTGATTCTTGACAACTCCCTCGATGCAGGGATTGGCGTCCTGCGCCTCGTCAAGAAGCACGACATCGAACGGCAGCTTCGGGTTGGACAGCGCCCACAGCTTGAGGTAGATGTCGTGCTGGAAGCGCAGCTTGCCGTTGGTGTCGATCAGGTCGTGCCACGCCTTGACGGCGTAGGGGGCGACCATCTCGGCAAGCTCGCGGAAGTAATCCTCCGCACCGGGAATCCACGGTACGTGCCGGGAGGTGATCTGTGCGTCGGCTGAGTAGCAGAACTTCTTCACCGTCTCCAGCGCCAGCAGCGCCAGCTTGACGGGTCCGTACTGCGCCTCACCCCACGCCACGCCCTCCTTGATGCCAAGGATACTGGCACTTGCTTTGGCTGACACACGCGGTGCGTCGAGCCGGGACTTGAACTGCACGCCAACTGCGCGGAAGGCGAAGCTGTGCGCCGTAGCGGCAGTAGTGTTGCCGCCGAACTTCTTCTTGGCGTCACCAGCGATGGCGCGGTTGTAGGCGATGTAGCCAAGCTGCTCGTACTTCGGCTTGGCCCTGGCGATCTGCGTGAGGTTGGTCGTCTTACCGCAACCTGCTCCGGCCTGCACGACGATGTTCTCGCCGGTCAGACTGGCCTCGATGATCGCTTCCTGCTCGGGTGTTGGCTTGTTTGCCACTGCTTCGCTCCTTAGTTTCGGTCTATACGGGGCGTACTTCGGGGTGATCCTAGCAGGTTTGCTAGGCTCGGGGATCGCTGCCGTAGCCGTACCGCTCAGCGATGTGGGGCGGGATCATGCGGGCGAGATCCCAGTCGCCGTGGGCATCATCGAACGTGTCGTGATTGCCGTCATCCAGATCGACGCTGTACCACGTCGTATCCGGCAGCGGCTCACCGGTCACGCCATGCTTCTGGTCGCGATAGGTGTTCGTGGCGTGCAGCACTGTGCCCCACTGCATCGCGTAGTGGGAGAAGAACCTGTCGCCAGGCTTGAACTGCGGTTGCGTCTGTGTTGTCATGTCACCACTTGTTGAGGGGTCGGGGTTGCGCTCGAACCGGCGGTACATCAGGGAACGATGGAGGAGACGCTTGTCTCGAAGTTGTCGAGCGCGACGTGAGCCTCGTCCAGATGGCCCTCATTCGCTTCGTCACTGTTGTCATCTTGCGCCGCTTGGACGGCATCAAGGGCAACGCGGACATCGTTGATCTTCTCCTCCAGCGCGTTGAGCAGATCCTCGTTACTCATCGTCTTCGCCCTCCTCGTTCTCCTCCGGAGCACCGTCAAGCAGCACACCGGGGAAGTACACAATCGTGTTCTGGCCCATCCCGTCCATGTTCAGACGGTCGGCCAGTTCGTGCGCGTTGATGCCCGCCTCGTTGAGATACAGCAGGATGTCGAACGCATCACCGATCATGTCAACACAGAAGCCGAAGCCCTCGCGGGCGAAGCGGCCGGTGTACTCGGTGCGGATCACCTCGTCCGGATCAAGGTCGGCCTGCTCAACGGCGTTGGCCACGTCTTCGTATGACAGCTTCATGTTTGCTCCTTGATTGCTTTCTGAATTGCGTCCCAGGTCAGTGGCGACGGCGAGAACGTGACGCCTTCGAGGTAGTCGCCATCAGGGTTGACCATTGCTTGTAGCGTGCCCATGTCATCGATCACGGTGACGAAGTTCCAGCCATCGTCGCCCGCTTCTTGTAGCTCGATCTTCACAGGCCCAGGATGTCGCCGTGCCGGACATCCGACTCGACCTCACTGCACACCTCAGAGATCTCGCGCGCATCGAGGTAAGAGTAAGCACCGTTGTCAATCTCGTGGAGCACGTTGCCGAAGTGGCGGTCGTGCCACTTGTCCCACGCGCTGTCGTCATGACGGTCGGGCTTGCCATCGTCCTTGTTGACGAGCGCTGTCGCCTCCTCCACGGCAAGGCGCTGCACGTAGTCGTACTCTTGCTCGTTGAGGCTCATCAGATCTCCTCGAAGAACTCACCGTCGTTGCCGATGGCGATCAACTCGTCAACTAGCTTGTCAGGAGCGACATCATCAATGCGCTCGTTGATGACCTGGCCGACCATCGAGCCGTCGAACGCCTCGCGCATCGCGTGGCTCATGTCCTGCGGCGGATCGTCGGCGGTGTGATAGACGACGTAGGTGTAGGTCGTCTTCTGTACGTGGGTCATCGCGCCAGCCTCACGTCAGCACGCTTGAGCATGTCCTCGTAGGCGCGCTCCTTGGTCATGTCGTAGTGCCCGATGGAGCACATCGACTCGCCACGGTTGTTGATGTTGACACGATGCGTGCCACACTGATCATCGCGCTCCCAGGCGACGATGTAGATGCGCTCCCAGTAGCGCGGGCCGGTCACCCGCACGTCCTCGTCAGTCATGACAAGGGCGTACACCTGAGCACCGCGCAGATTGTCACGGACGGCCTGCTCGACGCGGGCCAGGTAGTCGTTCATCTCGAAACGTGTCATTATTCCTCCTTAGTAGTAGATGATCTGACCGTCGCTGGTGACGGTCGAGAAAACTGCGCTCATCGACGTGGCGATGTCGTGCGCCGCTTGCTCAGTGCAGGGAAACTCGTTCTGACCACCACGGCCAGTAACGATGACAGTACCCTTGACTTGCTGATACTGCACCTGTGGCGGCTCAGGCAGCGCACCACTGGTGACGATCACCCGCCCATAGACCTTGCCGATATGGGGCCGGATCTCAGGCATCTTGTCAAGCAGGCCGTCCTCCGGCTCGATCCGCCAGGCTATGTCGCCACACTCGACACCATCCTCGTTCATGTAGTCGGATCGACGGGCGAGCGTCATGTTGTAGTCCGGCTCGGGATCGGTATACGGATAGATCGTCAGTGACGAGTAGTCCAGATCGAAGCCGAGTGCGTCGATGCTGAAACCGTTGTCAAACGCGCCTCTCCCTTGCGGATTGCGCTGCTCGTTGAAGTCAGCGCCCTGAAATATGACGGTAATCATGTTGTCTTCTATCGGGACCGCTGGATGTGGGCGTCGAACGTGTTGTAGACGTGGCGCATGGCCTGCGCGCACTCGTCCCAGGTTCGGATGCCCCTCGGGAACACCTCAGAGGCGAACCAGTCAAGCTCGTACTTCTCGACAAGCTTCTTGACGGTCGGGCGCAGCTTGCCCACATTGGGCAGGAACATGCCGTGGTTCGCCTTGAACTCAGCGTTCTGCGTCTCCACGAGCATGATGATCATGTTGACGGTGCGCGTCTCCCCACTGGGAAACGTCACGTCAAGGTCTGCCATGGGCAGGTTGCCGATGGTCGGCATTTGTCACTCTCCTCGCTCGCGAGCGCTCTGCTCGCGGACTTCGTTGATGGTTTCCTCGTCCAGCCACTCGCTCGGATCGAACTTGTCACCGAACGTGATCTCGCCGTACTCCACGATCATGTAGGCCACGTCGTCGTGACTGTTGACGACGATGCCCATGTCGGAGTCGAGCGCGTAGTAGGTGATCGAGTCACCTGAGTTGTAGGACATGATGTGTGCCAGCATGATTGCCAGGCGAGCGCACGTCCGGGTGTCACTGCCGTAGCGGCCACCCGGTACACCCAGGTTGCCGTCCTGCATCAGAAACGCCATGGCGTGATCCATGAACACCTCCTCCCCGCCTTCCTCCTGGCCGGGGATCTCGGTCAGCATCGCGTTCAGGTTGTTGTCAGGACCAACGACAGGCACCGTGAAGCTCTTGTTGTTCCACGTCACCTGCGTCCACCACTTGGGGTTGTCCATCAGCCTCTCCAATTGCTGTTCTCGGTGTCGCGCCAGTCCCACATCATGGGCGGGCGCTCATCCTCGTCTTCGTCCTCATCCTCGTCGTCGTCATCACCGTTGAAGTGAGCCTCGACGCACTGCTTGAGCGCATCCAGGGTGAAGGGAATGCGCGAGCGATTCTCGGCATGATCCCACACGTTGATTACGTCAACAGCATGGAAGTCATCCTCGTACATGCCGGACTGACCCTGCGGCTGTATGTAGCCGATGTCGATGTACTCGCCACCGTGCCAGCGGGCAACGATGCCCTCGTCCTCGTTGACGTACTGCATGTAGGCGTCACTCATGCTGACTCCTTCTGTGCGTAGTTGATTGGATACCAGCGGGAGCCGAGCGCGGTGAACTCCTCGGGCGGGTTGACAACCTCGTCGGTCCAACCCATGATCTCCTGCGTGGCCTGCCACTTGCCAGCGGCAAAGCCCTTCCAGAAGCCGTCCTCGGCTCCCTCGTGGTAGGCGTCGTTCTCACTGTCGATGGCGATGTCACTAATCCTGCGCATCAGTCATCACTGCTTCCATCGCGCTCGGTGATCTCCACGTCAAGCGGGACGAGGTGCGGCTTGGCGTTGCGGTGATGCGGCCACATCTCGAAGAACCGCTCCTTGTGCGCTGCCAGAAGCTCGCGCACCTTGTCCGGCGTCGGCGGCATGGCGATGGAGAACCGGTGGTCCTCCGTGTAGGTCAGCAGGTTGCAGGACGGGTCGCGGTCAGCGACCGCCGTGATACGGACGTTGATATACATGATGATCCTTGTGTCGTCGTTGTTGTCTAGTAGAACCAGGGCTGAAGCTCGCCGGTTCCGCACACCGGGCAGTAGACCTTCGTGCCCTCGCTCGTCGGGTACTGACCCGGCTGCTCGATGACGATCCAGGGCTTCTCGCCCGGTGCCAGCACGCCGGTCGAGGCGTTCAGGAAGGCGGCATCGATCTTGTCACCCTCGCGAGCGTTGTACTCGCTCAGCGCCAGCACCTCGTGGTCGGCGTAGTCGGAGCCGTTCCACTCGGCGCTCTCCTCGTAGCCACCGTTGCCGGACCACATCGCCTGGCAGTCATGGTTGTCACAGCAGATGCCGTAGCGGCTCCAGTCGAACCATGACGGCGAGTCGCCCTCGATCCAGGCGGTGAAGGCGCGCGGCCGGGTGAACCCACCGCGAGCGTCAGCGCCACCGTGGATCATGATGAGCGCGATGCCCTCACCGTGGTCGATGGACTCATGCTCGAAGTAGATCCAGTGAATGTCCTGCGACAGACAGTTCTCCTCGTTGTAGGTGTAGCCCTCGGCGTAGTCGCCGTCGCCATAGATGCCAGTTGCCGGATCGTAGCCGTGCATCTCGACCCAATCCTCGGCCGTCATCTCGGACTCACCCTCCTCGCGGGTGGCGTTCCACTCGATCCGCTCCTCGTTCTCCTCGGCAGCCTTGATCGCCATCTGGCGAGCGTAGTAGTCGGGGAACTCGCGGTAGATCTCGAACCATGACGGACGGTCATAGCGGTCCTTGCCCTCGTCCATCTGCTCGGCCAGCTTGTCAAGCATGGCGTCAGCCTCGGCGTTGTACTCAACGGCTTCCTTGAGCCAGTGGTACACACTGTGGTTGACCCACAGTTCGGCCTGCGTGCCACCGTTCACCTTGTAGTCAGGGTCGCGGTGGCTCTCGTGCGGGCCAACGCACGGCCAGCCGAACGTGCTGACCGGCTGCGCCTCGAAATACTCGACGGCGGTCATGCGCGACGCACCGACGGCGGCTCGGTTGCGCTGCCACATACGGCCGTTGGCCCCACCGCTGTCAAGCATGTGGGTGCCAGTGTTCTCCATCAGCATGTCTGCGATCACGCGAGCGTTGATGAAGTCGCGGACCTTGGTCTTCTTGATACGGGGCATCCCTTGTTCCTCGTCGTCGGTGTTGTCAGTTACTAGGCGGCGTCGTCAGACTCGATCTCGTACAGACCGAAGTCGCCGTCGAACCACTGCCACGCATATCCCTCCGGGATGACCGGCGGGTTGTTCTGGCCCTTGATCGGACGGTCGATGCCGTCGTTGTCGCCACAGTTGAGCCAGTTCAGAGCCTCCTCGGAAAGCTCGATCACCGACTCGTGCGGGTACTCCTCCTCGTGGTTCCACTCGTCATACATGCCGAGCGTGAACTTCTCGAACGGGCCGATGATGAAGCCGAACTCAACAGCTACATCAATCATGTCGCGCACGATGTAGTGGCCACGGTGGTTGTCGAGCCAGCAGCCAGCCTGGTCGATAGTGATGATCGGTCGAATCTGTGCCATGGTTAGGCGACCTCCTCCTTGGGATTGCTGCGGCGGAAGCTGCGGGCGAACTCCTCCGTCGCACTGGTCTGAGCGTTGACGAAGATGCGCCGCGCCCACGCGGTGCGGCTCTCGTTGGACACGTTGCACACCAGGCCGATGTGCGCGATGAAGTCCTCGTCGCTGACGAACCAGTCAACAGTGCCGGGACCATCGGGGTTCGGCTTGTAGAGCATCGCGCCGTGGATCTTCTCGATCACGCGGAAGCGGGCGACGAACTCGTCAATGTTGCTCTCGGTGATCGCGCCCAAACCGACGCTGATCGTGCCCCAAATGAGCGCGTTGGTCACCGGGTTCATGCGGCGACCGTGCGGCTCGCTGTCGTCCTTGATCCAGCAGACGCTCTCGTAGTCCTTGATCTTGTCGAAGCTGAAGTTGAGTGACATGATTGTTGTCTCCTTACCAACCGGGGCGACCCCAAATGGGGTTGCCGTTGTGATAGATGCATTGCAGTTGCTCGCGAGTGAACTCCCACTCGCCACGTCCGGCGTTCGGCTCACCGCGCCGGTACGCCTCGATGCTCCGGCACGTGACGATGCGGACCTTGCCGTCTTCCTCGTCAATTGCGATGACGTTCTGCATCGTGTCGAAGTGCTCACCCTCCATCCAAGCGAGATCGTGCTCGCGGATGACCTCCCACGTGGCCTCCAGGGTGATCGTCGCCGGTCCTGTACCCGGCACCATGATTTGTGTCAGCATTAGCGCTCCCTTCCGTCGTGCGTGCATCCAACCTGTCCGCACTGATGGCAGTAGTCGTCGTCTCCGATCACGGTCAGTTCGTCCACGTCCACGAAGTGAACAATGTCGTCACCAACCATGATCGCCTGAACCATGTTGTCATTAGTGACAGTCTCCCACACGTACTCGAACTCGCCGTCGATCTCGTGCTCGACCTCACGTTCCTCCTCGACGTACCCGGCCAGCCAGAAGGCGATGCCGGGACCGAAGCGCTCGACCGTGTAGCGAGCGTCGAAGTCAATGTCAGTCATGATGATGCTCTCTCCATTCCTGTTCGATATCTCGAAGTGTTTGTAGTGCTGTCTCGTCCTCGGCCATCACTAGACCGACGGCCAGCCCGAGCAACATGCTGCCGCTACGCTCGGCGGACATGCCCCACACATCGCACTGGTCGATGATGAGGCCGTGGTTGGGTAGCAGTCGCTTGACTGCCTCAGCCGGACCCCCACCCAATTCGCGGCCTGCCACCCCCACCAGATCCCATGCCTGACGGAAGGTCATCGCTCAGGGTGATTGTCGCGAGCAGCAGCGTCGAGTGCGGCGATGCTCTCGTCACTGAGCCGGAAGCACGACGGCAGGCTGATGCGACCGACGCCACGCTTGATACCGAACAGCGGCTCCCATGCCTCACCGTCATGCTGACAGTGAACGGCAACCTGTAGGTCGGCAGTGTTGACGACGAAGCCCTGTAACGGGCGCGTCTGTGTGATGTGTGCTATGTGAAGCATGTTTCCTTTATGGGTGGCGGGTGTAGCCGTAGGCGGCAGCCATGTCGCGCTGCTCCGGCGATGCTTCCAGCATGTTGACACACAGGAAGCAGAAGCTCAGCCCGTTGGGATACTCCCCATCCGGGCCGGTGCGGTGCGGTTGGCCAGGAAGCCAGCGGTCGCAGCCGTCACAGCACCAGTCGGCAGCGCGCAGATCCTTGCTGCCGCACATCCAGTCGCCACCGTTGGGCCAGTGCTGATGGGCGACAAGATCAATGACATACTGTGCCTTGCGCTTGCCGCCGACAGTGACGTAGTTCGCCTCAGTGACGGTGCCGAGCGAGTCCAGCGACTTGCACCAGACGCGCTGGCCGATTGCGTACAGGCTCATGATTCCTCCTCGGGTGCGTAGCACTGGTCGCTGCCGCACGGTGCGTAGGGTTCCACCGGCACCCCGCAGCGAGGGCACGGTTCCATCTTGACAAGCTCGTCGTTGTCCATGAAGACAACTTCGTCGTGGCCATCTGGCAACGCCATTGACATTCGCGCTCCGGCCAGGATGATCGTGTAACAGCGCCCGCCGAGATCGGCAGCGCGGTCGCCATACTTGAGTGACGCCATCGCTAGAAGGGGATGTCGTCGCTGCTGACAGGAAGTGGTGCAGGCACCGGACGGCTCGCGCGGTCGGCATCGATGATGCGCTGAGCCTCACGGTACATCGGGTCGTCGGCGCAGCGGTAGCCGTCATACGCGGCGCTCCAGTCGCCAGGGTCGTAACCCATGGAGACAGCACCCATGCCATACTCGGCGCGCTGCTCACCTTCACTCTCGTGAGCCATGCTCACGTATTCGTATGCTTCGTCAAGAGTCATGCTGTCTCCGTCGTCGTCGGTTGTCGGGGTTGATACTACCAGATTTCAGGACAGGTCGTCCGGCTCGCTGTGGTACTCGTCGTTGAGCGCGATGCACTCCCACAGCGTGCCCTCCCAGGCGATGAACCAATCGCCCTCGCGCTCGTCCTTGACCATCCACATGAAGCTGCTCGACAAGGTGCTGTCATAGGCGACCTTGCTCGCGGTGTCGGCGGGATACATCGTCCGCACCGTGTTCAGTGCGACCAGCATCTCGTGGGTTAGCGTTACTATTGTCATGCGTATGTGTCCACCTTCCTGACGGCGGCGTACATCTGGAATGAGCCGCCGACGCTCGCGTTGAAGTAGCCAAGATCGATGATCCGGCCATCGGCCAGCATCGTCTCAAAGACGGCGGACGGATCGGTGCAGCCGTGCTTGGACAGCACGCCCTCGATGAGTCCGCGCCCGTAGCCGGTGCCGTTGGGGTAGCGGTTCTTGCCGCGTGCCTCAAGGTGTGCCCAATCGGTGAACTGCTTGACCGGGCACTCATCGAGCAGCACTTCGTGAAGGAACGTCATCTGTCCATGATCGTCACCGATGTCCTCCAACTTGAACTTGCGGATCGTGATGGTTCCGTCGTCATAGCTGACAAGTGTGACCATCTCGTCGGCGTAGCACACCCCCTTGGGGGAGGCAGCCGCCTCTTCGATGGCCTCGATCAGCAGCTTGCGACCCATCGGATGCAGGCTAGCCATGGTAACTCCTGTTGTCGTTGATGTAGGCGATGATCTCGTCATCGTCACGGCCAAAGACCGGATTCTCGGTCAGGTCGGCGTGGCCGTCGTGGTGACCCCACACCTCACCCTTGACGGGCAGCACGGTGAAGTGCCGACCAGTGTCAAGATAGACGATGATGCAGTCACCGTCGTGGTCGAACGGGCCACGGTTCTGCTCGATCTGTAGCAGGGTGACTCCGGCGACCTCGGCCTTGATCCGCGCAGCGAACGCCTCGACGTGCTCGCGGCGGGCGATCCGCAGCTTCACACTGTCGAGCATGGAGAGGGCACGCTCGCGCGCATTGTTCAGTAGCTCACGTTCCTCGGGGATGGCGCGAGCCTCAAGCTCCTTGACGAAGCTGTCAAAGCTGTTGTCAGTCATTGGCACTGCCTCCGATCTTGTTGAGGATGTGCGTCGGCTCGTCGCGCAGGATCTCGCGGTAGTGCAGCAGCGTGCCGACCGGATAGGTGGCGTAGTCGCTGGTCGTCTCGCGGTGCGAGCTACCCTCCACGAACCACTCCCCGAGCACCGTCTGGAAGTTGCGCTTGCTGTCGCCACTGACGATGACCACAATCTCGTGGCTCAAGCGAGCGTGCGTGTGGTACAGCACGTCCGGCCCGAACCGGCGCGTCAACTCACGGTTGACAAGCGCGTCCTGAGCGAAGCTGTCGCCATCGTCACTGGTCTTGACGATCAGGTTGTACGAGTACATGTCACACTCCGTAGTTGAAGATGTTGCCCGGAACGGTGCAGTACGTACCGTCCTGCGAGCCGGTCTTGCGCAGCCATTCGCGCACGGTGGGGTGAAGCTCGACCGGGACAGTGAACCACTCCGTCGGGTCGGACACGCCGTAGCGCATCTGACCGTGCTCCAGCGCGAAGATCATCGCCTCGTCATCGCGCATGTAGCTCGGCACGTCCACGCGGTAGATCCGCGAGTACGGCCCGTCACAGTCCGGCTCCCAGCTTGCGAGGAATTGCAGCATTGTTGTCAGTCTCCTTGTGCGATGTGGGCATCGAGCTTGTCAATGAGCAAGCAGACTGCCTCGGTGTTGAGATTGATCGCGTCGATCATCGTCTGATCGCGCGCCTTCTGTGATGAGCCGACCTTACCGGCCCACTGCATGAAACCGTGAGCCTTCTTGCGGATAGCGTCAGTGTTGGCGAAACGCTCACGCCGACGGTCGGCCTTCTCAGCCTGCTTTTCATCGTAGCTTTTGAACATTGTTGTCACACTCCGGAGGAATTGGGGTGGGAGAGGGATGCGCCCATCTGCCAGAAGGCATCGGCGAGCGCGTCATCGCCACTGTCAGCGGCAATGTCAGCGGTGTTGAAGCTGACCTCAGCGGCCAGCATTCGTGCGAGGTTCGCGCCAGTACCGACGCGCGGATCGAACAGGAACATGTGTCTCCTTTGTTTACCAGTCACCGCGCCGGAGAGACTGGCGCGCTGAGCGGCGGTCGTGGCGATTGGCGCGCTTGCCGGACTTGCCGTGCGAGCCACCCTTGCGGTCGAACGATGCGCGAGCGACGGCAGAGCCGCCAGCCTTGGCATCAGTGACAAGCTTGTTACGCTTCATGATTCCTCCTTACCAGGGACAGGCAACGTCGTCGCGGTGGAGGGCACCGCAGCCCTTACAGTCGATCAGGCGACTGTCATCCGTCTTGCACTCGCCGTTGGCACGGCGCTCCCGAGCGCGAGCGATCCCATCGTGGATCGTGTGCTTGTGCTTGGGCTTTTCTGACACAGTGGGGAGCGGCTGCTGCGGGTTCGGCTCCAGCGGAGACTCGACCTCCTCGCCCTCCTCGACCTGGCTATGCCAGTAGTGATGGCAGCGCCGACGGTCATCGTCGGTCTGCTGGCCGGTGCCACGGCAGGCATAGCACGGCCCGGTCTTGCCGGTGTACTTACCGTTGACAACCGCGCCGCCCATATAGAACAGCCCGGAGCCAAGGCACTTGAAGCACTTCTCCTCACCGGCCACTTCGACGGTGAACCAGTCCACCGGATACCACTCGGCGCGATCCTTGCCGTAGCGGTAGATGTTGGCCCGCGTTCCGTCCTTACGGACGGCCAGCACGATGCCGCTGTCGCCATCGCGGACGTTCTTGACGATGTTTCCCTTGACCATCATGTCTCCTTTGTTGACACAGTGAGGATGGCTGCTGGACGCCGGAAGTACACACACCAGAGACTCCCGACGCCCAGCAGCCACCCACTCTGTGAGTGAGTGACTGTTGACTGTTTTAGTAGCTGACCGAGTTGACGGTGATGCCAGCCTTCGGCACGCAGAACGCCCACACGTTGACGGCCATCGGATCGACCGTCGAGTGACCGCCAGCGTTGCCGCCGAACTGGACGATCCAACCGTCAAGACGGTTGTCCTTCGGCGTGTTCGTGTTCCAGTCCATGCGACCGGGGAAGGACGACGACACCGGAGTGTTACGGTTCCAGTCGCCAGTCTGGACAACCTGCACGCCGCCACTGATGGCAACGTAATCCTGCGAGCGGCCCTGATCGGCGGGATCGCACGCGACGGTGGCGATGGCACCCTGATTGGCGTTGCTGTACTTGGCAACGCTGTAGAAGCCACCCATGACACCGGGGTGACCGTTCTTGCCAGCGGGACCGGTGTCACCCTTGACACCCTGCGGACCCTGCGGGCCACGCGCACCGGTCGCGCCAGTGGCACCCTGCGCACCGGGCACACCCGGCTTGCTGAGCAGCTTCTGGACGCCGGGGGAGAGGTCACGCTTGTGGACAGCGCCGTTCTGGATGTTCTTGCCGGTGATCATCTCCGGCACGCCAGCGGCGTTGGCAGCCGGGACAGCGAGAGCGATGGCAGCGGTCGTTGCGATGGCGATGGTACGAATGCGCTTCATGTGATGTGTTCCTTGTGTTGATAGTTTCGGGACGGGTACTGCGTGGGCCTTTTAGTGTCATGCCCAGGACATGTCACTGTTAGTGACTAGAGCGCCTTGACGGTGACGCGGATCTTCTGCGGCTTGCCGAGCGCCGCATCCTGCTCCTGCGAGAGATAGACCGGCGAGGAGCCGTTGTCGCTGATCTCCTCGAAGCGGACACCGCCGCCCGACTGCGGCTCGTGCGGCTTGATCTCGCGGGTCGTGCGGTCGCGCTTGCCGCGCTGCATCGTGATCGTCACGCTGTCCTGCTCGCGCTTGGGGGTGCGCGTGCGGGTGGCAGCGGGCTTCACCGTCGTCGTGTTCTTCTTGACGGTGGACTTGCGGGTACGACGGGTGGCGGTGGTCGCCATGATTGATCCTCCTGTGGATCGGTGAGTGGCAGTCACTATGACTGGCACATACTGTGTACCGACAACCCTTGCGGTCGTCAGCGCGAGCACACACTCGCGAAGCCGCCAGTGTTGGCGGACTTTCGGCTGTTTTCAGCCGTTGTCGGTATTGACAACGATCACCCAGTTGGCATCGGGGTGCATTCCCCAGCGCGCCATGAACAGCGCGGCCGACAGCGTGCCGTCGTCATACTTGTTCATGTCAAGCCCGACCTCCAGTGCCTCGTCAACGGAGTTGACAGTAAGCTCGGGCCAGTCGGACGAATATATGACACTTGTCATATGTGCTCCTTTGCAGGGGTTTTCAGTTGCAGCAGACGGGACCGTGATCAGTCTCGATCACGTCCGGCCACCAGCTAGGCCGCACGCGGATACCGCAGCGCTCGCGCCCGCCGATCTTGCCCGAGGGCATTACCGCGCAGCCGATGATGTCAATTTCGACATCATTCATGTCCGCGAAATGCTCCGCATCGCGCTCGATGACATCGTACATGTCATCATGCACCCTGTAATAGCGGCGAGCGATGAAGCGGCCAGTGGCGAAGTCGGTGAACTCGAACGGGAATGTGTTACGCATAATGACATGCTCCTTTCAGGGTTTGATACTAGCGCCAGCTACTGCGGCGACGCTGATTGTCAGCGAACCACGCCTCGTAATGGCGCTCGGACAGTGACAGCGGCACGACATTCGCGCCCGAGCCGATGGCCGGATCGACCATCAGCGTCTCTGCCGCCATTACTGACAGCGGCGGCTGCTTGGGTGTGCGCTTGCGAGCCGGACGCTTACGCGGCGGCTCAACGGTGACGACAGCGGTCTGGACAGCCGCAATCGCGGCATCGAAGTCGAACATGTCAGCATCCCTCCGGACGCGAGTAGGTGACAAAGCCATCGGCCTGGACGTGAGCGTCAAGCCAACGGCACCCAACGGGGCGCGTGAGAATGGCGTCACCGTTGACGGTATCGTCAGCGATGTGCTGCCAGTCGTCGCCCATAAGGGCGATACGCGCCTTCTGCGCATCGGTGAGCGGATTCATGTCACGGAACGCTTCCCGTAGGGCCATGTCACGCATATTGTTCACCCTTTCCTTGTTTGATCCTACCCTACGCCACGTAGGGGTCGTAGTTGTAGAACGTTCCGACCTCACTGTCAGTGATCGGAGCGCACGCCTCAGCGTCCGCCTCCAGTCGCCGGAGCGTGCGCTCCAGCGCAGCCAGCGCACGGCCGGAGCCAACGCGAGGGTCGGCGGTGCCGGAGAAGACCTCGATCTTCGCACGCTTGGCACCCTGAGCCTGCGACTCTCCGAGCCAGACCTGACGCCCATTGGGCAGGATCGCGGCGATCACCGTGGTGCCGACATTCGTCGGAATGGCAACCGTATCGAGCGTAGTGGTGAGCATTACTGTTTACTCCTTACTGGAAGTGTCTGATCCCCCGTAGGGTCATCAGCGAGGGCACACACCCTCGAACGCCCGTAGGCGTTTCGGCCGTTTTCGGCCGATCAGTCACTACTGTTTCACCCCTATGGGGTGGCCGGAATTGGCTCAGCCGCAGACCGAGCTACGCTGCCCGAAACCGAGCGCACGCATATCGCGAAGCCGGATGGAATCCTCACGCTCACGCTCATCGGCGAGATACTGCTCACGGACCCAGGTGAAGTCCTGCGAAGCGGACGCGACGAGGTTGGAACCGGTGCCCTCGGAGGGATCGAAAATACGCTGCATTTGACTACCTTTCGTGTGGAGAGACAGTGTAAACACTGTCATTGATATGAAATATGACAAGTGGAATATGACGTTTCGCTACCCTTGACATTCCACTCCCTTCCCGGCCTCTCCCGCTTCTTCCTTCTTGCGCGAGAGGTCCGTGTCAGCATTAGTGACACAGTGAAGCGGGGAATCTGCCCCGCAGCGGCGAAAATGTGCGCCCAGGAGCGTTCACTGTGTCAATAATCCTACCACTTCGTGCGCTGCGTACCGCGCGCCTGACGCCTGCGGGCGTGACGGCCGTTGATCGGCTTCTGGTGGAAGACCATCGGCTGCACATCGGCCTCGGCCACGCGGCCTCCAGTGACGCCGACACGAGTCTTGACATTCACTGTGTGACCGTTCTGCTTCGGTGAGGTGCGCAGACCCTTGACAGAAGTCAAGCCGGTGTAGCGCATATCGCCAGCGCCGTAGCCGGAGACGCCAGTGCAAGCGGTGCTGATCGGTGCTTGGGTGATTTCTGACAGCATTTTGACTCCTTTGGAGGGATGGTGGGGTGACAGTCATCTGTGCTGCCACCCCGTAGGGGTTGTTCGGCCTACAGCGAGGCGTAGTAGAGCGAGGCGTCGAGCATGGTGGGGAAGATGCGGCAGAAGTCGCGCATCGTGCGGTAGGGGCGAAGCCCGCTGTCACGGTGAGCGGAGTTGATCCGCTGGAACTGCCCGCTGCTCGGCTTGAGCGTGGCCATCTGCGCATCGCGCTTGGGGTCGCGCATGGTGGGGGCGCTCGTCTGCGCCTTACGCGGGAGCGCGATGGGCGCAATGGTGGTGCCCTCAAGGAGAGCGTTGACTTCTTCGATGGTGGCGATCATGGTGGCGGTCATTTTGACCCTTTCCGACAGCGTAGCTGTCAATGGTGGTGTGTGTTTCGGCCTTCCCGAAGGGCCATCCTCAGGCACTTTGTCAGCAAAGCTGACAGGGGACTGTGCGACACTGCGCAGATCGAGTTTCCAGACCCCGTAGGGGTCAACGAGTTGCTGCGCTTTGTCCGTGAGGCTTCGCTCCCGGTTTCTGCCGGGTTGGCTGCCCTGAATCCGTAGGATCACGACTCCCTACGGGAGGATGCGAATAAGCGCTCCGTCGTGTCGCTTGTCTCCCCTACGGGGAGGGTTGCCATGTGGGCCAGCGTGATCTACCGCCTCGGCGCTATCTGGACGCATCCTCGCATGATTGTTCCGTGCCCTCACGATTATTGGGCACATCCCTACTTCCCGGCGCTGCGATGCCTGCTAGGCGACAACGCACACGACGGTTTTCGACCGCACTGTTCACGCAACCGTAAGCCCCAAAGGGACGGCCCTCACGCACGCCTAGCCGTGAGGAGGGAGATTGCGCACCGATCCGGCTCATGCGAGCGTGTTCTCGGACGGATTTGCACTGGGCACTAGCCCACACATGCCTATGTGGGTGCCCGCTGTGTGTCGGCGTCGTGCGCTGCCCGCTGTGGGCCTTAGGCGCTGCGCTCCGGTTATGTGGGAGCGGCCTGTGTCGGGAGCGGACGGCTCGACCGACGCCCCAAAGATCGGCCGGGTTCCTAAAGAGAATCTAAAGAACCCCTCTCGGAGCGGATCAAAAAGTGCCGTTTTGCAGGGAAGATAAAGTTAGATAAAGATGTCTCAAGACCCCCAAATTGGCCAATAGTCAGGATTGTTGGCATTGGGAAAAACCCGCTATTTGCGGGATTCTCAAAAGGTCGCTATTTGCGGACTTTCTCGCGAGGGCAAAATGTCGCTATTTGCGACATCTCGACAAGGGTGTTTTCACCGTGTTTTTCAACGGTGAAAAGCTGTCGTGAATGCTTACTGTGAAAGCTGAGGTGACATGTGAGGTGACATGTCACTATGACTGTTACTTACCCCCACCCAATTTCCTGTCACTAATGGCGCGACTTACGGTGAAGCGGATGTACGAGAGTCTGCCACCGGCAGAGAATGCTGACCCCTGAGGAGGCTGATTCATCACTCTTGACGTAGGCCCGGAAGCCCGAGTTGCCCTCAGGGTGCCGCTCTGTGCCCTGCCCCTGGCCCATTCCTACCATCCCCACCCAGTGTTTCAACAGTGTTGACACAGATACGCGGCGTAAGTCGAGCGTTCCGCTGCTGATCTCAGTGCGGGAGCGTGGCTCGGGTTGACCCCTACGGGGTACAACCCTGAGATTCCATACTGTTGGTACAGATTTGCTGGGATCAGGCGGGGATGCTAGCCTGTGCGGGACAACCCGACGACCCCAGGAGGTCAGCCCCATGAGGGCGATGTTCTACGAGTACAACGATGTGCGGTCAGATCCGGAGCTTCCGCTGTTTGCGGTCATGGTCGAGAACCAGGCGGCGGGGCTACGGCTGGGACTACAGCGCGAGTCCGAGCGCAAGGGCAGCGAACGCCGGATCGTGATCGAGCCGCTGACCGCCGAGCAGGCGCAGAAGGAACTCGCGGGCGGCACGAAGTTCGTGGAGGTGAAGTAAGCAATGGCTACACGCAGAGTGACCCCGCACGAGTTGGTGGTCGGCTCGGACGGCACGGCCTGGCAGGTGTTCCGGATTCGCCACGACGATGGCGCGTACACGGCGGTCACCGTGATGCAGAGTGCTCCGGCGCAGCGCGGGCCGAAGGCGACTGAGGAACGGCGGGTCGGCTACTCGTCCGCGCTCAACGTCCACACAGTGATGACAGAACCGCTGGTGTGGATCGAGGACTACGCGGAGCGCCACAAGCCGAGGGCGGCGTAGCGAACGACCGGAAAATGCGGAGTGATCGGCTGCTACGGTCATTCCGCTGACCGGTCTGTGCCAGCTATCTGGTTTTCGGGGTAGAGGGCGCTAAGCTGCCCTGCGGCGCGGCCGGTGGCGGACCTCCAGACTCCCATCCGGCCGGTGCCCTACTCGGCCACACTGATGACATGTCTCAGGCGCAAGGATGTGCTGTTGCCGGGTATGCTAGGGTGGCGCTCGCCGTCCCGGTGCTGAGATCCCCTCGACGCCGGGGCGGCGACCTACATAGCACCCGCCGTTCTAGACCCTGCCTTTGGCGAGTGCGCCTAGCCTCCGGCCTCCGCTGTGCTTCTGCTCATACGGGTTGAAGGGACACGCAGCGGGGGCCGGTCCCTATCTTCAGTGTTGACACTAGAAGACTATACGAAGGTCTAGGTCATGGCGGCGGCGATTCTGCTACGGTCGCCTGCGCTGAGCCGGTGGTGGTGGCATGTCGAGAGCGTTCCGGCGAACACGCGACATGACTCTTTACGTATCTGCGTGTCGGGCCGAGACGCGGGTGCGGCACCGGCTCAGCGCCCTAGCAGCCCGTCCAGGCCATTCGTCCAGTCGGGGTTGACACGGCGTTGAGAGCCGGTATAGGGTCGCCCCGGCGCTCGGATAGCGCTCGGGGGCTAGGAAGCCCTCGACCTCAATACCACACAAGGAGGGACGCGCATGCAATTGCGCCTCCGTCTCGCGCTCGGTGTGGGCGCGATCCTGACTCTGGCCCTGCCAGCGTCTGCCCTAGCGGTCCCAGGTGACCGCGCCATCTCGAACCCCGCTCCGGGCGTCTTCCGACTGGACGACGACAACCTTGAGCCGGGGTGCTTCATCCCCGGTCGGCGTGCGCCGGTCGAGATCGACTCGCACCTCGACCTGACGTTCCTGATGGCGGGCGAGATCGCCCGTGAGCTTCACGTCACGAATGACGACAACTCGCCCATCAACGTCGATCAGGTGCTCGTGCCGTCTGTCATCGATGGCTACAAGATCTACAACACGTTCGAGAACACCGGACGCGCTGCGGACATCGGCCCGAACTTCACGGCCGTTGACATGTTCGCGCCGGACTCGAATGGTGTCGATGGTCCTGACGGCATCGATTCCCGCGACGTGATCGTCTGCGTCTCGGATCACGGCACGCCGCAGAACGAGCCGTATGCGCAGGAGGACGACGGACTGGTGTCGGCCAAGAACCGGCCGATCCTGGCTCCGAAGCTGACTGCCCTCGGTGCGTCGGCCGTCGAGCCGCTGAACACCTACAAGGCCGGATTCGGCTACGACACGGAGCGTTGGTACACGCCGCCGAGCTACGACGGCGCGAACACGTTCCCGTTCCACCCGACCGTGACCGATCCGGAGGCGTTCCCGTCTCCGACGTTCGGTGGCGATCTGCCGTTCCTCGTCCGGCTCAAGCCGCGTGCGGATGACTTCCCGTATGACGCGCGTCGAGTCAACGATGTTGACGGTGCCGCTGAGGCGTGGTACGGACCCGATCTCGAAGGTGATGTTGACGGGTTCGGCCAGGATGCCTGGTTCCGTCAGTCCGGCGACGATCACGACTGGATCGCGGGCGATCCGCTGGGCGGCACGCCGCTCCGGCTGATTGCCACGCTCACCCAGGGCGATCTTCCCATCGAGTGGACCCTGCGTCCGTCGCTGGGAGCGCCTGACACGCAGCGCAGCACGGAGTTCACCGACGACGATCTGCGCGCATGGGATGCCGAGTGGCAGGACTACTACGACTGCAAGGGTCCGAAGCCCTCGCTGCCGCTCCTGCCTGGCACCAACTCGCCCGCCTCCGACGACAACACTGACTGCAACCCGCAGTTGTCGATGCCGCCGGTCACGGTCGTCAACCCGACGCCGGTCGTCCGCGTCAACCCGACCCCGGTCGTCGTCAACACGCCTGTCAACTCTTCGAGCACCGGCAAGAAGCACGCCAGCAAGAAGCAGAAGAAGGCGTACCGCAAGTGCGTCAAGAAGGCCAAGGCCAAGCACGGCAAGAAGGCCAAGCGCCGCGCGATGAAGCGCTGCAACCGGATGAAGCACTAGCGACAAGTTCGCAAGCTCGCACAAGCTACAAGCCGACGCGAGCGGCGAGTAGAGGGGAGAGGCCCTGCTTCGGCGGGGCCTTTCCTTTGCCCGCTCAAGCTCGGGGCAGCTTCTGCCGATGCCTGGTAGAATCATCCGGCTGCCGGTGCCTGGTGGCTTCCAGCGCTTGACCCTCCGTCGTTCGCGCCCCAGCATCCAGACACACCGGGTATCGGCAGCGACAACACAGACGACAAGGAGTAAGGGATGCGATCTATGGTGATCGCCGCAGTGGCACTGCTGGCGGTCGGTATCGCCAACATCGATGTTCAGCCGACCGAGACGAAGACTGTCAAGGTTCCTGTCACGAAGACCGTGACCAAGACGAAGGTCAGGACCGTTTACAAGGAGCGGCCAGTCGGCAGTGGCGTGATGACGCGCGCCGATTGCAAGAGCCTTGCGCATACGCGCGAGGACTTCCGCGTCATCGTCAACCGCTATGGCTGGCCGACCGGGCAGAACGGTGAGGACTCCGGCTCAGACACGCTCTGGTACAAGCTCACTGACGCCAGTGGCGACGAGTGCGAGCTTGACTTCTGGCAGGGCAAGCTCGATGACGTGCAGATCGAGGAAGATTGGTTGTAATGACAAGAGCAATGAAGACCCGGCTGATCTTTGCATCACTGTTGGCGGTAGGCGCTGCGGTGGTGGCATATCTGCTTGGCTACAGCGACGGCTTCGACTCAGGAAGGACGGAGTTCTGATGGCGATTGATCTCGTTCTGGCTGCGCGCTTGCTGGAGCAGCGGCGCGAGGCCAACGTTGGCAAGCAGCTTGACAATGCGAGCTTGCCTGCTGGCTCCAGCATGTACTACTACTGCCACGGCTGCGGTGTCCAGACGGATGTCAAGCCGGAGGGCTGGTGGCAAGATCCGCCGCCGCCACGGCACTGTGAGGACTGCAAGGTGCTGATCGAGGCCGGTCTGCTCGATTCCGGCGAAACCTACGACACCTGGCTGCGCGAGCACGATCACAAACCGGTGCCGCGATGATGTCCATTATGCCAGCACACTTGAAAGAAATCTCTCCTCCGGCTGGCATGTCGAACTTCGACAACGAGATCGATGAGGGTGTCGAGGAGGCGTTGAAGGCTGGTGATTGGTATTGTCACCATGCTGCGTGGGATTTCAACGGCCTCGTCTGGTACGACGCCGAGTTGGGCATGTTCATCGAGGAGATCTGGCGCTACAAGACGCAGGTCGGCACCTATCAAGCGCCGACGCTGCGAGAACTGATGGATCTGACAAACGACGACTGGGGATGGTCATGAACGACAACACTGCTGAACACGATGTGCTGAAGGGCTACGCCAAGGGCCAGGGCTTCACGGTGCGCGGATTCCGTGACGACGAGGAGAACGGCCTCACCGCTGAGCTTGGCCGCTTCCGTGTCATCGAGGACGACGAGGACCATGGCCTGTACGCAGACGACGAGGGTGTGCTGGAGGCGTGCATCGTCGGCTCGGTCGAGTACCGCAATCAGCGCGTCTCGCTGTCGTTCATCCCGGACGGCTACGACGGTGGCAACGAGGTGTATGACCCCAGCGTTCTGGAGGAACTATGACAACACAGTTGAAGAACGTTGTGCGTCAGAACCCTGACTGGCTGACGCTAATCGGCGCGCTGGCGATGGTGCTCGGGGTCGCGGTGATAGCGTTGCTGGCCGATGCCGTCCCTGTGCTGGCGCTGGCAGTTGCCCTGGTGCCCCTCTGCGGGGGCGCATGGGCGCTCGGAGCAGCCTCTGCCATCCCGCAGCGGCGTGCGGAAAGGGCCGCAAAGACCGCGCAGATCGAGCGCGAGCTTGAGATCGGATGATCCCAACGTGTAAGGTGCCTGCGAGAGACAGCGAGAGGGAGTCTGGAAGGTGGCGAGGATGAGCGAGCCGGAGAGCCGGAAGTGTCCGGCATGCGACTTCGTGGCCGCGAATGTGGCTGAAGAGGTCGCCCACATGGAGGCCAACCACCGCGATCTGGTCGAGGAACGCTTGCGTCAGGCAGGAATCTCCTTCGTGGACTACCGTACTGGTCCTGATCTGCCATCAATCATGACGCTAGCTGAGTTCCGGCAGATGATGGTGTTCATCGAGCACTACGCCGCCAAGTTCCCCGGCGAGGACATCGAGATCGGCGTCCTTGTCAGGGACCGTGGCCGTCCTGCTCCGGAAGCGCTCTACCCTCCGCTGATGGCACCGTGGATCGAGTTCTCGGTTGGCAAGCGCGCGTTCGCCATGTGGCGGGCGACGATGGATCTCTACGAGGTCGATCCGGTGACCGGCGCAGTTCATGACGAGCCGCTTCATAAGTCATGAATGACGACGAAAAGACGGAGGCCGAGAGACTCGATCCGCGTGAGTTCGTGGATCAGGACGATCCGCGCTACAACGGCTTCCGCATCCGCGAGTGGTGGATGGCGACGGCTGTCGATCCCGCCGACAATACAGAGGGTCCGCTATTTGTGTCAGGACTGATGGCGCAGATGTTCAACCTGATGCCTGGTCCGGCGATGGCGGCTGACGAGCGGCGACTGCACAATCTGCGTGACTTCGCTGCCTGGTCGGCCGCGCAGTATGGCACCACTATTTGCATCCGGCACTTCAAGCCGGAAGGCGACCCGGAGATCATCATTCCCCAGTCAGGAGGAATCGGAAGTGACTGAGCGGTACGGGCTGTACGGCGTCATCCCTGTCGAGCGGGACGCCAACCCCACACCGATGACGCTGGCAGAGCAGAACATCGGTGACACTGGCGATACCTTGCTGTACGAGACGAGCGATCCCGGCGAGGCGCGGGCGATCTACGAGGCCGGGGGCTTCGAGCGCAACGGTGTCTGGCATGCTGTCACTCGCGTCGAGGATCGCCAGAAGCGCTCCGGCACGCAGCGCACCAGTGTCCCTTCCAAGCGTGACTACCGGTCATGACCGATCTAGACGCCATCTATAGCGACATCCAACGCTTCATCGAGGCCAACTACGCCAGCCAGATCACGCTCTCTGACTTCGCCCACGCGCGCCAGATCCCCAAGAGCGACGTGCAGGCGGCGCTCAGCTACCAGGCGACCAACTGGGTGCGGATGCTGCTCAACGAGCGCATGAAGCACGCGAGGGAGCTTCTGGCGTTCTCCGGCGAGACGGTCGAGGTGATCGCTTCGCGCGTTGGTTATGAGCCTTCGCAGTTTGCTCGCACGTTCAAAGCCGAGGAGGGAAAGGACCCGGAGGAGTTTCGCCAGTGGATACAGAACCAGCAATTGCAGGAAACCTCACCCCCAAACGAGTCGCCATCTTCTTGACAGGTGTCGAGACTGCTGACGATGATCTGGCCGAGGTGGTCAATTCGGTGGTCGAGGATGCCGAGAGTCGAGGGCTGTTCTTCGAGTGGGCAGCCATTGGTGAGATGGACATGAATGATGTCGTGCCCAACTCGCCGCTGCATCATGCACTGATCGGGCGTCCACCTGATCGCTGATGCCTGCTGTCATCGACAGGCTCTCCCCGCGCCAGGGCAAAGTGCTGCGCTACCTCTGCTCGACGCGGCAACAGCCGGTGACTCCGGATCGCACCATTCGCACGATTGAGTGGAGCGATCTGCCAAAGACCATCCTCCAGGCACGGAAGGCGCTGGAGGTTCTACGACGCTTCAAGCTCGTGGAGAAAGTTGGCAAGAATGCTTACTCGCCCACTGATGCGGGGCGCGAGATGATTGTAGTGGCGGACAGGGAGAACAGGTGGCAGGAGGCTCCCCCGCCGAAGGTGACCAACAAAGTCGCGAGACACAGGAGTAGTTACTGATGGCATGCACTCTGCTCATTCGTGGTGGCGAGATCGAACTCCACGAGTCGGAGAACTTCAACAAGCTCCGGCACCGGCTGAACAAGGCCCGCAAGCTGAGCGAGGACTACAAGAACGGCACCATCGACGGCAGCACCAACGGCCAGAAGTTCGACCCGTTCCACGTCCTGACCTTCCGCACCGCCGACGACGGCCGGATCGCGGTGGACATCGAGAACGCCATCGGCGTCTTGTCAGACGAGCCGCGCGACGGTGCAGACGAAGACGACGACGAGTAGACTCCCTGGTGGGTGAGCGTCTTCCCGCCGTGGCGCTCACCCACTTCTTCTAAGGAGACATCATGATTGTCGTCGTTGACAGAAAGCAGTTCACGCTGGAGGTCTGGAATCCCGGTCCTGGCGCTGAGCGCGCCAAGCGTGTTCACCACTGCCGGGTCGCGGTCGGCATGGAGGGGTTCGCCACGCCAAAGGGCGTCTATGAGACAGGGCCGCGCTCACGCACGCCTGACTGGCGTGCTCCGGCGTGGGTCGATCCGCCGATGGTGCCGGGGCAGATCTACCACTTCGGCTCACCGGCCAATCCGTACCAGGCGGGCCTCATCTCCCTGCACGGCCAGAGCCGTTCTGGCGTGCCACGTGAGGGCTACGCGATCCATGGCACCAAGAACGAGGCGTCGATCCCTGGTCGTGCCTCGCACGGCTGCATTCGAGTCAAGAGCAATGACTTGCTGTGGCTGTACGAACATCTGGAAGACAACACAATTGTTGTAATCGTCTGAGAGGCGTGTAAACACTGTGGCCGACAACAAGTACGGGGAGATCTACACCGAGGACGAGGTGGTCGAAGTCGTCCAACTGGCTGTCGATGGTGTCCTTGAACTTCTTGACAAGGGCATTGACAAGAACACCATCAAGCTGAGCTTCAGCGATGGCGATATCCGCGAGGCGGCGCGCACAGAGGTTGACCGGCACTGGCTCCCCGGAGAACCGCTGTTCATCCTTCGTGGCCAGGACCGCAGGGCGCTCGGAGCCGTCCGCTGGTATCGCGATCACCAGTGGCCCAACGCTGAGCGCGAGCACCTTGAGCGCATCGATGACGCGGTGGCGGCGTTCGAGGCGTATCGCAAGCTTGGCGCGATGAAGGAGCCGGATTAGTCAGTGTTGATCCGCTATGTTGTCATAGCGTTGATCGTCATTGCCTGGTTCAATCTGTGGTTCTGGCTAGCACACTGGACGAGCTAAGGAGTCAATATGGATGAGGAAATCCCCGAGGGGTTCGATCCGCGTCAGTTCTTCGAGACGTTGCGCAAGAGCGCTTCCGTCAAGATGGGCGCTGTCGTGTTCGGAGAGGCGCAGATGGCGTACTACGAAGTCCTCAAGCAGCACATGGAGGAGGAGCACGCCTGGAACATGCTCGCGCACACCACGGAGTCCATCATCAAGGGCATCGCTGGCGCGGCTGGGCCAGTTGTGTCAGCACTCATGCAGGCGTCGTTCCTGTGGGAGATGCTGGGCGCGGAGGTCCAGAGCGAGAAGGGCGAGAAAGAAGTGCCTGGTAGCCAGTCATGACGATCATTGGCGATCCGGTGCTGGACGAAATGGCAAAGGAGCTTCACGACGTGCTCGTGCAGCGCGGCCTCGACCCGCGCAATCCGCCGCAAGGCAACGATATGCCGGTGGACACGTTCTACGCTGAGTACAAGCGCCGTGGCGGCAATGTTTACACCGACGCTCGTGGAGCGGCAGTCTCACTGATCGAGAGGGTGAAGGAACGTGCCGGAGCAGCTTGACCGCGAGAACTTCTACCCTGTCTTCAAGATGCTTGTCGCCAGGACGCGGGTTCTGGCCACCGTCTGTGACAACGCCGCCGAGGTGCTGTCCGAGGAGTTCCAAGACATGGTGACCGGCCCGCTGGCGGCGGTGCAGGATGTGCTCAAGCAGTGCCCTCAAGCCGCGATGTGGGACGGCAGCTTCGAGGAAGACGACATCATTGTTGAAATCTTCCGCCACGAGGCGCAGCGCCCCGGCCCTCCGGTGTCAGTGAAGATCACTCACGTGCCGACCGACATGTCTGTTGAGTCCTACTCCAAGCAGACGGCGGTCGAGAACGAACTGGCGGTGCGGAGGGCGCTGGCTGAACGTGTCAGGAATGAGTGGGAACGCCGTCAGTCGGCTCAGGAAGGGGGCGGCAAGGGGTCTAGACGCCGCCGTAGCCTGCCGACGCGCAATTGACAGTTCTCCTTCGCTACACTTCCTCCAGTCCTCTCGCGTCTCCATCCCTTGGCGCGGTCGAGGAGCGCCTCCTGTCGTCGGAGGTGTTGTCAACACTAGAGCCTCCGGCTAGCCACCGGGGGCTTTGGTGTTTCTGAGGCTGTTATGATCCCCTTTGTGCAGACGCCGCCGACGAACTGTCCGATGTGCGAGGCAGTAGGGCCGTTTCGCCCCAGGCACCGGCCGATATCTGATGACAAGATTGAGGTCTACATCCGTTGCACGACATGCAACTGGACGCTGATTTTGCGCGTGAGCACACTGGAGATCGAGCGCCTGATTCGCAAGCGAGCGCACTGGGAGGCATACGGGAGGGCCACTCGCGTCAGACATGGCGTTGCAAGCTCACTCGCGGTGGCGCAGTTGAATAAGCTCAACAATCGCCTACAGGAGTTGCAGAATGAGATCGCGTGATCTCACCCCGATGCAGCTAGAGATAGTCATGCATCTTGCCAACGGAATGCGAATGCGCGAGATCGCTACTGCTGTCCATCGCTCACGCAGCCTTGTCTACCAGCAGTGCGACAGCGCCAGGGTCAAGGTCGGAGCCAAGACGCTGCCACAGCTTGTGTCAATCGTAATTGCCTCGGGTCAGCTTGAGTGGTCGGACGAGAAGCGCCGTGTCAATGGTGCTAGGCCCGCTGACAACGGATAGGCTTGATGGAAAGCCATCTGTCACTCATGCTTCCGTTTCCACTGCTGGTGACTCCGCGTAGGTCCCAGTTGACACCAGCAGTGGTGCCGAGGATTCCTGGCAATTTGACGTGGGTAGTGGTGAGCGTTTGAGTGGCGACTCTGCCCTTGTAAAAGCTGTAGCTGCCGTTTTGGTAGAGCCGCAAGTCTGCTGTCTGGCCGGACGTAGCAACTGACATCAGTGCTCCGAACTCAACGTCGAAGTACCCTCGCAGCGGGTTGAACGTCACCGCTTGCGCGCCACTGACTGAAGCTGTCAACGAAGTTGTTGTTTGGTCTACGACGCCGATGGGCGGGCCACCGAGGAACTGCCACCCGTAGCCATCGAGATCGTGCAAGGTGCGGTCGAATCGGAAGTGCCAGAGCGTTTCCGAGTCCGCTTGGAAGTAGCACTCGTATCCGGTGGGCAGATTGCTAGTGGAAGGAAGAATAGTGACAACTGGCAGGTTGCCGATCCCGAGAGCCATCAAGTCCCACTGGTCGTACTGGTCAGGGACGGGCTTTTGGTTGGGGTCAGCAGTGTTGGGAGCGCCCTTGGCGATGTAGCTGGAGCCATTCTGCTCCACGGCGTCGAGCGTCACATACTGAGTGTTGTCTTGAACCGGGCCGCGCCAGTTGAGGCTCCGGCCGCTCACTCCCTGTGGGCCTTCTTCGCCCTCTGGCCCCTGCTGTCCCTGAGCGCCGGTATCACCTTTGTCACCCTTTGGGCCATCAGCGCCTTGCGGTCCCTGCGGTCCTGGCGCTCCATCTGCGCCTGGCGGACCTTCCGGCCCGACTCCCATCGTCCACTCAGAGCCGGTCCAGACGTGCATGTGCTCGTCAAGTGTATTGAAGTACGTCTCACCCGGCTGTGGGTTGGCCGGGGCTTCTTCTAGGCGGGTGACTCTCAGGCGTCCAGTGAACTCAGGCATAGCCAGCTATGTTGATTCGTTTGGAGTTGGCGGGGGCGGATGCGGCGAGCATGATGCTGACATCACCATTGGCGGCGATAACGATGCCGGGAATCTCGTAGACGCCGGTCGCGTCGTCCAAGACCATGACGTTCAACGCGCGACCGGACTTGAGGCGGTGCTGGGTCTGCGGAATTGAGATCACCGTTCCGGCTGCGTGAGTGGCGGTCGAGTAGAACCCCGCCTTTGGGACACTACTGTTTACTTGAACCCAGTTGACGTTCGTGGAACCGAGCGAGCCGCCTTTGTTGCCGGTGTGCAGCCAGCACGTGTCAGACCAGACCGCGCCCTCCTCGACCCACACCTGAGCACCTTGCAGCCAGACCCACACCGTGGCGTCGGGGGCGCGCACCCACGCACTGCTCCTGACCTCGTAGATGCCGTTCTCCTTGGGATCGGTCTGCGCGATCACGAGCACGCGGTCGCCGCTCGTCAGCGAAACACCGTCAATAGTCGCGAAGCCTGAGAGCGAGACGTTGCCAGTTGTTGCCACTCGGCATGGCTTCTTGTAGCAGAGGCCGTGAGCCGTGAGATCGACGTAAGCCTTGTTGGCACCGTCACTGTCGGATATGGGATCTCCGACGTTGATGAGGTTGTTGCTCTTGGCGTTGAGTCCGTTTACCTGAAAGTAGCTTCCTGACGACTTGACAACAGTCGGGTTCGGGTAGTTACCGCCGAGATCGCCGCCTGCCGGTCCTGTCAGGAGGCCGGGATCTCCCTGCGGACCTTGAGGGCCAGCCGGTCCTTGCGCTCCTGCATCACCATTGTCACCTTTTGGCCCTATTGGCCCTGCCGGTCCTGCTGGTCCCGGTACTCCAGGCTGTCCTTCTGGTCCTGCTGGGCCGAGATTCCCTGCGGCGATGATTGGAATGACAGGACTAGCTACTTCTGCGCTGACATCCGGGCTGGGGAGGACATCAACGTTGATGCTCGGTGGAACGTCAACACTAACGGTAACGATGTTAGAGCCTGGTGACATCGAGACTCGATTCCACGGCTCCTTGCACCAGTGTTACCGGCGAGCGGCCGGAATCCGGCGTCCATTGCACGTCCCACACCCCTGTGTACTTCTCGATGGGGTTGGGAGTGCCGTGGAGAGCGGCGGTCTGCTCTCCAGTCAGTGAGATAATGACGCGCCCGTTGTCAGCGTCGGACATATCGACGGCGAAATCCGCAGTTGCAGCAGGGTTGACACGTGAGGTGCGGATCTGAGCCGCCACTTCGCCCGTCAGCGGGAAGGGAGCGACGGAACCATTACTGACATTGATCTCTAGCTCGACACCATCACCGCCGTACAGCTTGAGATCAACTGATTCCGGGATCAGCGAAATGGTCTTGGAAGCCATATCGCCTGCGAATCCTACCAGGGAAAGCGCGCCCCGGCCGCATTATGGGCAGTGAACCAGCAGCCGGGGCGCAGAGGCCATTCTAGAGCAGACTCAGATCAGCAGTTAGGCCAAGCGTCATACTTGACATTTGCTGCGATCTGATCCTGCACCCACTCCGGCGCGTTGCCATAGGCACCGGGTGATCCTCCATGGGCGACCCACGTCCCGTAGTCGAACTGGTATTTCCCCCAGTACGTTCCAGACGGGTCTACGACCTGGGGGTTTCCGCCGCTCTCGCACGCCGGATTGACCATCGGATTCGATGACCCTCCGTTGGCAACAGTACGATCACTTCTCACACCCGCTGGCGGCTGGCGCGGTGGCACAGCCTGCGAGTGCGAATAGGGCGGCGACTTCAGCAACTTGACAAGCTGCTTGTTACTGCGGCGTATCTCACTGCACACTGCATGGAACGTCACGCCTTTGAAGCGCACCCCGTACTTGCGGATGTTGCGCCCCGGCGCGCGAGTGCCAAGCCTCTTGGCGACCTGGCGGTAGTGCTTGCTGTAGGACCGCTCCAGCTTGCGCTTGCAGTCGGACATGTCGGCGCTGGCCATCTCCGGCACCAGCAGCCCTGCTGCCAAGCTGGCAACAGTCACAACAAGTAGACGACGCATAACGGCTCCCTTAGCCGCCTCTCCCGCGCTTCTCTTGCTTCCTCAGCGCGCGGGCCGTGGCTAGGGGATCACCTCCCTTCGACGGGCCGAAGCCCCTTCAGTCCCTGCCGACCAGGCCGGTCAGCGGTCTGCCCGCGAGGGGCAGCCAGGTAACGACCGCTGGAATGGCCCGATTAGCAGGGACTTTCAGGACGACAGCGGTGGTTGAAGGGATGATCCTATCAACCGGTGCTGCGGTCGGCCACGATCCGGCGCAGATCGGCCGGAGTCAGGCCCGACGCATCCGACACTTCGTCAACGGTGCAGCCAAGAAGCGTGATCGCCTCGTAGCAGGCCCGCTCAAGGTTCTGGCGGGCCTCCAGCCCCCGAAGCTCCGCGCGGATGAGCGCGTTGCTCTGCGAGCGAACGACGATGAGAGTGTCATCAGTAAGCATGGCGAGATTCAGTGTACGTGATCGCAGCATCGTTGTCTATAGGCGCGTATCCATTCGTTCTCAGCTTCTAAACCTAAAGCTGCCAAGTGTGTGAAAAGAATCACTGAATCGGCCGCTCATCTGACCGTAGCGCTGGTAGGTTCGCGCGGTGGTCGTGATCGCTCCTGGCTCGGAAGCAGCGCCGCTCCCTTCACTGGTCGAGGGGAACAAGCTTCGCTGTCCACAGTGTGAACAGCTTGGGGATCTGTTCCGCGACTTCCGGGTGCTGGAGCGCAACGACAAGTACGCCCATGAACTCAACATGGTTTACAAGCACAAGGCTTGCGGCCATGTCTTCTCCCCCGGCGACCCGCAGATCATCGCTGCCTACCTGGCTGGCGATCTGGTTCCGCGAGCGCTGCTCGATGAAGCCAAGCGACAACTGAGGGAAGGAGGTGCAAGAGCAGCATGAAGGAGACGCAGGTTCTGGAACTCTTCTTCGACAGCAATGGAGAGGTTGTTGAAGACAAGAGCAGTGGCAAGTCGGTGATCTGGAAGGACATCCTGCGCGAAGGCGAGTTCCCGGTGACGCCGGGTCGCAAGCGCAAGGTGCCGTTCCGTGTCGTTCCTACCGGCCCGTCAGCAGTGACGAAGGATCTGATCACGATCTCGATGTCCGAACTCATGTCGTCCTACGACGGGAAGGCATTCGAGTCGGTCACGATCCCGCTGCGCCATCCCAAGCCGGGTGACGAGGACGACGTTCTCAACAACACCGGCTTCGTGGACGGCCTGCGAGTCGTCAAGAAGAACGACAAGCACTACCTGCAAGCAGGACTCGGCTTCACCGAGCCGGATGTCGGCGGCAAGGTGCGTCGTGGCACGATCCCCAACGTCTCATCGGGGATCTTCTTCAACTACCACAACAAGGCCCAGGACAAGACGTTCCCGACCGCGCTCAACCACGTCTGCCTGACCAAGCACCCGATCATGGACGATCTGGAGCCGTTCCAGAAGGTGTACGCATCGGACGACGCCATTGATGACGGAGAGTTCGAGATCACGGTCATCGAGCTAGCCGACGACGAGGGTGACGACAACAATGATGCGAAGATCGTCTGGAACGAGCAGATGTCAACCAAGTGGGTCGTCACCGAGATCCGGAACCAGCTTCAGCCGGAGCAGCCGGAGGCCGAGGGCGTACCCGCAATGCCGCGACCCTACTACGAGGTGCTGGATATCAGCCGGGAGGACACGGCGCTCGTAGAGGAGTGGTTCAAGGGCGAGCGCAAGCGCTGGGTCATTCCCTTCGACATCGGTGACAACAAGGTCACCATCTCCCCGGCCACGCGCTGGGTCGAGGTCCGTGAGGCGATGATCGCCGCGTCGGACGACTTCGAGGACAAGACGTACTCGGTTCTGCTCGGCAGGCTGACCGGCGAGCTTTCGGACATGCTCGGTGATGTCGGCAAGGAGTACGCCGTGGAGAACGTCAGTACTGACGGCAGGTTCTCCGTCAAGAACATCACGACCGGGGCGACCTTCATGGCGTCCTACGTCGAGGTGCCGGACGGGATCATGCTGTCTGGAACGTCGGATTGGGAGAGCCTAACGGCCCCCGAGCCGCCGAAGCCGCAACCGAAGTCCGAGGAGAAGGTCGTGCCGCTGTATGACACGAGCACTCCTGAGGGCCGTGTTGCTGCTGCCCGTCAACAGCGGCGACAGATGTTGTCGCGTTAGCCACAGAGAAGGAGGTGTAAACCGTGGGGTTTGTTGAGGAGATCGAGAAGCTGGAACTCAGCGATGACCAGAAGGCCATCCTTCTGCGCGAGCACACCACCGAACTCGATCCGCTCAAGTCCGAGAGGGACACTCTCAAGGCGACGAGCCGCATGTCAGAGGTTGACGGTGAAGTCGAGACTCTCAAGGGTCTTGGCTTCTCGGAGGCTCCTGGCCTGCTGAAGTTCTATCGCCGTGCGCTGCTGTCGCCGGACGCCGAGGAGCCGGGAGCGGTGTTGCTGTCTGACACCGAACTGGGCCTCTCCGGTGAGAAGGCAACAGGCGCGACAGGTCGAGAGGAGATGTCCGTCGCCGGAGCGCTGCGCAAGTTCGTGGAACTGCTGCCGCGCAACAACGAGGGCAAGCTCGAACTCTCGGACATGCGAATCACCGACGATCATGGCCGTCCCGAGGACGGTGGGTCGGAGGAGGGCGAGACGAGCGATGACCATCGCGCGAATCTCGCCAAGATCACCGGGCGCGAGGTCAAGCGCACTCGTTCCCGCTACAACCGGCACGGCGTTGTCTCCGGGGGAGGTGAGGAGTAGTGGCGTGGAACATCCGCACGTCCAAGCAGATCGGCGCAGATCTGGAGATCCTCGTCAACCAAGTCAACGTTGATGTCGCCGCGTCGGTCGTTCTCGACGCCACTGCTGTCGCCCCTGATGGGACGACCGGCGAGCGCACGCTCGTCGCGGGCACGCCGCTCAAGAAGGATGCGGCGTCCAAGCAGTACAAGCGCTGGGTCACTGGAGACACTGACCCGATCCGTGGCATCCTGGCGCACACCGTCCGCTTCCCGGACGGGACGGCGCAGTCGGATGCTCCGGCAGCGATGTGGCACCACGGCCAGTGGTTCCGCGCCGACCGCATCGTCGGCTGGGCCACCGACCAGGCAGCCATCCGCGCCGCTCTGCCCACCTGCAAGTTCACGTAGGGAGGAGGTGAAGACAGTTGGCAGTCATTGACGACATCATGGATCAGGCCGCGCTAACCGACAGCATTGTTGGCCCGGTCGAGACTGAGATGGAGACGGAGCCGTTCCGAGGCGAGCAGATCGCGCCGATGCAGGACACGGATTCGCAGTACGTCTCAATGCGAGTCGAAGATCTCCATGCGTTCGGCATTGGCCAGTTCCGTGCCCCTGAGGCGAGCATCCCGCTCATGGACATCACTGGTCGTGAGGAGCGCGAGGAGGTCATCGAGCTTGCCTATCTGGACGAGGCGCACCGCATCTCGCCGCGTCGGTGGGAGATCCTCACCCAAGGTGGTGACACTCTTGCCGCTCGCGAGGCACGGCGTCTGGTCGAGATCGGTCAGATCCTCGAACGCCGCAACGAACGCCTGACCGAGTGGATGCGCTGGGGTGCATTCTCAGGACAGGTGACCATCGAGTACCAGCAGCGGGACACCGCCCTGGTGATCGACTACCCGCTGCCGTCCGGCCACAAGCCTGCGGCGGCGATCCCCTGGACGGACACGACCAACAGCGATCCCGTCAACGACCTGAAGACCTGGCTGAAGACTGTCAGCAATGATGCTGGCAGCCCCGGCAAGTTCGTTCATCTCAGCGACGACGACGCCGAACTGATCGTGACCAACCAGAAGCTCCGCAACTACTTCAACGTGGATGTGGGGCAGCCGTTCATGCCCACGCTGGCCGACGTGCTCAAGCTCCTCCCCGCTGGGGTCGAGTTCGTGCCGGTCAACGAGGCGTACCGCGAGGAGTCGGTCGGCGGCAGCAAGCGCCCGGAGGACCACACGCGCTACCTGCCAATCGGCAACCTCCTCATCACCACCAGCTACAGCATCGCTGGGTTCGGTGGCATCGCGGAGACGCTGAACGGCCCGGTCGAGATCAAGACCGGCCCGGACTCGACATCATTCCTGCCGGGTCCGCAGTCCGAGATCATCCTCAAGGGCGAGGGTGTCTACACACGCCTGCTGCGCCAGGGAAGCCGTCGCATCGTGCGGCTGAAGCGGCCGGAGGCGTTCCTCTACGGCGACGTGCGCTAGAAGGGAGGTGACAACATGGGTTACAAGGTTCTCGTTGACGAGGTGACCGTTCACGTCACGATCAACAAGCTGCCCCAGCCGGACGGCTCGGTGATCTACCAGAACGGCCTCGGCCAGACGTACTACCGCGATGAGGTCGTCCCTGACGACAAGATCGCGGAGGACTGGAAGGAAGCGCTGGATTCGGGCGAAGGCCCGTTGGCCGAAGCGCTCAGCAAGAAGCTGGAGAAGTCCGATGACACCGGTGGTGACACCGGCAAGCGTCTCGGCGCTCCGTTCGCGGGCTACGAAGACATGGAAGAGGATGACATCCTCGCTGCCATGAAGGCGTTGCCCTCGGCCGCGATCCAGCGGATCAAGGAGTTCGAGGAGCAGCAGGACGAACCGCGCGAGCGGATCACCAGCTACAACGTCGGCTACGGGGAGTCCGCAGTGGATCGTCAGGCAGGACTGGTGTCATCTGACGTTCAGGACTCCGATCCGGACAAGGCGTCGGCCCGAATCAGCACCCGCGAGGTGCCGGAGGAAGGGCCGGTCGTGCCCGGTGAGGGGATCACTGGGACGGGTGACCCGCAGGTTCCCTACGGCTCGCGTGCCGACGAGGAGAAGGGCGACATCAAGGGCAGCGGCAGCCCGCGCCGCCGTGGCCGTCGCGACCGGCAGCCCAAGCCCCAGGAGGGCGGGGCCGCTCCGTCTCTGGACAAGGCCAACGAGTAAGCAGTACTGACGAAAGGAGGGATTCTCATGGCGTTGACAGATCCGATTGCTCTCGCGGCGAGGGACGAGCTTCCCGAGACGTGGGACAAGCTGTTGGAGACGCCGACGTTCGGTGAGGAAGCCCTCCAACGTCGCCTCGATGTCCTGCTGTACCGAGCGTTCGGCACTGTCGAGATTGAGCAGGATGATCTTGATCCTGTTCTTGTCAGTTATCTTGGCAAGCGCCTGGCGCTCGACCTGATCATCCCCGGCATCGACTACTGGTCGAAGCAGGTGCTCTCGCTCACAGCAGGCGAGCGGGAGACGAAGGCATACAAGGATCGCGCGGAGGACTTGAAGGAACTCCGCAAGATGCTGCTGAACGACACAGCGCAGATGGCGGTGGAAGTTGGAGCAGTGCTACCTCAGATCCCACGCCCGCAAGGCAACTTCAGCCGCGTGCTGGAATCGGGATTCTCGACAGCACACGTGACATCTGACCCGCTGACGTTCCCGCCGCTGTATGGCCCGCCCGAGGAGACGACGACAGGATGAGTCCGTACCTGTCTGAAGAACTCGTCG